GAAATGGTATTAAGTAGTCAACAGACATCTACTATGTCATTAAAAAATATAAAATTAAATGAAGGAGGAAGTAGTATGGCAGCAATTTACGTAGGATTAATAGAGAGAGGTTTAAAAACAATTGACCAAGTACCTGTAAAATATCGAGAAGAAGTAAGAAAAATGTGTGAAGTACTAGAGATTTCATTATCATAGAACTGTAAGAGTTCTTTTTTTTATGTTCAAAATAGAGAGTTACTAACGTAGCTCTCTAAATAAAAAAGAAGGTGATAAATTGTTAAATGAAGATGTAGTAAAAAAATTAAAAAATGTACCTAATAACACTAATACAGAAATAGAAAAAGTTAATACAAATATAGAAACTGCTAAAACAGAGTTGAATACTAAGATTGACCAACTTATCGCAGGTGGTTCAAATGTGGCATCTACTCAAACAATAACAATTGATGATTGGGTGGATGATACAGAAAATGGATTTAAAGCAACTGTAACACATGGTTTGTTAACACAGAGAATAGTTGTAAATATTATAGATGCTACTACAAAAGAAAATGTAGTTACAAATTTTAAAATTATAGATGATAATTCTATAGAAATTAGAAGTGAAACAAGGTCAGAATTAAACGTTTATGTGATAAATGGAAATGCAGAAACTCATTTTATAAATGCAACTGTAGATGATAACAGAGTGTCTGAAATGACTACTTATTCATCTAAGAAAATCGAAGATAGATTGGTTAATATAGAAGAAAAATTGAGTGGGAGTTTATCTAATATTGCAACAAGTGTAAATGAGTTGATAACTTATTGTTAGAGAGGAGAGTGATAAAATGCAAACAGAATGGAATTTTAATTATAGTGCAGGTAATCAAGCTGTTATATTAAAACCTGGTAAGTATAAATTGGAGTGTTGGGGTGCTAGTGGAGGTGCATATTGTGCCGACACTTGGAGTGAGTGTGCAAAAGGTGGTTATGCTAAAGGAGAAATTACGCTAAAAGAGGAAGCTGATTTGTTGGTTTGTGTTGGTCAATCGGGCTTTGAAAAAGTTCCTCGTGATTCATCTTTTACTAGAAGTGGTTATAATGGTGGTGGAAAAGGTAATGGAATTGGTAATAGTGCATTTAAATGGTCATCTTTTGGTGGTGGAGCCACAGATATAAGACTTCCTCATGGTAGTACATCATGGATGGATTCAAAAGGTTTGTTGTCACGCATACTTGTAGCTGGTGGTGGTGGAGCTACTAAAGCTGATGTTTCTAATGCAAGTCAAAGAAGTTATTTAGGTGGTAATGGTGGTGGAATTATAGGTGGTAGAGGTTTTAGTAATGATGGTAATTTTTCAAGTGGTGGTACACAATACGAAGGTGGCGTATGTGGAAATTTAATGCATAGTGGCTCATTTGGTAAAGGCGGTGGCGATAATGATGTAGGTGGTGGTGGTGGTTGGTATGGTGGTGCAGGTGAAACTATGTATGGTGCAGGAGGTGGAAGTGGTTATGCACTGACTAAAGAGAGTTACAAACCACAAGGATATATACCTACTTCGAAATATTGGTTACAAAATGTTGTTATGACAACAGGTGGTAATACTACAAAAGCAGATGGCTACGCTAAGATAACATTATTACAAGCATTACCTTTTTTAACCGTATCCTCTTATAACTCCACACAAGCTACATTCAAAGTTGACCACACAGACCCTACATTACTTACAAAAATAGAATACTTTATAGATGATGTATTAAAAGAAACTATAACAACAGATTTAACAGAAGAGAAAACAATTAACTATACATTAGAAGATAATGCACTACACACGCTTAAAATAGTTGTTACAGACAGTAATAATGCTACAGCAGAAAAAGTATTAAGTATAAGTAAGAATATAATGCCATTGTCCGAAAATGTAAATTTGCAAGACATATCTTCTAAACTAATTGAAATTAATACAGGATTTAAAACTGGTAAAACAAGTATTATAAACACTTTAGCATTAAAGAATATAGAAGCAAGTTTAAATAATACGCTAGTAGAGTTATCAGAGAAAATAAAAACAAGTTTTGATAGTTCAGACGCTAGTGTTGAGGAGTTGCAAAATAGAATAACAGAATTGACTAATCAATTAAGTCAACGTAAAAGGTATGCCACTGGTGTTGCTACAGGTGTTTATACCAATTATGCTCCTTACCAAATAACTACTAACTTGGATTTTACTCCTTCTATAGTTTATATTAAATGTAATTTTCCGTATTATGATTATTTTTATGTTTCTTTTTCAACTAATCTTACTACAATATGGTGTAATCCTGAAAATGATAGACCTTTTTCAACACGTACTTATATAAGCGATATAAATAGTAAAGGTTTTAGAGTTCGCTTTATTAAAAAAGATGGAACTGACCTTACTTCACTTCAAACTGTACCTAGTCAAAATAATATTACTTGGTATGCTTTTGAATAAAATGAAAGGTGGTAATTTAAAATGAATAGAGCAAATAGAATAATTTACGACCAAACTGGTAAAATACTTTTACAAACTGGAGAAGCAACAGGAGATATATTAGAGCATGATACAATAACAGAATTACATTATATTGATGTTGAATATGGAAATATAGATTATACAAAAAATAGAATTACAGGTATAAATATAGAAACGAAAGAACCAATTTTGGAAGAAATACCAATATTCGTTACAGAAGAAGAAAAGAGAATACAAGAATTAGAAAATCAAATTTTATTAAATGAAAATGAAAAAGTAGGAGGAATTTTATAATGAATATAAATAATGTTGTGGTAAGAATATTAGCAGAGAGGATTTTAAATGGAGGATTGAATCCTTTAAAAAATAGACCTTTTGAATTAGATGATGTAACTAACGAGGATTATAGAAAAGCAGTAGAAGATTGTATAATTAAAGAAAGTGGAGTAGTAGAAAGAGTAGAAACTACAAAATAGGGGTTTTGTGAAGAGAGGTGTTTTAATTTGATATATAAAGATTTACTTAAAAAGGTCAATGATATAGAAAATCTCAAGGAGGTTGACAATATAAAATGTAGTACTGATACAGGAGAATATACTATAGAAAATAGTAAAAAGGGCTATTTAACTAATTTTAATGTAGAAGGAAAGACATTAATTGATTTATGGGGAAAAACTAGTTCAGATTTTTCTTTATGGAAAGCAACTTTTGTGGATGGAAAAATAAATATACTAACAGAAAATGATATAAGATATTCTAATTTTTTTACAATCAATTACACTTCATATAAACCAGATACCATATATACAATCATAGTTGATGTTGATAAAAACACTTTACCGAGTACAAGTGGAATATATATTCATAGCTTAGGCGAAGAAAATTCAGTATTTATTCCTAATCTGACAAATATAGCTATACCAGGAGGAGTAATTGGTAAATTTAAATATACATTTACAACAATATCAGACTTAAATGATTGTAATGTTGTTTTAAGGAGTGTTTTAGATAACGATACACTTACATCTGGTTATGAAATAAGTTTGAAAATTACCATATTAGAAGGAGATTATACAGATATTAATATAGATTACTCTAATGAACTATTAAGTGTTGGGCAAAGAGATAAAATAGAATTTTTAAGTTATCAATATAGTGGAATTAATATCTTTAATAAGAATGCCGATTTTAAAGATAATTATATTTTACAATATCTTAGTGGAGAGGAACTTATTTCTGAAGCTAGTAATCATAAATATACCCTAGACTATATAGAAATAGAACCAGATACAGAGTATACTTTTTATAATTGCAGTAGAAATATTTGTTGGTATGATATAAATAAAAATTTTATACCAGCATCATTAAACGAAAGAATAATAGGAGATAAAGATATTTTTTATATTGCTAGAAGCCCTAAAAATGCAAAGTATCTAAGAGTTACTATAATAAAAGATTTACATGATAATGGGAATAAAACAATTATAACTAAAGGAAATAAATATGATAAAAAGACAATTCCATATACATTAAGAAGTTTACCAAATGGAGTAAAAGATGAAATAGTTTATAAAAATGATAAATATTACTTAATAAAAAGATGTGAGGAACATACTTATACTGATATTGGAAATCTTAATTTATCACATGTATATGATAATACTCTGCAATTTATGGGAACATTAACTCCTCAAGCTGTTGTAGATAGTTTAGACACAGCATATGTTTTATGTAATAATTTAAATGGGAAAAGTAGAAATGATTTTAACAATAATGACATAGAGGGATGCTCAACTACTGGTAGTGGTGATATAGCATTTAAAATATTAAAAAGTAAACTTACTACACAAGATGGAAATGGGTTTAGTGAATGGATAAAAAATAATCCAATAACTATCATCTATCAACTTTCAAAACCACAAGAAATTGAATTAACATCACTAAATTTAGAACAATATAATAATCAAACTAAATTTATTTGCAACACAGGTATTGTGATACCAGACATTAGTTTTGAAAGTACACAAAATTTAGGAAGTCATATAGAAGTTATCAGAAATAATATAAAAAATTACAATGTTAGAACTGATTTTCCATTTTCAATAAACTTTCTTAATGGGTGGCAGCCATATCTTGGATATGCTAGTTCTGTTGGAAACTATTGCACAAATAATAACCTTGTAACAATTAATGCAACTATTAATGGAGGTATTACAACGGCAGGTACTATCATTGGAAAGATACCTTCAAAATATGCACCTCGTAAAGGCATAATAGTAATATTTCAAACAACAGATGGAAAGTATTATAACGGAATCATCCGTACAAATGGAGAAATTGAGATATATTATAATGATATAACTTATCGTAGTTGGTTGTATTTATATGTAAACTATTTAATTTAGAAAGGAAAAATAAGATGGATATAGAAAAGAAAATAGAAATTTTAATAGAATATGGATTTGAGAATGATTTAAATAATATAGATAATTACTTTATTGCAGAGGGTAAAAAAATATTTACTCCAGTGATAAAAAACGGAGAGCTAATTAAAACAGGAGAACAGGTTTATAATGAGTGGATAGAATTACAAAATAATCCACCTAAACCAAGCATAGAGGAAATAAATGCGGATAAAATTACAATTTTAATAGAAAATCAAAAGCAACAAGACAGTTTATTAGTAGATAATGCTTATAGAATTGCTATGTTAGAACTTAACACAAATAACGTGTTATAAAACTATAAAAAATGGAGGAAACAACATGTATAATATTTTAAAAAGAATGATTGAACAAAAGAATTATGAAACTAGAGAAGAATTGCAGACTAAGTTAGATGTATTTTACGCTATGAACAGGATAAAGGAAAGTGAATACACAGAGTTAACAAATTTATTAAATAAAGAAGATACACTAGTAGAACCTATTATCTAAAGTATAAAGGTTTTTTTATGTCAATTTTAGAGGATTGATTAATTTCAATTCTCTTTTAATTAAAAGGAGTGGTAATTTTGAATATAAAAACATTAACAATTCATGCAGGACATAATCCAGATAATAAGATAGGTTCTGGAGCAATAGGAAATATAAAGGAATCTACAGAAGCAAGAAATGTACTAAAAGAGTTATTACCTTTAGCTCAAAAGGAATGTAAAGTTTATGACTGTACTTGTAACAATGGAACTTCTCAAAGTGATATATTGAATAAAATTATAGCTAAATGTAATTCATATAATACTGATCTAAATGTAAGTATCCATTTCAACAGTGGTGGTGGTCGAGGAGTAGAAGTTTTAGTTTATAATTTAAATGACAAAGAAACTGTTGAAATAGCATCAAGAATATGTAAAAAAATAACTGAAACTTATCATGCAAAAGGTGATAAAGATTTTAAAAATCGTGGAGTTAAAGAAAAGAAAACTCTAGCATTTTTAAGAAGAACGAAGGCAAAGTCAATTTTAGTCGAGTGCTGCTTTGTAGACACATCTGACACTAAAAAATATAATGCTAAAGATATGGCCATAGACATTTACGAAGGAATATTTAATAAGTCTGTAGCTGGTAAACCACAAGATAACAAAGTGAAATATGCAATAGTTTATGAGGGTGAGGTAGATAAAGTTATAGCCCAATTAATGGCCATGAATTATAAGACTAATGAAGTCTCTGTATGTGATTTGGAAAATTATGTTCCTGGACATTGTGAAAACCTATATGTAATTGGTGGAGCATCCAGTAAAATTAAAACTAGCGAGAGATTCACTAAGTTACAAGGTGATGATAGATGGGCTACACTTCATAAAGTGTTAGATTTTATAGGCAAGTAGGAGGTAATGAATTGAATATATTAGATAAATCAACAGCTACACTAGAACAAGTCTTTTCGTATTTAGATACATTAAAAAATAACTCTAATCCACCACATTTTTTATGCGGAGCTATAGTACCAATTATATATAAAGAAGCAGAGAAAAAAGGTGTAAATCCAGTTATTGCAATTGCTCAAGCATTTGTAGAAACTGGATATTTTAATTTTGGTAGAGTTTTAAATCCTTCTTATTGCAATATGTGTGGTCTTAAAGGAAATAAAGGTGGAGGAGATTTAGACCCAACAGCTCATACAAGATTTAATTGTTGGGAGGATGGAGTATCAGCATTTATTGACCATCTAGCATTATATGCTGGAGCTAAGGGATATCCAAAATATAGTGAATTAGTTGGTAAAGTTGAATATAAAGTAAATGGAACTACATTAGACCCTAGACATTTTCCATATTTACATGGAGAAGCTAAAACAGTAGAAAGTTTATCAGGCAAATGGTGTCCAGATATGAATTATGGCAAAAGCATAATAAATATATGTAATAAGATAAGTTCAATGAAGGTAGAAAACAATGATGTAAAATTAGAGCAAATAAAAACTAAAGTAAAAGAATTAAATGAGATTCTTGGATAGGAGGAAATCACATGGATATAATGCAATTTATACCTGAAAATTTAATAATGTTAATAGGTGGGCTTTACATATTAGGAACATTTATAAAAGAATCTAATATTAAAAATAAATACATACCTTTTATCTTGTTAGTTATAGCAATGATAAGCAGTTGTTTGTTTATGAAAGAGCTGTCAATAGAAGCTGTCTTTGAAGGTATTTTGTGTTGGGGAGCATCTATAGGGATAAATCAAATACAAGTACAGAACAGAAAGGAAAAGTAGATGTTATCTAAAGAAATGGTTGAATTATTAAGTCAGTATGGGTATACAGCCATACTTTTAATGGTATTGATGTTATGGCTTGGAAAATATTTAGAAAAGAATAGACAACTAGAACAAGATGATAGAAAAAAAGAAAGAGCTTATTTTTCAAGAGAAATTAAAGAGCAGAGAACTTTATTTGGTAATACAATAGATAAGTTTGATGATAAATTAGATAAATTTGCTGAAGCATTAAATACTAATAACAGCAGACTTGAAAGAGTTGAAACAGACATAACAAAAATTAAAGATAAATTAGAGACTAGAGATTAATTTCTCTAGTCTTTTTTATAAGGAAGTGAAGTATTTGGCAACATTTGAAAAAAGAAGTAAAAGAATTAAGATAGAAGGCAACATAAATAAAAATAATGAAAAGTTAATTAAAGGATTTCTTCAAGCTAAGAAAATAGCTGGTTTAAGTGAAAAAACTATATATGTATATAAATGTGACTTATATACTTGGGCTAAATATCTGCATGATGAAATGGAGGATTTATTAATCGAAGATTGTACTGAAGACGATATAATGGAATATATTTCATTTAGGATGGAGGACAATCATGTTAATAGAATAAAAGTAATATTTTCAGGCATTTCATCTCTATATGACCATCTTAGAAGGAAGAGAATTGTTACAGAGAATCCAGTATCTCTAATCGAAAGACCTAAAAAGGGTTTACCTGTTGTGGAAAAACATTTCTTGAATATAGAACAGGCTAAAGAGCTACAAGATAAGTTATCAAAACGAGATGATTTACAATTAGAGGTTTATATAAATTTTGCTCTATCAACTGCTGGTAGAGTTACAGCCACAAGTAATTTAAGATGGGATAATATAGACTTTGATAATAGAGTATGTGAAAATATTAAAGAAAAAGGTGGGAAAATAGTAGATTTTTATTTTAGTGAGAAAGTAAAAGATTTATTACTAAAACTTAAAGAAGTTAGAAAAAAAGAAGATATAGTAAATGATTATGTTTTCTTAGTTAAATATGATAAAGAATATCATAAGGCTACATCTAATGTATTAAGAAGTTGGGCTAAGAAAGCTGGTAAATTAATAGATATAGATAACTTAGCTCCCCATTCATTAAGAAGAAGTTTTGCAACTATAGCTAAAGCGAATAATTTACCACTTGAAGATATATCAACTATCCTCAATCACGAATCCACTGATACAACTAAGATTTATATAAAAGAAGACAAAGGCAAAATTTCTAAGTCTAAAGATATGATAGGTTTATAAATAGATATAAAGTAGAAAGGAAGTGATATCATGGCATGTAAAAGTCGTAAAAAAGGTAAGAAAAAGAGATAGATAAATAATAAGCCCTTTAAGGATTACTCTTAAATGAGTTTTCTTTAAAGGGCTTTATTTTTTTTGTCTACAATAGCTTCTTATTAAATATATACATACTTATATAATATATATTTAATAATATTACATGTTATATAAGTATATTTTTGACATGTATAACATATCATTAAGATAAATAAACTAATATAATCTAATAAGGAATGATAAAAATGTTAGAAGATGAAATATATAATGTAATTGGTAAAAGAATAAGAAATTATAGAAGAAAAGCAGGGTATAATCAAAATACATTAGCAAAGAAGGCTGGTTTGTTTCCTTCTTATATTGGTCAAATTGAAAGAGGTGAAAGTAAAGCATCACTTCGTTCAATTTTTAAAATTGCAAATGCATTAGAGATACCTTTAGAAGTTTTATTTGAAAATATTATACAGAATGAAAATGATGTTGAAACTCTTTCGTCTGAAGCCTATGAGTTAATTGATAGTTTAACAGTAAAAGAACAAAAAGCGATAATTAGATTGATAAAAGAAATAATTGAGTATCGAAAATTTGAAGAATAAAAATTTAATAAAGAAGATGTCTTAAGATTGAGACATCTTCTTTTACTTTATGTTAATATATACTTATAACATATATTTTATTATTTTAACGTCTATATATGTTGATATTTTAATTGCAGAAAGGAATGTACATATCCATGCAAAAAATACCACAAGCTGAATTAAAAGTTATGAAATTCATATGGAATAAGAATGATATAGTAACATCAAAAGAAGTTATGGAAGCTATGGAATCAGAATATAACTGGAAGGCGACAACTACACTAACTCTTCTTTCAAGACTCACTATTAAACGTTTTTTAGATTCTGAGAGGATAAAAAGAATTACACATTATACAATACTTATTACAAAAGAAGAATATAAAATATTTGAAACAAAGAGATTTTTAGAAGAAGTACATTCTAATTCTATAGAAAGCTTAATTAGTTCTTTAGAGGATTGTTATAAGAATAAATAAAGAAGTGAACTTTTATTATATACAAAAAGTTTTCGTAACGATATAATTAATACAATTTATTCTTATATATATAAGAAAATATACATAGAGAGTTGACAACTAAAATAATATACACTATCATTCATAGTATAAAAGGATGGGAGGATTTTACAATATGAAATTCAAAAGAAAAGCATTAACCTTAGCTATAATATCTTCTATTGTCATGTCTAGCACATTATTAGTTTCAGCTAAAGAACTAAAATTTAGACCTCCAGCTCATAGAATACAAGGAGCAAATAAGTATGAAACAGCAGGTTTAATAGCAGACAGAAGAAAATACACCCAAGCAATAATTATAAACACAGATAAAAGTCTTGCAGATGGGTTGAGTGCTAGTGGTTTAGCTGGAGCTTCTAACTCGCCAATATTACTTACTAAACAAAATTCTATACCAAATTCTACTCTTAAAAGATTAGATAAATTTAAAAAAATCTATTTAATAGGTGGAGTTAATTCTATAAGCAAAAATGTAGAAAATATACTAAAAAACAAAAAAATAAAGGTTATTAGGATAGAAGGAAGAGACAGAATAGACACAAGTTATAATGTTGCAAAAGAAATAAGCAATCTAAAAAAGGTTGATGAAGTATATTTTACAAATGCTTATCAAGGAGAAGCTGATTCTATAAGTATATCTCCAGTTGCTGCTAAATATAAAAATCCAGTTGTATTAACAAATGGAAAGAATATACCATTTAAAACAGATGGGGTAAAAACATATGCTATTGGAGGAACAGCATCAATAAACGACTCTTTAGTGAACAGTACAAAAGCAACTAGAATTGGTGGTGTTGATAGACTTGACACTAATGAAAAAATAATTAAGCATTTTTATAAAGATGAATTAAAACATCCAAATCAAATATGTATTGTAAGTTCTGATAATTTAATAGATGCACTATTATCTTCTACAATACACAAAGAATATCCTGTATTTTTAGTAAATGAAACTAATGACAAATCATTAGTTACTAGTGCTAATTTCCCAATAATAATAGGTGATATAAAAAATGAAATTTTAGACCAATGCTTAACTCCAGATTATATGTTAACTGGTAATACTAAAAGAAGTGACATCTCAAAAGCTTTAGATGCTATATATAAAGCAAAAGGTTCAAAAGCACATGAATATTGTTATACATATAATTATGGTAACTCAAGATATAAAAAAGCTGAAAATATAGATTTTCCACACTATGAGTTTGAAATAATCAGTGTTAAAAATGTTAAACAAGATGAATCTAGCACTGATGGTTCTGATACTTATACTGATAAAGAAGATAGCATTAAAACAGTAGGAACTCTAATTGTAAATTCTGAAACATTAGAAGTATATGAGTATAGTTTTGATACACAAAAGTTAACTAAAATATAATCAATTATAAAATAAGGCTCTTTAGTTAATATTGAAAAGAGTCTTATTTTTGTATGTTAGAGTTGATTAAAGAAATTATATTAAAATCAAAATTTCAATTATTCTTTAAATAGATTTTTAAGGAATAGTATATATTATCTTTATTCCTCTTCTTCCCAGTTTTTTACCCATTCTTCCAATGAAGTTATTTTTTCATCTGTTAATTCTTCTTGAAACAATGATGCTAAAAGGCTTTTTATAGAATTGCACCCTAAGAGCTTATGTATTTTTTGTGATATAAATTCATGATACTTATCTTCTTTAATTGAAATTGTATAGTATGTACATTGACTTGTTTCTTGAACATATATGAACCTTTTATTTGATAACTTAGATAAAGTTTTTAATGTTGTTTTTTCTGACCAACTATATTTTTCTTTCATATAATTAATGATTTGATATGATTTTACTTTTGTATCTAAATTCCATATAAATTTCATTACAATTAATTCTGACTTTGATAATTTTCTTAAATACATAATTATCTCTCCCATCATTTGTTTATTTAATTTAAATATTACAGCAATAATTTCATACAATCAAATCCAATTTTTTCCAAATGATTAAATTGATAATTAAGTATGTATTTACAAAATTTTGTTTTAATATTCTTAATTTGTGGTATAATAAAAGCAAGGAAACATATTTTACTTAACTTTGAGTGATGTTTCCATTAATTAGTTATTAATGTTTGTTTTTATGGAACTTAATATTAAGTTCCCAGCCACTCTTAGTTGGTCGCTCAGAGTGGCATTTTAATTTATCGTAGATATAACTAGCTATAACACCAGCTATAATACTCATCATTAGATTTTCCATAGTTTTCACCTCCTTTCATAAGAAAGTGAGGAAATTTCTATGGAAACACCACTCACAGCTTTTTTCAAATATTTATTCCTTGCTATGTTTATTATATCATAAATATTGGAAATATAAAATTTTAATATCTTCTAAAATCTGACGCTCTATATGCCATTCTAAGGCTTTGTAAAAATTCCCCTTTATGTTTATACCTTTGCTTTTATTATTAATTTTGTATTTATTGATAATAATTATTAATTAGCCTTAAATAAGTTTTCAGATATTCTATCAGAAGCTTCTTTGTCCATTTCTTTAAGTACATGAGAATATACATTAAGAGTAGTATTAATATTTGAATGTCCTACCCTTTCAGATATAACTTTTATAGGTACTTTAGAATTTATAAGTAAAGTAACGTGCGAATGTCTTAAGTCATGAAATCTAATATGAGGCAAGTCATTATTCTCTAAGAATTTTCTAAATTTCTTACTCATTACATCTTCAGCAATTGGATTCCCTTTTCTATCAAAAAATAGTAAGTTATATTCATTTCTAACAATACTTCTCAATAACTTCTTATTCTGCTCCAGCCTATAATTTTTTAGTAAATTCATAAGCTCTATTGGTGCAAATATTTTTCTAACAGAGCTTTCTGTCTTTGGCTCTTTAAGTATAACAGAACCATCTAATCTACTAGTTATCTTATTTACTGTTATTGTATTTTCATCAAAATCAATATTATCCCAAGTTAATCCCAAAACTTCTGAAAGTCTCAATCCTAGACCTATAGCCAAACTAATAGGAAGCTCAAGATTAGTTCCTTTAGCTACTTCTAATAATTTTAACATATGCTCTTTATCATAAATTTCATTTTTAAATTTTTTAATTCTTGGACTCTCTATTCCATCTATAATATTTTCTTTTATTAACTTAATTCTATACGCTCTCTTTATTGCAAGTCTCAATACATTTATATGTACTTTAATAGTTTGAGGGTTTAAGTTACCAGCTAAATCATCTATATAATTCTGTATATGAATATTTCTCAACTCTTGAAGACGATATTTTCCAATAGAAGGATTAATATGATTTTTACAAATAGCAATATAGCTTTTATATGTAGATGCCGAAATATTATCTTTATATTTTTCAAGAAAGTCTAATAGAAATCCAGCTAGAGTGATTTCATTTGGGACAAGAAAACTATCTTTATATATACTGTCCTTAACTTCAGCCAATCTTTTATTAGCATCTCTTTTTTTATCAAATGCTCCCATATTTTTTTGTTTTCTTTTTCCTGATTCATCATCTCTAAATTCTAAGTACACTACATAATTTTTATTTCTTTTTCTTATAAAAGCGTTCATGGTTATCCCTCCTATGAAAATTCATATACTTATTATACCATACAGAGGAGGCAAAAAATAGTCATTTTAGCTGACTTTCAACTGACTTTTTTAATTCTTTTATTTATATAATTATTGAAATTACTTAATTATAAAGAAATAAGACATAGAATACACAATTCTATGTCTTATACTAGTAATTTATTATTTTTTTATATTTTGCGTTTTAAGCAATCAAATTTCTGAATAGGATTAATTATAAGTATTAATTTTTACAAAGCCTTAAAATCGAATTTAAGAGGTTGTTTTTTATTTTCTAGTATATTTACATTTTGGATATTGACTACATCCCCAAAATTCACCATACTGACCTTTTCTTTTAATCAAATGTCCAATTTGACATCTAGGACATTTATCCTCTTCAGTAATATTTTTTAAATTTCTAACATGCTCTCTAGTATTTTGATTAGTGGTTTTCATACAATCAAAAATTTTATCTCTGATAATTTTTATTTCTTCTTTATCAATAGTCACATCTTTGCATTTACTTATTGTACTTAATATTTCACTTTCATTTATAACTCTAATATTATTTCCACTTATCATTACATTTTTTAGTGTAGCTTTGTCTGAAAAAACAATTATTGAATATATATTATATTTATTTCCTATTATATTTTCTATTGCTTTAATATGAGCATAATTTTGTCTTACCGGATTATAGAATGTACTTTTAGTTTTTCCTACAATTTGAGTCCATACTTTATCTTTATCATTTCCGTAAATATATCCACTAAAATTTTTACATTCTATAACAAATATTCCATACATAGAAATCACAATACTATCAATTTGTGTAGTCTTATTTGAGCCTGGTACAATAATGTCTTTAATTATTATGTAATCTTTGCCTAATCTGCTAAGTATAAAATCTAATCTAAGTTCTCCAAATCCACCTTTTACTTGTATCTTAGTATCCTTAATAATATTATTAACTTCTTTTACAGTTTTACTAATCTCTTCTGACATAAATACCTTTTCAAATATCTCCTTAAACATCCTCACCATCTACCTTTCGACATATATTTTAATTATAGCGTCTAATACAATATGAAGTAGATGAAATATTCGACATAAATAAAAAAGCCACCTAAATTAATAGATGACTTAATCAGTTTTATGCTACTTTTTCAATGTATTTTTCATTAACAACATACGTTTTAAATTTATGAACAACCATAATATCTTGCATATTTTCCAATGTCATTACAACTCTAACACATTTATTCCTAATTTCTTCTGGTAACTCTAAGTCATTTATTAAATTTACATAATCATCATATCTGTACATTTAATACTCCTCCCAAAGTTAGTCTAGGATATATTATAGTACTCTAATTCATTTTTTTCAATAGAAAATCTTAATCCTGTATAGATATTTTCTAAATGATATAAAGTATGACACTTGTCATCATAGTAATAATTGTATTTTTCTAGGATTATATATTTAGGCATTATTTTATACCAGTACTTCCAAAACCACTATTACCTCTTTCAGAGCTAGTCAATTCATCTACAACTTTTAATATAGCTCTTGGAACTTGTTGAAATACACCTTGAGCTAATTTAGTGTTCTTAGAAATTAGAATCTCAAAATTCTCTTCATTATATGTAATTATTTTAATTTCACCTCGATATCCCGAATCTATCGTACCTAGTCGCACAGTTGGATGTACTACAAAAGCTTTTCTAATTTGTTTTTTAAGTTGCTCTTTATCACATACAGTCGCATCTCTTGTAAATAACATTCCTTTTAAGCTTATACCACTTCTAGGTCTGACTTGCATTTCATATCCATATGGAATTTCTAATGCTATACCTGTAGGTATTGCTACTGTTGACTTAGCTGGAATTACTGTATCTTTCAGTGTATATAAATCTATCCCACTATCACCTTCTTTTGCATAAGATGGTACTATTGCATCTTGGTTTAATTTTTTTACTTTAATATTTATACTCATTAATTTAATCTCCCTTTTTAAAATTATTTATTAGTATTAAGTTTGTTTAAATAAGCTATCCCAAGTGCTATAGCATCATATATATCACTTGTTTTAGCCTTACAAGTCCTATCAATGTACTCTCCAATATCAATAATATTTTCTCTTACATAAATAGCTACTTCTTCTTTTTTTACTTTACCACTATTCATAAGATATTTTCTAATAGAAACTGGATACATATATTCAATTTCTATATTATTTAATTTAACAGTTCTCATTATTGCTCCTAAGAGTTTTCTTAAACTAAGAATTGTTTTAGAATTTCTTGAAGTGAATTGGTCTTCAACTAAAACTATTTGAATATTATGAGTTGTAATTATCTCTTGAATTGTATTACAGATATAGCACATTCTCTCATCTTCAGTATCGAAGTTTTCCTTTTTAGTTACTATTTTTCCATATTCTAATATTTCTTTATTACTATTTATAATTGCCCATCCAGTTGAAGATAGCGATACATCTAAGGCTAATACCATTTAATCCCTTCTTTCATATGTATTTTAACTTGCTCTACTGCATTAATTAGATTAGTGTTATTTGGTATTGCAATATAATTTTCATTATTTAGGAAATCTTTAAACTTAAGCTTATCATCTTTTAATCTTCTCTCAATTTCTTTAGGATTATCACCCCTATTAATAAGTCTCTTTCTCAATATATTTTCATCTGTATTTATAAAAAATGGTATTAACTTAGTTTTTGTTCCTATAAAATATTTTTCTAACGCCTTATATCCACTTGCATCTACTATAGCCAAAGCATATCTTTTATTCTCTAATTCAGATTTATGTATACCATATAGCCAAGTGCCGCCATCATGAACTATATATTTTCTCATTTCTATAAAATTATTTTTTTCTTTTTTAAAGAATTTATTATCTACAAAATGATAGGTTTTATTGATGATTTCTGATTGGCCACGAGGAGGTCTTGTTGTATGTGATATTAGAATTGGAATATTGAATTGCTTTGAAATTTCTGTTACTATACTGTCTTTGCCTGAACCTGAATATCCTAAAAATACAAATATTTTATTCATTTAAACACTCTCCAATCCTATTAAAATTCACATTTTATTGTGATTTAGATTTTCTAAAACCCTTGTTTTCCTTGTGTTATAATCTTTTCTTTACAGATTACTTTTGTCATCATTTTTGCACCAAACACTCTCATCGTTGAAATCTAGCTGTTTTAATTAATTTTTAATGCTATTTTCTTTCATTATTTCATCTTTAATTTCTTTATATAATTCTTTAGAAATTGTAGCATTTATTTCAATACTTTCTTCTGCTGTTGTTTTATTAAAATTATTAATAAAATTATTTGTAATATCAAAACTAGCTAACATGACTGAGAAGAATATTCCTATCAATACTATAATATCTAATATATATTCTTCCACACAGGATGGATTAGAATAGAATCCAATTTCAGTATTTCTTCCAAAATATAAACTATATCCAAAATTAAATATTAGAAAAAATATTATCAAATACAAGGCTCTATATTTACTATTAATTATTTTTTTCATTTTCATCACTCACCTTTTTTATATCTATTAAATCCCATGCATAGATTGTTTTTTCTGTTGCATTATATTTTTCACTTGTATCTAGTTGTATAAATTGCTCATCTACATTTTTTAATCTTCCCTTACAAAATTGTTCTTTTATATCTTCTATAGTTTTATATTTTACATTTATAATATCTCCTGTATATAAAACTAAACCATTTTTTAATTGCATTTCTTGTCTGACTTCTTGTATCATATATACCTCCTAAATATAAAATTCTTTCATATCATCTAATCTTAAACAAGCTAACTTACCATTATCAAAACATGCTCCACAGTCTATATCTATAATTCCTTCTTGTTTATATATTTCAGCCTTTTCATAATCTTTAATGTTTTGAGTTGGTGTATGACCAATAATAATTGTGTATCCTTTTATATGTTTATTAGTATTTAATATTGCTCTATCCCACACACAAATATCTTCTTCTTGTAACTCAATTATTTGCTCTATACTGAGATTTTCATAGTTATTTGGAAGGTATAGTCCAGCATGAACTAATATAAAATTATCTATTATCTCTAAATATGGAAGGTTCTTAATATATTTATAAAAATTTTCTTTATATTCATAAGACTTCATTCCTAAATCATAAAATGTATCTTTACCTCCATTATAAAACCAAAGAAAACTACTATTTACATCTGTATAACTTTCTTGAAACATTAACTCATGATTACCTTTTAGAAGAGTTATATTCTTATACTTTCTTATATAATCTATAATCTCTAAAGATTTATCCCCTCTATCTAATACATCTCCTAAAATATATAAATGGTCATTTGAATTGAAATTGATTTTCTCTAACATTGAAATGAATTTATCATACATACCATGTAGGTCACTCATTACATATTTAATAATTACCACCTCCTATTAAAACTAACTTTTTAATCTAAATAGCTAACATCTAAAATACAGTCACCAACTATTTCAAAAGCACATAATATTTGTTTACCATAATCAGATAGCCATGACCCCCAAATACTACTACCATGTTCTAACAACCCATATGAATTTAAAGCATTTAATATAAATTCTTGTATCAAATTATTTTTACTACCAATTATTCCACAAACATTATTAAACTCTATTTCAAATATGTAACATCTTTCTGTGTATTCTAAATTACAATTTTTCTCTTTATTTTGTATTGCAGTCAGTACTCCTTTTATCATAAAAGATATATCATCAGGAGAACCACAACCACAAAAATCCATTATTTCATATCTTAGATGTAATATCATTTTACTTGCTATTTTTTTTAATTGATAATTATCATATATGTTCATTTCTTTTAACTTAATCAAATCTATCTTATTTATTTTGTCCATATTATCTCCATTCTTTTAAGATGTTACTTTCTTATATCTTTCATAAGCAAATATATTATCATATCTTTAGATAAATTTTCTTTTGAATATGCAATTGCCTTGTCAAGTATATTCATAGTTCTATGTGGATTTATTAACGGATGATATTCATCAAATAAAACCTGTGAAAAAATATCTGAATAACCAATTTCTTTCATTTTATTTATAAATATTTTATTGTAATATTTATAAATACCTAATTTTTTGATAAGATTCCATTCCAGTTCATTGTTTATTTTAGGAAACTTGTCTTGGATATCTTGTTTTAATTCTTCAAAAGTTAATTCTCTAAAAAGTATTATTTCTTTAGCACCTATGCTATATTTTGCTCCTGGACGTATTGATGAAAAAGATTGTTCCATCTCATACTTATATTTATCCTCTCTTCTAACTAAGGCTTTTACTTTGAAAAATCTATTACTTAAATTTAAATTATAACATCTGAAAACATCTTTTAAATCTAAACACAAATGGAATCCATAGTCATATATATTTATATTTCCTCTATGTATTTCTTCAACACTATAAGTTTTATTTAGTTCATACTGAAAGTTTCTACATTTCATATCTCTATCTGTACCCTTATATCCTTCAATCCAAATCCATTCTTCACTATTTTTTTTCATTTCTGAGTCTATTTTTATTTTTTCCATTTCTAATAGCTTTCTTTTCATTTCTTTATCATATTGTATATTATCCATATCGAAGTTTGGTTGTTTGGGAGGAGGAGAAGGAGGTTCTGCCTCTGTTATTTTTACATTTCTACCATATTTTTTATTGAAGATATTCAATATAATATCACCTCGCTTTATTGTTTAGAAGCTATTTTAATTTTATATCCTAATTCATCTTCTATTTCTTCTTTAGTCATTGATTTAAGCTTATCTTCTGACCTAATATATAAATTAGTGAAATTAATCAATTGATTTACTCTTCTTCCCCAATCTATTATTTCTCCAAATTCTATTATTACATCTTTCATGAAATTATCATCCAAATCACTAAAATTGAAATCTTTATTATGTAAAAAACATATTGAATCACAAGATGCTATCTTATCTTTAAATTCTTGAAAATTTTTACAATTTATTTCTGCAATATTATCTTTAGATAAATCATCTTTTAAAAACTTCAATTGAATAAATTCATTTTCTAGCTCATCTTCAGTTGGCACACGAATGAAACAATACCCTATTGTAGTCCCACCTCTCATTTTATAAAATTGACTTATATATTCTCCAGTACCTACTGTATAAAATTCTCCTTTTTTATAACATTCAATATCTTTTATACAATATATCGTATCTCCACCATGTATATCTTTTATTAATAAATTCAACATAAATTTTACCTCCAATTCATATTAAAACACATATTTTATTTCATAAATTCTTCTTTAGTCAAAAATCACCTCCTAAGAAGGGAAATTTCCCTTCTTAATTCATATATAGTATTACTTGTTTTTTATTTAATGATTGTTGAACATCAATTATCCTTTGATTTGATGAACCTTTAAAAATTAACTCTAAAGATTTTTTATCTTCTTCAAATTTTCCATCTACAAGAACATCTATTAATTTTAACAATTCTAGCTTTTCATTGTCTGTTATGAGTTCTTCAAACTTAAAACCTGTATAACACCATATTGTTTTGTTTGTATTCTTTTTAATTAATTTAGCTAAATGAACAAATCCTTGCAGTTGTAGAAGTGGGTCTCCTCCTGAAAATGTTACATCTGAAAATTTATTTGAAATGATTTCCTTATAAATATCTAATACTTTAGTTAAAGTTCCATTTTTTATATCCCAAGATTGAGGATTGTGGCAGCCTCTACACATATGATTACATCCAGAACAATAAATAGATGTTCTAAACCCTTCTCCATCAACAATTGTGTCATGTTTTATATCTAAAATATAAATATAGTCTTTATCCATGTGTGACTCTATCCTTTAACTCAGCTAATTTTGCATTATTCCAGCTATCCGTAGTTCCAACTAGATATCCTGTAATTCTTTGTATAATATTTATGTTATGACTTCCACATTTTGGGCATTCTTTTAACTCTGAATCTGCATTTTCAAAACCACAATTAAGACATCTGCTTCTTGTATGGTTTACAGAACCATAACCCATATTGTATTTTTTTATTAAATCCACAACCTTCATTATAGCTTTAGGATTATGTGTTGCATCCCCATCTAATTCAACATAAAATATGTGGCCACCACCTTCTAATTCATGGTAAGATGCTTCTATTTTCGCTTTATGTTCAACATTGCAGTTATACCAAACTGGAACATGAGAACTATTAGTATAATAATCTTTGTCTGTAATATTTTTTATTTCTCCAAATATTTTTTTATCTTTTTGAGTAAATTTTCCAGAAAGACCTTCTGCGGGTGTGCCTAATACAGAATAATTGAGGTTATATTTCTTTTTATATTTTTCTACTTTAGACTTTAAAAATGATATGATTTCTAAACCTAATTTTTGTGCCTTTTCGCTTTCACCATGATGTTCACCTATAAGAGCTATTAAACATTCTGCTAGACCTATAAATCCTACCCCAAGTGTTCCATGCTTTAAAACTTCGCTTACATCATCATTTGGATTTAAATTTTCTGAGTTTTTCCATAACCCACTCATTAATAGTGGAAACTGTTTTGCTTTAGCAGTACATTGAAATAAGTATCTATCATATAATTGTCTTGCTACTACATCTGAATATTTATCAAGAAGAAAAATAAACTCTGCAACTCTATTAGCTTCATTATTTGGATATTTTTCTTTAGCCTCTAATGCCATTTTTACTAAATTAAGAGTCGTAAAAGATAGATTTCCTCTTCCTATACTTGTTTTTTCTCCATGCAAATCTTCAAATACCCTTGTACGACACCCCATTGTTGCTACTTCATAAATATATCTGTTTGGGTCACACATTTTCCATTTTACATGCTTATTGAAGGTTGCATCTAAATTTAAAAAATTAGGGAAAAATCTTTTAGCTGATACTTTACATGCTAATTCATATAAGTCATAATTTCTATCAGTAGGATTATAGTTCACACCTTCTTTCACTTTCCAGATTTGAATTGGGAAAATTGGTGTTTCTCCATTTCCGACTCCTTCATAAGTAGATTTTAGTATTTCTCTTATTATACATCTACCTTCTGCTGAAGTATCTGTACCATAATTTATAGAACTAAACACGACCTGATTTCCACCCCTTGAATGAATTGTGTTCATATTATGTATAAATGACTCCATTGATTGATGAACTCTCCATACAGTTCTGTTTATAGCATGTTGAACATTTCTTTTTTCGCTGTCTAATTCTTTTAAGTCCTTAATTATATAATCCTCTATTTCTATATTGTATAAATGAGATAAATCAATATCATCCTTTATTTCTATATTTTTTATTTCTTCTATAAATGTTTTTCTTACACTCGGAGCATTATAAAAATCAAAAGCTGGTATCGCCTGTCCTCCATGCATTTCATTTTGTACAGTCTCTAAACTAATACATCCTAATATACTTGAAGTCTCTATTCTTTTAGTAGGTCTACTAGAGCCATGTCCCGCTCTAAAACCATTATTAAAAATTTTATCTAAAGGATGTTGGATACAAGTTAATGATTTCGTAGGATAATAGTCTTTATCATGTATATGTATATAATTATCCATCATTGCTTCTTTTGCTTCTTCAGATAAAAGTACATGGTCAGTAAAAGTTTTAGTAGCTTCACTTGCAAACTTCATCATCATACCTGCTGGAGTATCTGCATTCATATTTGCATTTTCTTTAGTTATATCATTACTTTCAGTATTTACAATAGACATATAATCATTATAAGTTTTTCTTCCTCTTGCTATATTTCTTTTCTCTCTGTATGTTATATATTCTTTAGCGACATCTTTCTTTTTACTAGCCATTAAGCTAAATTCGATTATATCTTGTATATCTTCTATATGCATTTTTTCACATGGTTTATTTTTTATTTTTTTAGCTATTAGCGTTGCTAATTCTCTATCAAATGCTTCACTTTTTCCTTTATTCCTTAATGATAAAAAGCTTTTTTCTATTGCGTCTATTATTTTGTTTTCATCAAAGGGAACTATTCTCCCATCTCTTTTAATTACGTTTAACATTAAATACCACTCCTTTGTATTTTATTTAGTTTATAAAAATTTTATAAATTTAATTAAGTTTAATATAAGTATAACACTCAACTAGATAAAATGCAATACTAGATTTTAAAAATTTTCATTTTAAAATCTAGTATTATCTCTATTGTTTTTGCTGCTGAATTGCAAATTGCTCTAAATATATATCTTTCAAGGTTCTTCTTGTACTTGTATTATTAATAATACTTAATCCAGAACTTGTTTCTCTCATAACTCTGCTCCAAATAGAACTGCCTTTATCCATATCTATATACTTAATACATTGCATCTTCTTTTTCCAATTTGAGTGTCTCCATAAATATAAATTATGCGCAAGACCTAGATATGCATAAAACATGAAATTCTCACAAGTTAATGAAATTTCTTTAGACATTTTTCTTCCTTCATAAGACATCATCTCAGGATAAATTTTAACTAATTCTTCAAAAAACTCTTTTAAAAATTTAAAACATTCTTCTTCCATATTTTTGTCTTCGATATCACTAAAAGTATTTTTAAATGCTGTTACAAGTGTATTTAAAGTAACAATATTCATCATATCATTTTTTGCAATAGATGTTTTAACCATATCTATTTTATTCTTTAATGCCCCTTTTTCATTTAATTTTATCATAATACGATTTACTGCATCCTGTTTATTAAAAGATTCAATTCTCGACTTAGAAAGAGTTTCGTGCAAGTTTAATTGCCAGAAATGTTCCATTGCAACTTCCATGTTATGACAAGTTATTAGAACAGGAAATTTAAGAGTTTTTAATATTTTTATTATTCTATTTTCATCTTCTCCTCCTATTATTTTGGCATCCTGATATATATTATGTATTGCTTTTGTTCTATGTTGACCATCTTGCATACACATTAAACCTAGTATTATTGTTAGTTGCGAAGTATATTCATCATATATTACTTTTCCTTCTTTCCCATTTTCATCAAGTATATTTATTGTTAGTTGGTCTGGAAAATATTTTTCTTGTAATATCTTTTTTTGAATACTTTTGACTCTTGTTTTATTAAAAACTGCTTTATATTTAAATGTTCCATCTGCTTGTTTTTTTGCTAATAGACCACGCTGTGTTGCAGGATAGTATATTATTTTTTGTTCATCCCATAATTTTGCTATTTCATATGCAGAAATATTTATAGTCCACATTTTTTTATATAAGTGGTCTACTCCTTGAAATGTGTAGTTCTCAGTAAGTTTATGTTCATTAGGATTATATATATTATCAAATGTTATCGCCAATTAAATCTCTCCTTATTTTGTATTTTATTATATTATTATTATATACCATTTTCAACTGAATAAAAATAGACTTTAAACAATTTATCTGTTTTTTATTTAGTTTATAATTTACTCTAACATCCTTATTTTATACATAATCCTAAGTTTTAAATCTTATTAAAATAGTGATTTTAATTACTTTTTTTCTTCTTAGATTCTTCCTCTGTCTTTTTCTTATTTTTTAAATTTTTTGCTTCATCTTCTATTAATTCAATCATAGTATCAATAAAGGTTTTTACAAATATTTTTTATAATTTTTAAATTCTTTATTAGTCAAATCTAACTCTTGTTCATCTACGATATTTTGAAATCTATCATTTGCAAATTTTTCTAAATATTTTTTGAATATGTTATAGTAAAACATGCTTTGAATGATTTAGCATATTCTTTAGTCCAATCTTTTAAATTATTTAATTCTATTCTTAATCCCATTTGAATCCCCTTTTATTTATAAAAATTTAATTCTTCTATATTTATATGTTTTATCTTGTTTTTAGATTTTATTTACTTATTCTTCAAAATCACCACTAGAATTTTATTTATAGTATATCTATTCAATTATCCAGTAAGAACTTACCCATATATCAATTCCCTCTACATCTACATAATCATCATTTATAAATCTCTTTTTTGATTCAGTTCTAGTTTTATTTAAATATACTTTGTCAAACAATTTAATTGGATTGTTTTTAAATGTTTTTTTCTTTATCTTACATTCTTTTATTCTTCCAGAGCGTATATTATAAAATGTAATTTTAGGGGAGTACTTCGTATTAATATCTACAGCTATACAATGTCTTGGATTTTCATCAGATTTAATAATATTACAACTTCCTACATTTTCATAATGAGCTTTAATTAATTCTTCAATTGGAATATCTTTATTTTCAAAAACATCTTCCATGTATTCACACAATGCTAAAATATTTACATCCATGAACATTTTTTCAGTTTTTCTATTTGCGAATTTTTCTATATATTTCGCATAGATATTAGTTTTCTTTAATTGTTTTTTTTCATAAAAAGCACTAAATACTTGAACAATATTTAATAATTTACATGTCTTACCAAACTCTTCAAAAAAGTTTAACTTAATTAATATTTCTAATTGTCTACTATTGATGTTTTTATTTAAATCAATTAACAATTTAGTAAAAGTATTATATTCATTATTTCTTAATGAATATAAATACTCAGCAACTTCAGTATTTAAATATTTAATACTTGATATACCTTTATATATAGTATTTGTTTTTTTGTCCATGAAATACTCTGCTCTTGAATATCTAAATTTACAATTTTTAACTTCTATCCCATATTCTTTTGCCAACTTTATTCCATTATTCAAATCTTCTTCATTATCTGCCCAATTTAAATATGATGTTGTAAATTCTAAAGGATAGTAGTATCTTAACATTCCACATATATAACCATTCATAGAGTATCCAGTCGAATGGTTATATCCAAATTGATATTCTGAAGAATCTGATATTATTTGTATAAATTCTTTCGCTTCTTTTTCAGCTATTTCTTTGGGTTTATTTGAATGTTTACAATAGCCATTTAAAATCTTTGGCAATTGTTTTTCTAATTCAACATCATCTTTTTTTCCTATTGCTCTTCTAGTTGTATCAGCTAAAGAACCATCAAAATCACATATGTCTGTTAAGAACTTTATTGTATCTTCTTGAAATACTAAAAACCCATTATTATCTTTTAATAATTCATCTATTTCTTTTGATGGATTTTTATTAAATTCTCTATTTATTAATCTTTCTCTATATGATTTTCCACTAGGTCTTAAACTTGCATTTACCAAAGACATATCATTTACACATTTTGCTTTATATGTACTTAACAAATCAAAAGCGTAATCACCTTCAAATTGAAAGATTCCAACATTGATTCTATTTATATCTTCCCAAACATTTTTATCATTCCAATTTATTTCGTGAGCATACTTCCATTTTTTATTTATAAGTTTATACGTATCTTGAATTATACCTATAGTTTTTAATCCTAATATATCAAATTTTACATAATTCAATGAATCTACTGCTTTCATTGTGCAAAATGATACTGGACTGTTTTCATTTCCATCTTTATAAAATACACCCAAATTATCATACAAAGTTATTGGACTACCAATCATTCCTGCTGGATGTGTACCTTTAGAAGTTATTACTCCTCTAATTCCATCAAAATAATAAAATAAATCCTTATTATGTTCTCTTAACTCATCCCACATTTCTTTTAATTTAATTAATCTTTGTTTTTTCTTATTGTTTCTTATTGTATACAAATATAATTCATGGTCTATAAAGTCTGGCGATTTACTTTCTTTGCCTTCCAGCTCTTCTATGTTTATTTCTTCTATAATTATTTTGGAATATTCCTTAAAGATATTATCAAATGTGTCTTTTATATTTTTAACCAACTTCAAATTATCATAATTTAATCCTTTAGCAAGTACATCTATACTGCCTCTATCCTTTATAGTTTGAAATGTTAGTATATATGATACTTTATCTTTTCCAAATCTATTAATTATATATTCATAAACCTTTTGTCTATCTGATGGACTAAAATCTAAATCTATATCTCCAAGTGATATTCTATCAGCATTGCAGAACCTTGAAAATGCAGTTTTCCATTTAATAGCATCCACATCTGTTATTCCTGTTATGTATGCTATTAAAGAACCACCAACAGAACCTCTACATGGGCTAACATGAATATCATTATCTTTGCACCAATTTACTAATTCAGCTACAAACAGCATGAAACTAGCCATGCCTTGATTACACATTATTTCATATTCTTCTTGTACTCTTAGTTTATATATATTTATTTTTTCTTTTTCAATAGCATTTACATTTATTAATTTTAAAAGTTTTTCATCTATGTAATCTTTCCATGTTTGATTGGCATTTTCCCCATATAAATTAGGGTATTTAAAAGTTTTATCTAGTGTAAAATCTTCAACCATAGCAGCTAATTTATTTGTATTATTAATTGCTTCCAATATAATATCAGTAGGTAGAATATTTTGTTTTTTAAACTCATCAACTAAATCATCATAATTTTTCCATGTTAAGTCAAATTCATCTTCTTCTCCATAGAAGCTATTTTTAGATTTTTGAAGCACTTTTCTACATTCTGCTTTATATTTAGATGATGAATGAGTGTCTGTCCCTGCTATCAATGGTATTCCATATAAGTTGCTCCACTCATAGAGCATTTTATTATACTCTTTTTGACTATCACAGTTGTGATATTGTATTTCTAAAAAACATCTATGATTATTTTTAGACATCCATTCCAGCAACTCTTGTCTTTTTCTTATATTATAATTATATTTCTCAATACCCTCAGTATCTATTATATTTGTATCACCTAGCTTCCATAATGGTGATGCTAGACAAGCAGAAGTTATTATTATATTGTCACTTGTATTCATTAATTCATCAAATGATATTCTTGGATTGAAATAAAAATGACGGTCACTATTATCCTTTAAAATCCCTTTAGATGTAGCTTTTGACATTAGAGAATTTAACTCTCTAACACCTTTTAAATTTTTTGCATATAAGCCAATATGCCAACCTCTATTATTATCTTCTAAATTTATGCATGTATATAGTTCTACACCATGAATATACTTTATTTCTGCTTTATCACATGCTTGTTTCTTTTTTACCCAGTCATAAATACCACCATGATTGCTAAATGCTATTGCTTTCATGTTATTTTTTTTTGCTAATGATATATATTCATCATATTTGCTACAGGAGTCAGCAAAACCATTACAATTAGAAGTATCATCATGTAAGTGGTATACAACATAATTATTCATTGAGATTTTTTTTTGTATTTTATTCATTTATAACACCACTTTCAACATCTATTATATCTATATAAGAATATCCATTTTCATTGTTTTTAATAGAAAATAAAATATCCATTATTAAATCCTTAGATTTAAGATTATTATTATCTTCGTCAATCATTTTGCTAAAAAATTTTTTACTACAAAAATCTTTTTTAAATAAAATTTTATCTTTCATAAAACTATAATTAGCATTTCCATATTTTTTTATATCCATTGTATTTATTCTTAAGTCTTTAATTATAAATTTAGGTCTTTCAATTGTCCCACACCAAACATCTTCTAATTCTCCTATACATATTAAATCATTTATGTTTATATTGTTGTCAAATACAAAATCTACTTCTACATTACTTATTACTGTTGTATTTTTAAATTTATCATTTGTATATTTTATAAACTTATTTATATTTTCTTTGGGAAGCTCATATCCAAAACTAGATTCATGTCCTTTACACCAATTAAATAATTTGCTGTCTTCGCAAATAGATTTAAAATTATCTATATAATTAGGGCATCTTACTGAACCTGTATAATTATTTTTATTATCAGCTTCTCTTATCATAAGTATTGGCTTGTTGAATACATTCATAAATTTATTTGCTACCAATCCTGTTACTTTTGCATCTATACTATTTGAATCAATTAGTACAACCTTATCATTCTCCACTGAAAATAGCTTTACATTTCCCTTTATTGCTTTATCAGTTATATCTTTTTGCTTTCTTTTATAGTTTTTACCTATCCTTATAATAGCATCTTGTAATTTCTGTTTTTTAATTTCACCTTTTGATTTATAGATAATTGTTTTTTCTTTACCTATAAAAGCTCTAAACAACAATTCTTTATCTTCTATTGTTCCATTTCTAATTATTGCATTTATTATGGGCGAAATACCCCAAACAACATTGTCTATCTTTAAATAATTTTTTATTTTTAAATCATGAACAAATGATAATATTAAGGGATTGGTTATATAGTTTACTTGCTTACCTATATTGAATACATATCTGTTTTCTAATGACCTCATATCCATAGAGTCACTTATATTTGCAAGATTAGCCAAATCAATATATTTATATCCTATATCTAAATTTACTTTATCTACTATGTATCTTATAAATTTATATGTAACCATTGCTCCACTACCATCTATATTTTCTACTTCTCCATCTTTATTATTAATTATTATGCTTGTATCTGGCACTTTAGTTAAATCATACATATGATGGTCTAATGCAATGAAATCTATTCCATTTTTATTTAATTCTATTTGTTCTTTAAAATTTTCTGATGAGCTATCTGGAGTGATTAATAGTTTTGTGTTGTTTTCAATTACTTTATCCATAACCTCCTTTGTTAGTCCATGAACTTTTGCCTTTTCAGTATGTTGTATATAATACACATTATCATATTGTAGGTCAAATTTAATAAACATATATATCATTGAAGAACTACAATAACCATCAACATCTGTATCCACGAGTATACCTATTTTATTATTATTCCTAATATTTTTTAATAAACAATTGTAGGCTCTATCAATGTTGGTGTAATTATTATAATCTTCCCAATTTAAAATATCTGCATTTAAAAGCCAATTTATTTTTTGATTATTAAGACCTCTATTTTTTAAAACAGTATTTAATACTGTATCTTCTATATGATTTTTTAGTTTCCATTCCAATCAATCACCTACTTTAATTTTATTTTTTAATAATCTTTCAAAAACGTCTTTCCCTTTATCTATTGGAGAGTCTTTGTACGACAATAAATTCTCTACATCCCATAACACATATACATCTACTAACCCAGATAGATTTTTAGTCATTTTTTTTATTTTATTCCACCATTTAGTACAATCATCATCTTCTAGTTCTTGAAATTGTCTATCATATGCTATTATGATTTCTGTTACTCCTAAATCCAAAATCATTTTTTTCTGATAATTAGAAAATGAACTTCCACAGGTCGCAACTGCTATATTATTTTTAGGATATATGGTCTCAAACTTTAATACTGATTTTTCGCCTTCGAATATAAAAACTTTTTTCTTATGTCTTATATTTTCTTTGTTTTTATTTAATCCATACAAATTATTTCCTAATGGATGGTTATATCCTTTATCATCTAACCATAATGGATAATATTTTCCATACCTTTTTGTTAGATATTTATTAAATGCTCTTACTCTTATACCTACAACTTCATTATTAATATTCATATGTGGAATTATAACCCTATTGTTCTCTATATCATACCTTACATCAAAATTTTTTATAGCTTCAAATGATATTCCTTCCTCTTCCCATTGCTTAATGCGTTTTTGTGGGTATATCCTGTGTAAAAAAGGCTTATCTATACGATTTAATATTTCAACTTCTATATCTAATATGGATTTGCTTTTAGTTACATTAAGTGTACCAAAACCTACTTTTGGTTCATAACAATATGTGCATTTCACTATATCTATGATGAATTTAATGGAACTTTTAAAATCTATATTTTTAGATGTCATAACCAAATCAAATAAAGACATATTTCCACAGTTAGTAAAACAAGTAAATAACTTTGAATCTTTGTGATAATATAATTTATAGCTACATTCATCATTTGGATTATTATGACATATTGTTTTAAATATTAATTCTTTGTCATTACTTTTTTCAGATAAATCACTTCCAAGTTCACTAAGTATTTTTATTATATCTTCTTCAGTTATGCTTTTTAAAAGCTCTTTCACATCTATATATAACCACCTCCTAATAGGTTAATTGCCCAACAAATACATTATCACAATATGCTTTTTCTATAAATCTTCCTGACCTTCCATCCATTTCATACAATAATATTTTATTATCGTCATCACCAGACCTAGTTTTATTTACAAATAACAAGATGTGTTTTTTTCTAATATCTATACAATTTTTATCAAATTCTCTTTCTTTTCCTTCTTTTGTGGAACTATCTATAATCTCTAAATATGACTTTTGAAGTTTCCCTTCTAACCTACCTTTTTTCCATCTGTAAGGTTTTAAAAAATATCTATCTTTTTCGGGATTTAGTTCATCTGGTATTATTTTTCTCATCAATGTTATTGTATGCCCAACCTCTTTAATTTGTTTTGCATTTGATATACAAGCAGCAGTCAAATAACTGACTTTTCCTTCAGTATAAGTTGCTAATTGTATAGGAAAAATTATTCTCATCCTCATTTGTTTTCCAAACTTATCAAAATCTCTAGCTGCTTCATTCATTTCACCTGTAGAATTTCCTGATGAGGCATCTTCAGCTTTAAAAGTATCAAGTATCAAAGTATCATAGCCTTCACTCAAACTTAATTTTTTAGCTATTTTTTTTATTTTTTCGGTGTTAAAATCATACATTGATATGAATTTAAGTTTTCCTGGTATTGAATATTTCTCTTCAATAAACTTATTTGCTAAGTAGAAAGTTTTTTCTTCTTCAATTGTAAAATCAAAATTTTTAACTTTTCTCCTAGTCATTGTATGACAATTAAATATAGCATTTGATATATATGTTATTAATATCTGTTTGTAGTATTCACTTTGTTGTTCGTTACTTATTATCAAGACTTTACAATCAGATTCTACTAGCCCCATAGCCATATTTAAAGTAAAAGTTGTTTTTCCAGTGCCACTATGACCTGCTATAAAATATATACCATTTGAGTGCCCTACTCCATCTATTATGTTACTCAACATAGGCATACCCTGAACATATCTTTCTTCTCCAGTATCAGTTTGCCATCTTAAAGCTATTGCAAAACTAGCTGAGTTATCATCTTCATTATTTTTCTTTTTTAATATTTCTTCTGAAGTATAATGCAAGTCTTCTATAACAACATCATTTCCAACTAAATTAATACTACTATCTGCTAATAACATTTCATAAAAATCATGAACTTGAGATGCAGTCATAGAAGGAAATAAGTCTATTGGTTTTACTTTTACACCTTCCACTTCAATTTCCTTATCTATATTAAAGCCTTTACTTTCTAGCCTTATTATAAGATTAGATTTTTCTAAATCATCTATATATTTTTTTTGATTGTGTATATTTCCTAAATCTCTAACTTTTTGTATGCTTTCCCAACCACCATATTTTTCATATAATTCATTTAATGAAGGAGACATTCCTACAAATGCTGATACCGTCACTTCATCTATCTCTTTATATTTTGTACTTAATTCTCTTATGAGATTGTAAAAAAATTTAGTTTTCGGAAAAGTAAAGTCATTTTCAGATAGAGGATAGTCAGCAATTATACTTATATCTTGCAACAGAACCGATATCACAAGGCTTTCAATATTCCCTCTATTTTCTAATACCATTTTCTCCAACCTCCTTTATTAAATCCTTTAAGGTTGTTGTTCTTTTTTTTCTCGCTACTGGAATTTTCATTGTTTCTTCAGGTATGTCTACTAAATCCATCTCAGTTTCTTTTTTCTCTTTTCTTTGTATATTTTTCTTTACAATTGTAACATCTCTTATGTTATTTTTTAATATTGTAAATATATAGCATAGTTTTTGATATTCATTTTCTATATCTTTTCTAAACTCTAAAGCGTCAATTATTTGATTTTTCATTTCTAAAATACAATTATAAACATCTTCTCTTGTATAACCGTTATCTAACATCTCTTTTATCATTTTAGTCTTATTTTTTGCGATACATTTGTAACCAATAATACTATCTATTCCTAATAAAATTTGATTCCATAGCCATTTCTCTCTTTCTTCTAATCTATAGTGTAATTCACAACAATAATTTCGTTTTTCTTCTCTACCCGTTTTAGTAATATGAATCACTGAGTATATATCTTCAGCTAGAAATTTTTCTTTACAGTATCTACAAGTTATTTTTCTTCCCAATAATTCTCCTCCTTCTTATTGTTGATGTTTAAAAGTCGCCCTAATTGAGCGACCTTTTAAATTATTCTATATTCTTCCAGAACGCTTAGGTTGGGTACTTTGAATATTTTGAGATGTATTTTTTTTATTAGGAGGTTCAACTTGAGAATTGCCATCATCATCCTCGCAAAATGATAATTGAAGTAAGCCACCTAGTGCATAACGCTTACTATATGTTTCTGTTGCTCCATATCCTTGAATATCTAATTTACTCGGTTTTATAGGTACACTATCGGACTCCATAAACTGACCACTAGAATGCCATAATACAGTTTTAATTGATACTGAATTGTTTCCACCAGAAATGGGAAATTGAGTTATACATAAATCAAATTTTGCTAATATTGGTCTTATTGTTATTAGAATATCATCTAAATTTGCATATTTGCTATTATAAAATGGATTATTAGAACTCTTTTCAATACTTTCTACCTCTTTTTGAAAATCAACTAAACTTACTAATAAATCTTTTATATTTTCACTTCTGCGAAATGGTATTAATGAATCTTTATTCTCATTTTCTTTTAAATCTCCAACCATTTTTCTTATTACATCTTTTAATTGTTTTACTTCACTCTCTATGTTAGCTATTTGTTCTTCCATAAAACTCTCCTTTAAATTTTATTTAGTTTATAAATATTAATTAAAATGGTAAATCTGATTCTTCAATATTTATGTTATTCTTTTGTGCATCTTTTTCTTTCATGGCATTTTCTTTTTCTTCCATTTTATCTATCATGGCTACTATATTATCCTTATAGAATGGATTAGGCTTCCCATCTTCACCAAAATCATTTTCTTTTGATATCTTATTTCCTGAACCTCCAGTTATTCTAAGATATTTTATTATTTTATCTTTTTTCCCTGTACCAAATCCACCAGTTCCTTCTATTATCTCAGTTACTATATCTCCTTCTAATTGTGGTACATCTCCCACTTTATATAGCTTTTCAAATTCTTTTATTACTTCTGTATTATCAATTACAAGTCTAACTCTAAATCCATTATCATTGTATTTATTTATTATTCCTATTACTTCTAATCCTTCTTCTATTTTTATTATTTCCTCCAAGTATACATATGCCCTCCATAATATACCTGCCTTTATAGGTAGTTTTGCATCTTTTTGTCTGTTACAAAATTTACCTTGTATTCTAAATCCTTCATGTTTTTCTCCATCACTATAATATGTATTATCATCTAACTGACAAGTACATCTAACTATTTCTCCTCTACCCTCTTCTGCTCTAGTTACAATATCATTCACAACTGTTTCTAATCCCTGTGATATCTTATTAACTCCTCCAGCAGATGTGTATATGCTTCCATAATAATCAACTATTTCATTCTTATCTTGTGATATAGCAACATTAAGTTTAAACTTTATTGCTTCTTGTGGAGTTCCTTCTTTTACTCTTTCTGCTGCTAATATATCTAACACTTCCCCACTAACAAAAACCTCATTGTAATTTACATTTTTTTTCGCCATAAATATTCTCCTCTTTAATTTTGTATTTTATTTAGTTGTAATTATTCTTAATTTTTCTATATACTTATAATAACATGTTCTATTTATTATTTCAATACTTATTTTTAATTTTATTTATTTTAACTAAAAAATCCTCCCCAATACAATAAACCAAAAATTATTAGCTTTGAAATTGTAGATACTCCAAAACTTATTTTCATTTCTTTTACCTTTCCATTATTAGCTAAAGACGCTCCTAATTGCATAATGTATATTATTATTACTAAAATTTGTGGTATTCCTAATTTCATTTAACCTCTCCTTTTAATATGATTACATCATTAATTCTTTATATTTTGGTAATGTTTTAAAGAAATCACATAAAATTCTCCATTCTTCCATTTTATGATTTTCTCTTTGATTTATCATAGATTTTATTTGTAGATAATTTAATGTAACTCTTGCAGTTAACATTAATCCTGATGGGCAATTTGATATTATAATTTTCCAAAGAGTTTCCTTTGTGGCTCTAATATTTTCTCCATTTCTAAGAGTGACTTCATCAGATGCGGTTAATTTTAATTCCTGAAAATTATTATAATCGTAAATCAATTCATTCAGGAAATTTATTGTATTTTTAACAACATACTTATTACACATATCATCAATATTAAATTTGGTTAATCTGTGCATTTTACTTTGACTAGATACATAGTCATTATGATGATATCTATCCCACTGTCTCCACATATATTCTGACCATTGCAAATCCATTTGGACAATAATTCCTTTAGAGAAGCAATCATGGCCTGAACCTTGTTTTGATTTGCCTAATTGACATGCTCGTTGTAAATCTTTTTCTGAAATATTTACTTCTCTCATATCTTTAATCTGTTGCTGCATAGGATAACCACTCGAAATTATACTTTCTTTAATTCCATAAACACACACATTTGATACATCAATAATTCCTGGTATTTTTATTCCATTTACTTTCAATTTATCAACTCCTAACCTTCCACAATAATATAACCTTCTTTATAATGTCTTCCCATATTGTTCACCCTTTTATAATACTTATAATCACTCTCCCCTTTTATTCTTGGCACAAATACATCTATTGCATTAGAATTTCCAAAATATTTATTAGAACCTCTGTCTTTAACCACCTTTAAATTTCCATCAACTAATATTTTAGTTCCGAATTTAAGATGATTATTGGCCACAAACCCATATTGTAATTTTTCTCCTGTAGCTGTAATAGCTCCATATCTACTATTTTCACAGTTTAAAGAAGTATAGTAACTTACTTCCCATGTTACAGGAATTAATTTTTCTATTTTTATTCCTAAGTCCTTTTCTAAATTAATTCTCTTAATTTCTAATTTATATTCAGAACTATTTTTGTGTTGCTCCCACTCATATTTATACATTAAGTTAATATTTTTAGCTGTATCTGCTACAATATTTTTATCCATCCTGCTAGTACTCATTTCTTTAGTATTAGCAAATATATGTATGCTACTACCCATTACTAAAACACTTGTTACTAATATATTTCTCCACCTCATAAAGACCTCCAATCATATTAAAATTATCATTTTAAATACTTATTTATTCTGCAAGAGCATCATTCAATTCTTCACTAGATGGTTCTTTTCCTTCTCCATTCCATTCAAAAGCATCCTCTAAATATGCATTTGGATTATAACAACAATAATCACAATCAGTATTCTTATTTTCACATATATCTTTAAGTTTACAAGTCATTCTAACTCCCCCTAAATTTATTTATTATTTATTTCATCTAATACTAAATTTACTTGTTTCTTTGCTTTTTTAACTTCAATTCTTGCCAGACATAACTTAATACCTTTATTGAAATCAAACTCATCTGAATCATGGCAAGTAGCTGATGCTTTAAAATCTCCCATTCTAACTTCTACTTTCTTTCCATTTGTTCTATACTTACAAGTCTTATTTGTTCCAAGTACAGTCGCAGTTCTCCACTCACTCCAAATACGTTCTTTTTTCTTAGTCTTTATTGCAACTTCAAAATATTTTTTCAATTCACTATAATTCATGAATCCCATCCCATAATCTGTTTTAAAATGTATAGCTCCATTATTTCCCACAGATGTAATAACAAATATATCTCCTATTTTTAACATCTCAAAACCTTGTATTTCTTTCATTAATCTTATTTTAGTTCCTTCTATTAACATACTTTCTTCATCCTTTCTATTCTATTATTATATTTATCGATTGCTTCTTGCTCTATTTCATTGACATCTCTATTATATTTACCTTTAGCTTGGACTATTTTGCCATCTCTAACTTCAATTGTTACTAAACTTTTACTTGGATTATCCTTTTTTCTCATAAATAATATATGACATTTTCCATCTATAACATTTTGAATATAACTACTTACACAATTATTTTGTTGTACTGCTTCATCTTTAATTTCACTTGTGCTTTTTGGATATATGAATTTATAATCTTGATATGAATATTCTAGTGACTTGTCTATTCTTTTATTAAATACTTCTTCTTTAAATTGAGTTTTAAGACGATTATAATTTCGAGTTGCTATTTTATGAGTTGTTAAGAAATGTCTTGGATATTTTTCATATTTATCACTTATTGCACTCATCATAACAACATAGTCATATAATTCATTTAGAGTACTTTCAAGCCCATTCAATGCTTCATATGTCATTAGATTATCTATATAATTTATAAGTGATTGAGGCTTATATTTATATGTATATATTAATCTATCAAATATCACTCTATCATAACCAGAATCAAGAATTGAAATTAAATTAGTTTTTCTTATTGAATTCAATTCTAAGCTTAATAAATTATTATACAAATTGGGGTTTTTACTATACTTTTGTATCAATCGGTCACTCAAAGTAATACTATGATTCCTACAAATAGAAATAAGACCTTTAGGTATACTCTTAATATCACAATATATCGGATAAATTACTTTTTTTAATCCTGCTGAGAATAATTGTTCATACTTAGAATAATTATTTATTTCATTTAAAAAACTTCCTATATTTCTTATTCTTTCAACTCTCATTCCCCAAGCTCTGCTACTCTTACTTCTATTTACTCTTCTATCCACAAAATTTAAAAAACACTTATAATTTTCATCTTCAAAAGAATTCATTACCTCATGTAAATTATATCCTCTAAGTTGAGTACGCACATCTTTTACAATCCTTCCAGATTTACCAATGCATTCTCCTGTTGCCAAATTGTATTTTACATTTTTACCATCCTCAAATTCAAACACTAAAAATTGTTTGTTTTTATAAGCTTTCAAATATTAATCACTCCTTTACATCTTGATGACAATTGTATGACATAAGTTATTTTTCTACCTATGTAATAATCATTTTAGATTTTTTTAGAATTTATATATTTTTCTTTTAAACCTTTATTACCTCTTGTTTCCATGAGCTTATTTATAGATTTTATATAGTTTATATCATTAGAGATTCTCTTAAGACTTGTTATAAAATAAATAGAATAACTTCTTGGTATCTTCTTTCTGATAGCTAAATCAATTACTGTTCTGGCAGCATTATAACTTTTTAAATGAGTATGCCCTTCTTCAAATTTTTTATTTGTATTATAAACAATATATCCAGTTTTAGATTTGATAATAATATATTCTTTTTTCTCATATATTTTATTTGTATCCATTACAAATCCTCAATTTTATGCTATATCATTTCTAACTTTCCATGTTTTCTATTTAGCCTTCTTCTAATTTCATATGCAGATTTAATTTCTCCCTTTATACTTCTCCACTTATCTAAAATTTCTTCATATTCCTTATTTTCTTGTTTCAAAAAAATATTTTCTTCATTTAGTTCACTAATTTTAATATTTAATTCTCTGTTCTTCTCTAGTAAATTATAATATCTTTGCTCGTCTATAAGTATTGAAATCACTACCTTTCTCAGACTTCGTATATGCCAATTTAAGATTGCAAGGTATAAACACAAGTAGTCATTTATATACATCCTTAGAATGTCATATACGAGACCATATTTTTTTAATTTAAAACTGACATTTTATAATCATTTAATTATATATGTATTCCTGTAATAATTTTTTGAATATTTCTTCTAAGACTGGTACACAGATTGAATTACCTGCTTGTTTATAGAGCTGAGTATTGGACAATTTAGCTCTTATACATTTATCTATATCTTCATCATCAAAACCCATTAATCTCCAGCATTCTTTGGGTGTAAGTTTTCTTATCCTAAAATTATTATCTAAATTTTCCACTATTTTAGTCTGCCTATTTCCACCTTGACAAGTATCTAAAGATGGACTTAATCCTTTAGGATTATAACAAGTATTACTTTGATGGGCTTTGTTGCTATTTGGATATTTAAAATATCCCTCTTTAATTGCTTTTTCTTCTAATATCTTAGGTTGCCTATTCCCACCAGTCATAGCATTTAATGTTGGAGATATTCCATCAGCCCCATAAACTCTTTTTAATAAATCATATCCCTTTATATCTAATTCTCCTACTTCATTTATTCTAGGCTCAATAATAACATTATCTTTTTGAACTGTAGTTATTGTATTAGAACATTCATCTTTTCTTATTTCTAATTTCTGTTCAATATCACCTTGTTCATTATATCTTCCTCTTATAGCTCCATTAGAAACATTCTTTTCTTTAATATACCCCATAGCATATCCATGTGTACCACTGCATAAAGTCATAGATAATCCTTCATCTGATATAACTTGACCTGCTTGAGATTTAGGATGTTGAGATACATTACCTTCTTTAATTATTTTATCTATAATTTGTTTGGGTTGTTTATAGTCTCTTGCAGATAGGGTTGATATGCATTTATCTGGATTATAACACCATGCAGATGTACATTTATCAAATATTAAATCTCCATTATCATTGTATGGATTTGGCGTAGTAGTCCCAATAACCTTTAAATCCTCATTGTTTAATCTATCTGTTGGAAATTTAGTAAATCTATCTTGTATTTCTTTTGATAAATAATATTTTTCTTCAACTTCTTCTTCAAGAAAATCTCTTAATCTATATTGTAATGTAAAACCTATTGGAAATTCATAAGGAGTATGTTCTCCTAGTATTGATATACAGAAAATTCTTTCTCGATTTTGAGGTATTCCAAAATCTTTTGCATTTAAGATTTGATAATATGAAGTGTATCCCAATCCTTTTAAATCATTTATATATTGTTCAAAATTATGTTTATGTTTTTTACTTAGTACATTTTTTACATTTTCCCAAACTACATATTTTGGTTTAATATACTTAACTATTTCAACCGTATTCCACATTAGAGAAGAAGCAGTCCCACTTCCTTTATCCCCTCCATCTCCTTTTCCAGCCACAGAATAGTTCGTGCATGGACTTCCATGAGTAATTATATCTACATCTCGTGAAAGCTTAGATATATCAATTTTTGTTATATCACCTAAATTCATATCTTCACTTACATCATGTATAACTGAATATGATTTACTTGCATATTTATTAATTTCACAATAATTTATTAATTTATACCTTACATTAATATTTCCTAGTGCTTTTTCAAATGCTCCTATTCCCGAAAATAAACTTAGTAATTTTAACTCTCTTATAATACCATCTCCTTTGAATTGAATATTGATTGGCTTCTTTGAATTGTTTTATATGGAATTAAACTTTTAGATTTGTTTGGTCATTTAGAATTGATACCTTATAATCATTTAAAACCATGATTTTATAGTTTATATTTTCCATCATTCCTTGGATATAGAAATTTTATATCTTTAAGGTCTAAACCATCTCTCTCGTAAAAATCCTTTGCTCTTATACATTCTCTTGGCGACACTCCATATAATTTAATTAAATCCCTAAAATTTATAAAATGTTTTTGGCCATCATTTTTTGATGTAATATATCCTTCAATTACCACATATTTAATTTTCATTTTGTACCTCCATTTTTTTGACTTATTAATACTTTTAACTTTGAAAATTTTGGATTGTACCCCTTCTGCCATACAAAATGAGCATATTCAATACTGTCTGTCTTTTTATCATCTGTAAAACTCATTCTTTTGTTGTGAACAAAAATATACTTAGGCATATTATTTTTCCACAGTTCTTGTCTTACTTTTCCTCCAAGGTAATTTAATCTTAGTAGCATAATAACAAAACCATCTTCTTTAACATCATTTAAGGCTTTATTAATTATATCTAAACTGATATTAAATGGAGGATTAGTAATGATTACATCGTATTTTTCTTTGGATTGAAACTTTAGATAATCTTGCTTTAGATTTGCTCTTGAATCATCTCTTATATCTACTGTATCTATTGAAATTTCTTGATTTGAAAATTCTTGAATTGCAGTTGGGTAGCTCATTGGATTTGTATTATCTCCACCTGCACATGGGTCTAATATCCTTATATTTGAATTGAGTATATTTTCATATCTACTGAACTCACTTAGAAATTCTTTTATTTTAGGAATCGGAGTTCTATAATAATCACTTACATGAAAATCTCTAACATTACTTCTATTTGTACTACTTATAGGTATCACCTCTATTTATCTAATATTTCATTTACTGATACATCTATAAATATGAATACAGCATTTATTACTCCACAAACAGGATAAGCTACTAATATTCTTAAAATATTTTTCCCTAGCTCTAATCCACTATAATCACTAGATTTTAACAGATTGATTGCATTTACAAATCCATCTAAAAAAATACTTTTCCTCCTACATATGCTGCTATTATAAATCCTATTATAAAAATAATAATTGAAGTTATATGATTAATGTTATTCCTTTTCTTTTTTATCCTTTTAATCAAATATAAATACCTCCTATTTAAGTATTAGTTCTCCCTTAAATTTAATATTTCTAACCATTCCCGTTTTTTCTAAATTAAAACTTAAGTCTTTGATTTCAATTCCTTTATCCTTATAATGCTGTTTAATAATATCCATTGCTTCTTGAATTGATATTGTTATTTTCATCTTTTAATCTCCTTAAAATAATACTTTTAATCTAAGTCATTATTAACTAATAATAATGCTACAAGACAAAATCCATTAAGTAACATCCCATTAGTACTGCCTTGCAAGTAATTACCTATCATACAGACTAAATTAAAAATTGCAGCGATATTTAAAATCAAATTAATACTCCTTTCTTTTATTCTTCTTTATTGATGTATATACTACTTGATGGTATAAGAATCCAGATTAGCAACCATGCTAAGGTATTGATTGGATATGTTGTATCTAAGAATTGAAATTGTGGGAAGTTTAAAATATCTACTACCCAAATTATTATAAGAATTGTTTTTAAGACTTTAAACATTTAGTTCTCCTTTATTTGTTAGATTGATTTTCTTCTATTACTACATGAGCATTACATATAATCACCCTCTTACCATCAAAATCTAGTGTTATAGTACCACCATCTCCATCTTTAACTCTCATGCTTTTACTTGTATATGTTTTTAATACCTCGCCATTATCTGAATATACATTTACAGTTCTATTAAGCCCTGATACATCACTTTCAGCATCTTTCATTGAGCTTTGTATTCCTGTACATCCAGACATGCCTATTAACATTGTGCCTACTATACCTATTAATAAAAACTTTTTCAATATAATTTCACTCCTTTGTTTTGATTGAATTGTAAATAAGATTTTTTAGAAATTTTGATTTGATATAAAAGATTTTTTTGATATGTAATAAATAACTCTCTTAAATATGATTATCTAAGTTTTTCACTTGAATTGTTCCAGTAACGCAATCTATACCTTCTCTAATAATAGAACCCAAACAATAATCTATTTCATCTATGACTAATCTTATATTAGAAGTATCGTTAATAATATTTCCATTTATAGTTTTCATATATTCTATTTTATGATTAGACTCTATATAAGTTTTAAATACTCTTGGTATAATTATATCTAGTTTCAGTTCCTTCGCTTTTTCAATTATATAGTTCAAATTTCTACACGAATAACATAATATAAGTGCATTATTTTCATAAGCATACTTTATTAATTCTGTAGTTTTTCCACTTTGTCTAGCTCCGTTTATTAATTTCATAATTATTTTTCTCCTATTAAATTATTTTTTCCAAACACATTTGTTCTTTTATTTCTTTTATAATACTTAACCTTCCTTTAGCAATATATTTTTCTTCTTTACTTTGTAATAAACCATGAGCTATATCATATTGTATTTTATCTATACTGTCATTTAGCCATTTAACCAGTTTATCTTTATGTACATATTTTTCATTAACTATATCTTGAATCATTCTATTTCTTTTAATTTGTATAGCTTTAACTCTTTTTGCCTCTTCTTCAAAATCCATATTTGTCCTCCAGTTTAATATTAAATTTCTACTACTTCCCACTCGCCAATAAACATTTCTACTATATTTTCTTTCCATGGCACTCTGCCATACTTACTTTCAATATATAAATAAGGTGCTGTCATTTTGCTATGTTCATCTGGTCTTTGTATTTTTACAACAACATCCTCGCTCCATTGTGGCAATCTCATTCCTAATTCTTTGCTACTACTCTTTATTTCCTCAAAAGCAATTCCAAATCCTAAATTTCTATCTAATTTTTTCATTTTATATACCTCCTCTAAATTTAACTTCATCCTGATTTAACAATTCTTCTAGCAATTTATTATATAATTCTTTACTTATATACTTAAATTCTAGTTTCCCTCCTATTTGCCTAACGCCTATGCTATAACTATTTGTTTTCATATCATTAACTAACGTAACTTGCAAGTTGCCATTTTTCAATATAACATTTCTTTCAAAATCCATAGCTCCCTCCAATTAAATATTATTTTACTCTTTCATCATACATAGCTCTTAAGTAATGTAAATCTTTCCATGCTCTATCAAATTTACTGTCTCTTTTAAATATATACTTACCTTCTTCATTTTTTATATATTCAAATCCTAACCACACTAATGAATCAGCTAAAATTTTATGTTTAACAATTCTTACTTTTTCCATCTTATAACCCTCCCTCAAACTTTCTAATTACATCAATTCTTTTCTGTAGCCTTTCATTATCAAATTCGTCATCCTCCATCATATATTCTAAGTTATCAAGTAAGTAATTTACTGCTGTTATATAGTTTTTAATTTCTTTATTCATTTTAAATATCTCCTCACCTATTATTTTTATTTTACAGTTATCATATTTTTAATCATTTCAGTAGTATTTACTAATGCTCTATTTAAAATATCATTATCTATTTCAATTGGTCTCATATTATCACTTCTAGCCATACCAGCACATACACAATCTGTTATCATTTCTAAAATATCTATTAAATTAACATCTTCTGGACATCTTGATAACAAATGATGTCTTTCATTTCTTATATGTAATTGATACCATTCATCATTAACAAAATCTGTATTATTATTTATAGTTGATAGAAAGTTTTTGTAAAATAATTTTTCATCAGATTTTTTAGTATAATCATGTGTAGCTCCAGCGACAATTAATTTCAAAGCTAATTCATTCATAACATTTTTAACATCCTGTATATGCATATCATTTGCTTCTTGAAACTCTTGAAAACTTACATCTTTTTTTGCTGTTCTTGTATCTCCATTTGAATTTTTATAAATTACAATCATTTTATTTACCTCCTATTATTAAATGATGCTTTTAACTAGTCTTCTCTATTTAAACTATCTAATATAGAAAAACCATCAGGATATCTTTTTAAAAGTTTTTCTATATTTGAATTTGCAACATCTTCTAATTCTATACCTATTACATTACACAAATTAGCCATATACCAAAGTGTATCTCCTAATTCCTTTTTTATTTCATCTTTATCAGGCTTATACCCATGATATAAATATTTTTTTATAATATCACCACATTTTCCAGCTTCACATACTAACCCTAATGTGTAATTCACTAATTCAGTACTTTTAAAATTTCTAGTTCTTTCAGCCTGTTTTTGATATTCTTTAAATTCTTTCATAATTTACAATCTCCTTTACATTAAAAGTATCATTTTAATTAATTATCGCTTGTATTATCCATGACTTCTTGTACAGATTTTTCCATATCATAATCATATACATCACCATTTTTATATCTAATATCTACAATGTGTTCAGGAATATTATTAAAATCTTTTATATCTTTAGATATTTGTTTGCCACAATATGGGCAATAGTTTATATGTAATGATTCTGAACATGGAGCAATTATTACTTTTCTAATATTCTTGTAGTAGTCAATATTAATATATATATTTCCTCTACTTTTATATCCGTTTAGTTTGAAATATTCATAACATCCATCATCGCAATTATCACAATTATCTCCTGCTATAATTTCACATGTATTGTCTTCTAATAATCTACTTCTTGAGGTTAAAAGTATATTTTTTGTATTATCAATTATACTTTCACAAAACTTACACATATTCAATTACCTTTCTTATAAAATTAAGATTTTATTTATATACTCTCTAAGTCTTTTTTTGAATCTCATCAATTATCATATCTATTTGTTCTTCCCATGATATTTCACCATTCCAAAATTTTAGCATTTGTATTCCTATAACAGGATACCTCTCTGATATATCTAATATTCCATTAAGAACTCCATCAAATATCATTTGTTCACCTAATTTTAAATATGTATCTTGTTCATCCATATAATCATATCCTTTTAGATTTTTTATTTTATCTTAAATATATTTTTTATATAATTATCTATACAACACTCATCAATTTGACTTCCTGATGTTTTAGGATGTCCTCCACCTCCAAATACTTTAGCAATTTCACTTAAATTTATATTATCTTTTATGGTTCTATATGAAATGATTTCTCGATTAATTATAACTATAAAATCAAGTTCTGGATGTAACTCACTTAATTTATTTCCTAATTCGCTTATATGGTTTTCTGCAAATACAATTCCTGCATTATATCCTAGAATTTCTTTAACCATCATATTTTCATCTTTTTTCTCTACATATCTATCTATTTCTTTTTGTTTTATTTCTAATAATTTTAAACTCAATTTATCAAATAGACACATCTCATCATTATCTATTTTGGTTAACATATCTATTATAAAATCCTCTATTCCCATAATATACATTAAATCATTTAAATATTTGGCATCTAAATCATTATATTTATCTTTCCATTCCCATGTATCATACCTTCTAACAAGTTCTATAAAATATTTTAATGTAGGTTCTGAGATATCACTACAATATCTTTGTAGGTAATCAAACAACATTTGAGTCCCACATGTTTTACCTTTATTACACTCTATTTCTACATTAGCCCATTCATAATCATTTAAAAATAGTGCAGTTGAATGATGGTCAAGTAATTGAACTTTATTTTTAATCTTATCTAACTTCTTTGCAACTTCTTCATTTACTGATATATCTGTTATTAATATTTGTTCATATTTATCGTGATTTTTTAATGTATCTAATACTACATCATTTATATTTTTATAATTACAATAGTTAACATCTATTTGTTCTCGTAAAATATACTTTGCTATAATACAGCAACTTACACCATCTAAATCATTATGTGTTATTAATTTTATCATATCCTTTTTTCTCCTTTTTAATTTTATTTAAATAGTAAGACTCCATGAAAAGGCTTATACTCTTTTTTATATACATTCATAGAAAATAAAACTGGTTCTATTTGCTCTGTAATGGAATTTATGATAATTTCGTTTGATGTATTTACATCTACTATTACACATTCACAACTGTAACCTCTTAACTCACGACTTTTTATACCTCTATCAAATATTAAAACTTTTATTAATCTATCTGTATTAAAACATTTTAACTCTATTTCTATATAATGTGCTATTCTGTTTATATGCTTTATCGTAATATATTTATTTTTCATAGTTGCTTTTATTAATTCTTCATAGATAAATTGCTTGTTTATAGTAAAAATTATTATTGAGTATTCTATCTTAATATCATCCTCGTGAATTTCATTAGCAAAACTATTTATCAATGTATCATAGATATTTTCTTTATTGTACTTAAATATATCTTTATTTATTATCATATCAAATATGTTTAATTTCATTTTATTCACCTTCCATTATTACTGTAATACCATTTAAATCCAATCTATGTGTGTTTAAACTATTCATGTAAGAAACTATAGGCTCTACTATATTTTCAATATCTTCATGCTGAACCCTAACTATATCACAACTATCATTTTTTTCATTGTCTATATATTCAACATAAATTAAATTACACATATCATTTTCGTCAGTAGCTAAAGATATTTTAGTATCTTCATATATTGGAGTCAATTTGTCATAATCACAATCTTCATTTGGACATAACAAAATGGTATAATTTAAATAATAATTATACTTTTTTGACAACTCATCAATATCATAAATCATATTGCATCCTTCACATAAAAATTTCATAACATCACCTCTTTAACTTTTACAACTTAGTTGATTTAATTTTTCTAAAGTAGCTTCTAATTCTTTAGCATACTCAGCATTCTCTTCTTTTAAAATATTTATATCCTCATGTAATTCATCAACTTTTGTACTCAGTTCTATATTTTTTCTAGCAAATCATGATACCTTTGTTCATCAATAATCATTAATAACACTTCCTTTACTTAATTCATATATAATTTAAAACCCAAACTTGAATGACATTCTTAATACTTCTTCAATCTCTTTTTTATATAACTCTACTGCTTTATCTCGTACTTCCTTTGTTACAAAACATATTTCATTTAAAGATTTACATACAATAGGATAAATTCTATCTATATCAAAAGAATCAGTTATAGAAGATATATAAAAATCTACACTATACTTTTCACTATCATCATTCCAATTAATTTTATCTGCACCATTTAAATAACTAAAAACCATCAGTTGTCTTTCTAATAATTGCTTTTTATTAATATATTCTGCTAATTCTCTATTTGGAAAATAGTTAAAATTCTTAAAGAAAATATCTTCTGCTGGACATTTACAATCTCTATATTCATGAACCTTTCCATCTCTTTGTATAGTAAAATACATTTTGCTTCTTTCAAAATTAGTTTTAAATTTGCCAGTATACTCTTCCCAATTATTATTAACTAACCATTCTTTTGGAATATTAACACCTACTAAAAATTCATTATTTTCAACAAGTGTAAAAGCATCTTCACATACTAATAAATACTTCCCATTTTCCCAATCATTTTTCTTTATTCTTTCATACTTTTCTATTGCTTCTGTAATTTTCATAACTCACTCCTCCATTAATTAAATTCTTAAAAATTATTGATAACACCACACTTAGAGCATTTCCATCGTTTCTTTAATTTATAATTATCAAAATAACAATTAAAATATCCTACAAATTCTTGAAATTCTATCCTTTCACATTGATAACACCATACTTTTACTACATCACCTTTAGAATACATTTATTGTCTTTCTCCTTAATATAATCTCAATCTTTTAATTGTAGATGGTATTTCATCCTCATTAAATATTCCTAAGTTAACACATGTTATGCTATTTTTAGGAATTTCTGTTAATCCTCTATCCACTATAGTTAAATAACCTTTTTCTTTAAATTTTAATAATTGTGCCTCTTTAGCTTTTAATATACATATTGTATCCCCATTATTCTTAAATGACGTTAAATCACATTTTAAATCTATTAATTCATGTGCTATTATTTCTGTTTCATAAGAGCAAGAAACAGTGTCTAAAATTTTGTTATACAAATAATCATAAACTGCATGTGCAACTTGTGCTCCAACTTTGCCTGGACTCATATTTAAGTCTGAATTAATTGCTATGTACATTTTTTTCATTATTATAAACCTCCAAATAAATTAAAATTATTATCTTAATACCAATACATAATAATTAAACTATGTTTTTCAAAATCAATTATGTTTAACATTTTTTGAAATTCTTTTAATACTAAATCCCAAAACTCCTGTGTATACCTATCATCAACTGTTACTTTTTTATCATTTTTATAATAATACTCTTTATCCTTATTGTATATCTTAGAATTTATATCTTTTTGTTTAAGAAAAGGAATTATATAATCTTCCAAATCTTCCTTTGTAATAAGTATGGCTTCATCTTCATAACTTTCATAACCTTTTTCCCATTTGGCTTTATATATCATACGAATAACTGACCAATCTTCTAAAGATATATCAATATCTAATAATTCTTCAAACTTATAAAACTCTTCTTCATCATTATTCAATTCCTTATATTTCTCACCTCTTGTTTTATTTAAATAAATATCTAAATCTGTAACTTTTGTTTTTACTGAATAAAAACCTAAATCTAATCCCATATGTATCACCTCGCTAATTAAAACTGTTTTAATTAGATTCTAAATTCACTTTTTCTTTTATGATGTTTAATAAAGGTTTATAATTATCAATACCTATTGCTCTCATTACTCCATTATCTACATGTTTAATATATTTCATTAAATACCTCACTTATTATTTTTAATTCATCACAATCATGCTCATTTTCTAATTTATTTTTTATAAATTCTGCTACCTCCTCTTCTTTTAACTTTTCTATATCTTCTTGATGATTTAAGATAACCTTCATAATAGATGACAAAGACATCCCATAATCATACATCGACTCATCTCTTATAATATCCTTCTTTTTATTCTTATATATTACCATTCATTGTTATTCTGAAACTCCTACGCCTAAAGGCGTGGGGTTCTTAGGTACTACATGAATTTCTACAATACTCTCAGTTATAATAAATCATAACCTACAACATATTATCACTAATCATATTCCCTAAGACTTTTATTAACAAAGTATCTGTTGACACCATTAACATTAATATTAGGCTCGTTTCTCAACCTATATAGTTTTTATATCCCCATACTAGATATTAATTTATAACCATTTAATTTTAATTTTTTTAATCTATTTATCTCTTTATCATGTAATATTTTAAAGTTATCATATGTTTTAACACACAATTCTCTGTTGATTGATTTTAAATCTTCATTAACATTCATTATTAAAAATGCAGAATAGCAATCTCTTTGAATGTCCATACCATTATTCCATCTATCTTTTAATTCCTTCTTATTGTACTCATCTGAAAAGTGATTATATTGACTGGCTCTACATTTAGCAGTATCTATCTTATATAATCTTTCATTATTATATTTTAACTTATTGTCTAACATAGTCAAAAACATTGATGGTGCTTTATTTGCTAATGATTTTCCAAAACGTTTCTTTTTATTAATTCTACCAGTTTTTTCATTAATAGTAGTATCCTTGACTCTAGTTTGAAGTCTTTTATAACTCATCGTTTCAACATAAAACTTATTGCCTAAATTTAGTAATTTGTTAATTAATATATAGTGGTCTTGTTTTCTTATTTCAGCTTGTTTTCTATATAACTCTTTTCTTAGTCTTTTTAATTTAAGATAGTGATTACTAAATATCCACTTATCTCTATTTCCTTGTTTTATAGTACCATTAGCATTGAATTTATTAAGATTAGTTGCACGTTTACTTCTATCCATTTTACGTTGAATTAACTTTATTTGCCTATCTATATTATTAACATTAGGAGCTAACTCCAATAACTTAACATCACATTTACTAGATATAGCTATAGTTTGAGTTCCAATATCTATACCTACATTACCTAAACCAATTTGTCCTTTTATTTTTCCTTGATTGGTTGTTTTTTTAGGTGGAATTCCTTCTAAGACTAATTGTACATACCATTTAATTTTACCCTTAATTTCTTTTTTAAGTATTCTACAATATTTTATTTTATCTTGTATCGCTCTTTGAGCATAATTGTCATTATTCTTTATTATTACTGGAATAGTCATCTTATTAAATTTAATAATACCATCTTTATAACTAATACCAGTTGAATTTTGTTTCCCTTCTATTGATGTTAATTCATTATATCTAATATAATTAACTCGTTTAGCTTGATGATAGATATACTTATTAAAAGCATTAAAACATCTTGTAGCTATCTTCTGAGTTATAGCAGAATGTAGTTTATAATATTTACCAATAAATTTAACAAACTTATGAAGTGAATACTCTGTTAAATTATACTTCTTATTAATTTCACTAAATATTTTATTTCTATCTTTACCCTTATATTTACAATTTGCTTGGTGTTCTTTAGATTCTATCATGTGGTTATATCTTTTAAATAGCTCTGATAAACATGAATTATATACTTTTCTATACTTATCAAAAGCATTACATATAATGTCTTCTTGAAACTTTTCTGTTTTTAATTGCAATGTTAATATATAATTTGACATAGTGTTCACCTCACTTTCTAGTATCTTGTTTTCTGGTTTTTCACATATTTTTTAATAGTTTCACTACATACGTTTCCTGCTGTAGATACAAAATAGCTTCTAGTCCATAAACTAGGCATTTTTGATAATTCAATAAATTCTTCTCTTAATATTTTACTTGTATAGCCTTTTATATTTTGCATTATATCAGAAGGATTTAGAGTCGGAAGACTATTTAAAAACATATGTGTATGGTCTTTATCGCATTCTATTGCAACAATTTCGATATCCATTTCCTTACACTTATTTTTAACTAATGTTTTAAATCTATCTTCTAAACCTTCTATATTAAATATTTTTCTTTTATATCTAGGGCAGAATACAAAGTATTAACATTATACGTGTATGTGTCAATACTTTTTATACACTGTTTGTGCTATCCATCCCACACCTAAAGGAGTGGGCTTTCCGCACTATTCTGTAATCCCATTTAAATCTAAACTATTTTTATTTAAACTTTTTATGTAATGTATTATGGGTTTTACTACATCTTCAATATCTGCATTTACCTTTCTAAGTAAACTATAATCACCACAATCATATTCAACATAAGCTAATTGGTTTGTATCACTATCAGAACCTAATGATAATTCTGTTTTACTAGCTATAGGTATTAAATCTCTTTTGCAACTAGGACATACTATTACATCTTCATTTAAGAAATAATAGTATTCTTGTAATGTTTCTTCTACATTGAAGTATTTATTACAATTCTCGCACCAAAACCTCACAGTATCACTCCTTTTATATTTATAACATAGACTCTATTTTATTTATCTCTAATTCAACCTTCTTTTCATTAGATAATAATTCCATTAATTTTATTTCCATCTCTTCAAGTTTACTTCTTTCCTCATTTATAGTTAATATATCTAATTTACTTTTTATATCATCTATCCAATCTTGTACATCATAACCACTCATTACAAGATTGAAGCCTAAATTTTTAGATGACATATTATAAGAATGTAACATAGATGCTAATAATATTAATTCATCTTTTTTTAGTACTTGTATATTAATTTTCTTATTATTCCAATTCAATATACAATTAGTTTTTGGTGTAAATTTTTTTATTGAATCTAACTTTTCTTTTTTTAATTTTATTTGTTCTTTTAAAGTTATTATTTTATTATCACTATTCATTAATTATTTCCCCTCTCTATATAATCTTCCATTTAATAAATATGTGTTTAAATATTGTGGTCTTATTTTGTTATATAATTCTTCTAAATTGTTATATTTTTCTTCTCTATAACCATAAGTATAGAGTGTGCTACGTCCTTTTAAATATTTAATTCTACCATCAGAATATATTCTTACTTTTTCTCTATTTGCATAAAATTCAATTCCCCAACATGTTTTATCATCTTTCATTTTTTCTTTAAATTCTTCTAATGAATACTCTATATATTCATTTTTGGATTCATCTATTGGTGAATAAAAATAACTTCCTTCCATTTTATGAAATATATCAGCGTAATTTTCATGACAATCACTATCTATAATACTTATTAACTTATTTAGTACACTTCTAAATTGTTCAAAATCATCCCTCTCAACATTATAAAACCAATGATATTTACCTGTACATTTTTTACCATACAAACTATAATAATCAAATTTCCCAATGTAAATAAAAGTTTGATTTTGTTTAGTTCTATATGTTGCCCCAATAATTAAATCTTTTGCTTTTATAATTTGTTTATTATGTAATATCTTATTAAATTCGGTGATTTCTTTATAATCTGGAGATGATATTGGTATTAGTATTAAATCCTTACCATCCCATCCATATACAAATTCTCCCTCTAATCCTTTTCCTTTTATAGAGCTTGTATTTTCTAATATATATAATAAATTTTCTACTGTTATTTCAAATTCAAATCCTCTTGAATCATAAATCCTAACATAAGTTTGTCTATGATTCCATCCTGTATTATAACCACCTATTTTTTTATTTAATACAAATCCTGACATTGGAGTATTTTTATATATTAAAGGTTCTATATTTTTATCTCTCCAAGAATTCCAAGATTGTTCTTTTCTCAATTTTCCATTTTCATCCTTATATATTACATAAGCAAGTTTACCTGTATAAGTCCCATTTCTATTTTGGAATCCTATAATTATTTCTTTAGGTATAAATATATTATTCATAGCATCCCTTTCTATATAGAATTACTTAATAATCCTAGTTTTTCTAATATACTTATTCTCGCACTTTCAAGTTCGCATTCTTCACAATCTTTTCTTGAATTTCGCATTTCATCATAAACACATCCACTACGACAAGGATTTGATGACATATAAGCATCTATAGCTCTTATTTCGTTTTGATTTAGCTCTATTGTTTTCATGAATCTCTCCTAAATACTTTTTTAATTCATACATTCTAACATTTCTTTTCTATATATACTGCTATAAACTATTTTCTTTGCTATTATCTCCATTTCTGATTTAGCTTGTTTTTCTTTATAGGAAAATGTATTAATATACTCACTAAGTACTTTTAAACTTTCATTCATAGTATCTAAAGTCTCTTTTAGCGTTTCTATTTCAGATGTTAATCCTTCTCTTTCAGCTAATAATTTGTCCTTTTCAGATGATATTTCATCCATTATATTAATATATTCTTTTTCGGTTTTGTCTAACTTTTTCAATAAATTTTCAATTATCATTAAATCAGTTTCTCTATCAATTCCATATTCAACTCTATACAATGTTATTATTTTTGTATCTCTCAAATCTGTTATTAGTATGATATTGTCAACTAGCCTAAAATTTGTTTCAGTATATTTATCATTAAACCTTCCTGTGTAAATCAATCTACTTTGTTCAAACATCTTATTTAAATCTTTTTGATATTGTTCTTTGTTTAAATTTAGATTCTGCTCTACACAATTTTTCTCACACTCTTTAATTCTCTCTATATATCTTCTTAGTGCATGGTTAGTTACATTTATCATTTTATCTTCTCCCAATCTACAAATTTATGAATATTAAAATTTAAATCTATATAATATAAATCATATTGTTCAATATTTTTATTTTTAAGAGTTAACGAAGCTCTCAAGCCTCCTAATGTCTTAAAACCAATTCTATTACCATTACCTATATAAAAATCTTCCATATCTTTATTTTTCGCAAAATAAATCCTATTCATACATTTATACCTCTATCATTTTGTATTTTATTTAGTTTATATCTTTAACATATTGTATTTAGTTCCTCTTCCTTATTTATAATAATAACATAACTTCTTATTTATTTCAATAGTTATTTTGTATTTTATTTAGTTTATAATTTTATTATTTATATTCGCACAATTAAATACTTTGTGTATATCTTTTTAATAATAAGAAACTTCTTTACCTTCCTCTCTAACTCTTAGAAAAACAGGAAATCTTAAGGATAGTTCACCTTTTTCATTGTTGGTTTCCTCGAAAAATTTTACTTCTATAACTCTTCCTAATATCTTATTTTGATTAATAAAATAATACTTACGTTGTTCATCTGTAAATCCAGAGCCAACTCCTAATCTATATCCTTTATAATCACATATTATGTTGCCTAACAAATCCTTGTATTTACCATCACCTTCCTCTATATCAATACATCTTATATCACATGTATTAAACACCTTTACTTTAAGTAAGCTTTTTACACGTTTACATTGATATGATTCATCAGATATATTAATCATTACTCCCTCTTCATTATTGGATATCATTTCACTTAAATATTTAGTAATCATTGTAACATCTCTACCTTGATATAATGGTTCTAAATATTCAATATATTTTAGTTCATTGATAAGTCTTTTAAATATCCTTTCAAGTTTGTTTTTTCTAATATAACATGGTGTTTTATCTTCTCCTGCATAAAAGTCATTTATATTTTGAATATAGTCATAACAAACCATTTTTAATCCTGTTTTAGTACCTTTAATTCTACATCTTTTTAAAGTATCTTTAAATCGCTCTTTAGAATTTTTATAGATACCTTCTGCAAGTAATTCACCATCATAAACTCCTACAGGCATTTTAATAAAATCTTTCTCTATATCAATTAAATTTTCTATTATCTGTCCTTGTCTACTAAATATTTTAATGGAGTTTTTATCTTTAACTACTATTATTCTTGTTCCATCCAGTTTAGGTGTTAAAATAAATTCTTTATTACCAAGTTTATCTTTATTTTTATCATAATTTTCTGCTAACATTACCCCAAATTCTCTTACAAGTCCTGGCATTATTTTGTTTGCAGTTTTTGATGTCAAGCCTAATTTAATTGATTTTGTAGCTAATCCAATTATAAATTTTTTCAATTCTTCATTTTGATTCGCAAATACTTGTATAGTTTTAATGTCAATGTCTCTTCCTGTGTTATTTTTAGATAGGTAATCAATCATATCATATACATTATTTAAATTACTATAATTAACACTATTTAATGACTTAGATATCTTCTTTTTAGATATTCCAGTTACAATATATGTATCTAAAAGAAATTGCAAGCATTCAACAAACATTCTATTATTTTTATATTTTTCTAATATTCTCTCTTTTTCTTTTCTACTAGATGTAGCTGCTAAACTATCGAATATTTTTTTTACTTCTAAAAGTTCTTTCATTAAAAACCTCCTTGTATCTACTAGGTAAAATCACATTAAAACATTTGTTTTAATTACTTTTCTATATATTCATGTGCTTTAAATTCACTAAATTTGCCATCTTCTTGTTTAATAAATTTATATATATCTATTGATAATAAGTTAGAATTAACTTTACTTATTGATATATGACGCATATCCTTAATTCCTACCAAGACATTCCTCCCATTATTCCTTCCATATTGAAATCCTATTTTCAATAAATAAAAATCTACCTCCTTACTAATAATTGGTGTTTCAAATTTATCCCATTTTTCTATATCCTCCTGAATATTCATATGGTCATTTATCCTATTAGTAATTTTTTCTATATTCCATCTTTTTGTTTTTCTTTCTTTTATTTTTTTTAATTTATTTATATTCAAACTAATACCTCCTTATTTGATTTTGCTAGTTTCCAACCACTTATTAAAATAAATACATAGCTCATTAGGAATAGATATTTTCTCTTCGTAAAAATGAATGTCTTTATTTTTTTTATTGATTACGCTCATGTTTATACCTCTTTGATTATCTATCTGTTTAATACTCTATTAGTCATATACATGACCAGTTCATTTACTTTTTTCATATCTGGAGAATTAGGTAGACAAGAATTTTTTTCTGCATACTTAAAGTTTTTATCTAATTCATTTACTATCTCAAATATTTCATTATAGGTATATTTTCCCTTTCTTATATCTAATAAAAACTCCTTATCATTCTCTCGATATGTATTAATCCCTTTTCCTTCTAGTATTTCTATGCCCATTAAAAATAATCTAATTAAATGCATAGCATGTTTATTAAGGTGTAATTCATCTTTTTTATTATTTCTATGATTTAATTTAGAATAATCTTTTAGTATATTATTCATTTCACTCCACATACCTTTTAAATCTCTGAGTGGATATTTTTTCAGATTAACATCTATAAAAATTTCTTCTTCTAAATCTGTTCTTTTAGATTCTTCAATATACAATTTTATTTCTTCCTCGGATACGACTTTATATCTATCTTCAAATGTTTTCATTTGCCTTTTTACACTGTTCATTATGTGTTCTTCTTTTTCTTTTTGTTTATAGTTATCTCTTGCTAAAGCATTTTGTAATCTTCTTAGTTGAGATATTGCATATCCACCAAAACTATTAGCAGCTCTTTTAGTTAAAAATAAATCTACATTATCTTTTAAAAGCTTCCCTTCTTCAGTACAAACAAATAAGTCTTCTTTTCTCGTACCTAATATTTCTATTACATTTGGATTTACATTTAATAATAATGTTATTATTTGTTTTAATGGATATATAACTGTATCTGTTTGTTTATTTTCATATGGCTTATTTATACAATTCATAGTTAATATTTCTTGTGCTGAATTTAAATATATCCCTCTTATGTCTAAATCAGATATATGCTCAGGAGTATCTATATTAGTTCCATATGCAAAACTTCCTCCAGTTGTAAGAAGTATCATTCTATTTTTTAATCTTTCTTCTTCTCTAAGAAAATTATATTCTTTTGATTCTAACCTTGATTTAATGTCCAAAATCACACCCTCCTTGTTTAATAAACTATGTATCATTACTTATTTACACTTCTTCAAACCTATATTCTTGAATAACACTAGGATATTTTTCTTTATCTACTTTAGATAAAAACATTTCAATAGGTCTCGCATAAGCTCCAGTTCACAGCCTGAACCAACTCTATTAGTTTTAACATATACATTTATTTTCATATTTTAAAATCCTCCTATTTAATTTAAACTTTATTCTAAATCAAGATTTTTACACTGCAAAATCTCTTTATTATCTTCTAAGCAAATAGACTTAAATTCAATTTCTTTATCTTTAGAGTTACAATATCCCTCATAATTATTTGCACATGCCGAAAACTCACACTTTATACAATACTCATTGACTTTCATATTAGGATGATAAACAGGCGTTGACCCAGCTACAATTTGTCCACAATATTTACACATCCAAATTTTACAAGTATATTGTTGACTCCTTGTTGTAATTAATTGACAATCTTTTATCCTTGAAAACTTATGTCTGAATATACATCTAAAACTTTTAATAAATATCACTCCTTTATATACTCATTATTCTTGTCATACTGTTGTCATCTTTAAAAATACTAGTTTTCATTAACAAGCATCTTTTAAAATAACTCTATATTTACATCTTTATCTCTAAAAAATAATTCTCTAATTATCTTTTTATTTTTATACTCAGTATCAAATATTTCATAGCATTTATTACACAATTCTATGTTCACTTTATACCATCCCTCTTTTAATTCATCTCCACATCTGACACACACCTTATTTTCTTCACAAAGTATAAGAAACTTTTTTCCTCTCTATCATTCGCATTTCCAGTTAAAAACACTTCAGCAATTTTAGATCAAAAGACACTTTGCAATTTTCTAAACTGTTTTAATTAGATATTTTTACTTATATTTCTTCCATCATTTCTTCAAGTTTATTTTTGATATTTCTAAATGCACAATACATTTCTTTTTTTATAAAATGTCCATCATTGTCAGAACTTAAATTTAAGTCGTATGTTAGACAATCGCCAAAATCAAATTTTATTTTTAATATACAATTATTAGAATCTAATTTTTCTAATACTTCGTCAGCAATTTGTTTGTATTCTGTTATTTCTTCAAACTCTTCAATTCTTTTTAAAGCTACCTCATATTCTTCATATTTCATAACCCATTCCTCCTAAACTGTAATTAGATATTTTATAATTTTAAAGTTAATCATTTTTAGTACCCTATTTTTTACAATTTAATATTTTCTATTGAAAACACCTTTATTTTAAAATTTCTAAAAGTTGAATACCTTGATTTATCTACCCAAAAATCTCTACATATTTAAATGGTATATACTCACATAACCAAATATTGTTTTCAGATAAGTAAAATTTATAACCATTTTCATACATTTTTCCTGTATTAATTTTTAGAACTATAGATATACCATGCCTTTTCCCAACGTGAACAGCAGTATCTATGTCGTTAGATAAATGTACATATAATCTACTTTTGCTAATAATACCTTCCTTTTTAATATTATCTAAAAATCTAGTCGCTGTCCCATGATAGAGAAACCTTGGTGGTTCTAATTCCCTCAATTCCACATTAACATTAATTGAATGTCCTTGATTTGCTCTAATATTACTTCTATCCTTATTAAAACTGTACCTTTGCTTATTATCTTCTTTAACTATTTGCTCAAGGATTTCTATATTAATATTTCTACCAGTATTATTTATTTTTCAATCAATTTATTAACATCTGCATATCCATAATCATCTAGTTTAATTCCAATAATTTCTGGTTTATGTCTTAATATTAAACTTATAAAAATAGATAACTTATCTTTTTTACTCATTGACTTCACCTCATCTTCTTTAGCTAATATTTTAGCACTATCTATACATCTCCCCACAGCTTTTACATTGATACATAGTACCTAATTGTGTATTAAGTTCATATATATCTCCACCGCAGTCACATTTTTTAATTCTTATTGGATTTTTCTTCATTTTTAATCACTCCTTTTCTATTAAAATCTTGATTTTAACTTCATTATTCTTATTAATATTTAATATATTTACCTTTGCATTCTACAATTAACCCTTCACTATTCCTATCGTTGATCCAACTTAATTTACATATCTTATTAACCTTAAAACATTTCTCTTCATTAGTTAAACATGTAGTACATTTGATTATCTTTCCTAGTGTTGGTAATGGTTCTCCCATTTTCACCCTAATTATCATTTCATCCATTTTCTTCTCCTATTCAATACTAAGATTATATTTTTTGATTACATCTTTATTTTCATAAAAATTACCTATGATTTCTAATTTCCTATCTTTTGAAAATACTTCACTTAAATTAAAAGTATATTTTCCACCTATGCTTTCAAATGTAACTGTTGCTCCTTTTGGCAAAGATAAATTTACTAAACATACTTTCCAAACACCATCAAAGATAAATTTAACAATATCATATTGAAATATCTTTTTTTCAAAACAATCTTTTAGCCCTATGTATTGCATTATTTTCAAATCTTCTACTCTTGGTATACAAATATCGTTATAGTATTGTTCAGAATATCCACTTTTTATAAACATCTCTTCTGTTAGTAATCTTAATTCTTCTCCATGTATCATTCTAAATCCATTCCAAATTCTGAAATCTAACTCCACTTAACCAGCTCCTTTGTTTTATTCTTCTGTCGTATCTAACAATCTTGTAACTTTTTTTACAGACCAATCACATGGAAGTAAACCCTTGTCTACTAATTCATATAGCATACAATTATGTTCATCAAGATTTTTCATATATCCAAGAGGACAATTTTTGCAATGTTTAGATATTATACAAATATATTTAATAATATTTAAAGCACTTAAAGTTTTCTCTATATCTTTTTCTGTTAATTCAGTTTGATTTTCCATATGTACCTCCCTATAATTTTTCTAACATCTTACAATTTTTCTTATTACATTTACCTCCACAACCACATTTTTCAATATTTCTAAACCAGCCTTTGTGTATTTTTCTTTCAGCACAAAGCTTTTTTATTAAGTTAAACTGATATTCTTCCACTTTTCACACTCCATACATTCCATTTTGCATTTTATTTATTTGTTGATTTTATTAAAAATATAAATTTACAATATATTCTATCAGCTATTCTAAGATTTAATAGTGACTTAGAATAGCTTAATTTCTCTATGATAAATAACTTTAATCATTGTATTCTTCTAACTAAATAATCCATAGTCCTTCTAAATCCATTCTCTGCCTTTAATATATAAACTTCTTTAAAATCGTTTTCTATATTTTCATATCCATTTAATTTATTTATGTACTTAATTATTGTATCAAATGAAACTATTTCAAAAAACAATATATTTTCTATGACATATTGAATTTTTTCTAAATTCTTTTCTTCTATGTACTTTATAAGTTTTTTAATTTTAATTGGCAAATCAGCATCATCTTTTGTTATTTTAATCATTTCAATACGTTGCTCATTCTTCTCCAATGAATTTCCCTGAAATTTATTTGTCGCTTTTATTATACTCATCTGCTTCTCCTCTCTAACCCATTATATTTATATTATATCATATCGAACAACCGTTCTGTATATTTTTTCTAAAATTATTTTTATTTTTTTGATTTTTGATTTTATAGATTTGTTGAATCTTTTTATAAATGCACTAACATGCACATTTATAAAAAGATTTTTATTCTCGATTAGTCTTTAAATTATGATACCTCTGATGATATGCTTTATATATATTATTTGCATCACCTTTCAAGCACTTTAACTCTAAATATTTTTTTATTTCAGGGATAGACCAAGATACACACTCATAAGCTTCTTGTTCATACATATCGTATATTATCCCTGATTTTTGTAAAGTCTTACCAGTCAGATGTATGTCTAAATCTGAAAATGCTACTGATAAAGTTTTTAACCTATTTTGTATTCCATTCTTACTAATAGCCTTCATACCATTATCAGTTAATTTGGTAGGTCTAGTTTTTATTATATATTCACAATCCATGTTAAATTTATATTCTGTTTCTTTACTACTTCCTTTTATTTCGCTTTTAGTATAATAATCTTCTACAATAACATCTTCTAATATTTCCTTCATATAATCATCACAAATAAATCTTCTGTCTGGAAGGTCTATATATGAATAATCTTTTGCTATATCTGACACTTTCAAATATCTTAATTCTATATAATCTTTTCCCATGATACCCTCAAAGAGAGCATATACTATAAATTTATCTTGAGCATTTAAAAATGCACTACATATATTTTTTATTTGATTTCTTGTAAAATATTTATTGGCATTAAATTTTATCATATCTGTGTATTTGTTAGTATCTATACTAATATTACAATTATTTTCTTTTAATATCTCTCTTAAAATTCTTAAATTAGTATATACAGTTGTAGTAGATTCTCCTATTAATCTTCCTTTTATAAAACTATCTATATTTTGTTCATTTAAATTACTTATTTTATCTATTTTAGCTTTAGTTATAAACTCTTCTAAGTATCCATTTATTCTGTTACGTCTTACTTCTTCCTCTCTTATTGTACTTTCTAATTTATTAACCATTTTTTAATTCACTCCCTTTTTAAGCATATATAATAAATTATAGTACAACACAATCTATAAGTACATATTATTATGTTTTATTTAGCTTAATTGTTCTATAATTTTATAATGTAAAAAATTTATCTACCAGTATTAATTAACATTCTTTTGATTTATATTTATTGTTTTCCATATAATCACCTCTTGACTATAAATAACTATATTTGTCTATATTTTTTATTAACTAAAGACAACCTCCTATTTTTAATAATTGACTGATATAATGGATTACCTTCAGTCATTTTTTTTGTATTACTCTCTTTGTCCTGATGCTTGTAATGTTTATACATTGTCTGTATATTTTTATTACCTGTAAACTTTCCTATATCTTCTAATTTTGCATCTGTTTCAGACATTATTGAAACAAAACTATGTTTAAAGCTATGAGGCGTCACATGGGGCAATCCAGCTAACTTCAATGCTTTTTCTACAAGTCTTTCAATCGACCTTGTTGTTAATCTTGAATTATTTCTGGATAAGAACAAAGCATTGTTGCTATCTTTATTATCTTTTTTACCTTCAATTTGATTTCTAAAGTATAAAAAATCTCTATACATTTTTAATACTTGTTCATTTAAACCCACATTTCTTTTTAATTTTCTTTTTCCTATTACTTCAAAATCTCCATTCGAGAAATTTATATCTTTTATATTCATTTTTTCTACTTCATGTATTCTCATACCAGTAAACACAAGTATATTTATAATTAGCATATCTCTATAAGTATTATAATTTTTATTATCAACACATACTTTATCCATAGTTTCTAATAGCTTAATAATTTCATCTTTAGTTAATATCTTTTTCTCAGATTGAATTTTATCTTGTAATTTTTTAACGTAATTAACTGGATTATCTTTAATTTTACCTTTAGCTTTAAGGAAAGCACAATAAGCTTTAAATGATGCTCTTTTTCTGTTTATTGTAGCTGCTTTCATTCCTTTTTCTTTTAATAAGATAAGCCACTTTTCTTGTATATCTGTAAAAAGCACTTTATCAAGTTCTTCCATTGTACAATTTTCTTTTTTAAATAAATACCTTATGCCTTCTTTTACATCAGTTCTATATGCTTTTATTGTTTTCTCATCTCTATCATTATATAACTTTAAATTTAATAAAAATTCTTCCAGAGCTTCTATTCCAGTCATATGTATCACATCCTTTTATAGAGCTAAATTCTTTTTTATATTATATATATATCATATACCTATTTTATTTAGTTGTCAATATTTTTAAGTAATTTTATATTTTATTTAGTTTAATTAATCTTACCAAAATATAAAAATTTTTTTTGATAAGATATTAAATTAAAAACTACGATTTTATTGTTATTTTTATTTATCATACTTCTTTATGTATTCTAATAATGCCATGCTCATCAAATCAGACTTATTAAACTCTCTGAATTTTTCACAAAACTCATCAAATAAGTTCCATGCATCTTTATTCAACCTAACTGTAGTTCTTATAGCATCTTTTGAAGGTAAATCAATTTTAATACCATCCTGTACAACTTCTATTACATTTGTATCTTCTTTATTCTCAAACCAGTTTAATACATCTTGTATTTTATCATAGTCTTTTGCTAAAGAGATTATATTATTTTTAAATTGGTTGTCAATTACTATGTTGTGATTGTTGTCATCTTCTATTGTCATATTAAATCTATTATCATTATTACTCTGTTGTCTGTTGTTTACTACCTTTGTCATACTATTGTCACCAATAAATATGTACTCATCATTTATACGCTTATAACCTCTTTTAGTGAGATATTTTCTTATACTGCTTTCAGACACACCAAGCTCTATTGCAACTTTAGTCAAACTCTTACTATCATTTAACTTACTATTAATATATTCAACTATATATGTTATATCATTATTTTTTAAATCATTCCAAGTCATATACTCACCTCTAAATTAAGTATACTATATGAGATTATGATTGTCATACTATGTTCATCTTTTAATTCCATCTTTTATCTACATATATTTCTAAACTGTATCATTTTTTTACAATATTATATCCATCAAACAATAGATAATTAAACTTGATACGACTAAAATAAGCCAACCAACAAAACTTTCTTTCCTACTTTCAAACATATTTAAGAACTTCAAAGTTTTATTAAATATTGATATAGATAGTCTTATAATTACACAAATTGCTAATGAAACAAATAACGTTTTAAGCATTTTTTCTCCTTTTAAAATGGTTATTTTAATGTCTTTTATATTAAAAAACTGCATCTTAATAATACAGTTTTTTAGGCTTTATAACTTTTAAAAATTAATTAAATTATATCTAATATTCTATTTCCACTAATTTATTATTATCTTTTAGATACTTCTCAATTCCTTCTTCAATTTCACATCTTAGCTCTGATAACTCGTCGCAAAATTCGTCACAATCACAAGGTTGTTCTAAATTTAAAACTTCACTATATTCTTTTGTAAAAATTTCATGGTAATATGGGATATTAAAAGTATATTCTATGTCACCTTTATGTTTAAAATCTTCACTCATTTTTATGCTTACTTCAAAATCATCTACCATTATCTTAGTGCTTTCTATGTTGTCTATTTAATATCCTGCATCAGCAATATAGTTCCATTCTTCTTTAAAATACTTTTTCATATAAATCACTCCTTTTATTTTAAAATTATTTTTCATTTTTAACGTCTTTAATAAATGAAATTTGTAGTTTTTGTAATTCTTTTATTTGATGTAAGGCATAATTCTGAAAATCTGGTGTAAGTTGTGTAAATATGTTTATCAGTTCAATATATTTTTCATTTCTGTTAATCTCTTTTTCATTCAATTTATCTTTTGGAATTGAAATATTTGTAAGTAAAAGTATTGTATTAAGTAGTTTACTATCTACTTCTTTAAGTTTACTTTCAACTTGTTTAATTTTGTCCTTTTCAGACATCTCTACAAAAACTTCACCACTTCCAATCTCTAACCATTTTTTATTAACATTATATATATCACAAATATCTGATTTAACACGTTCAGTCAACCCTACTTTGCCAGTTTCAATATTTCCATAATTTGAGCGACTTATTTTTAATGATGCAGACATTTGTTCTTGTGTAAGTTTTAAAATCTTTCTTAATTCTATTAAATTTAATCTTATAATTCCATCTTTTTCAGACATTAACCTCACCTACTTTTTAATGATTGTTGCAATTTTATTAATTCTTTAATTTGATTAATCGCACATTCTTGAAATTCAATTGAAAGTTCCATTAATAAGTCAGTCGCTTCTGAAATATTCCTACTATACTTATTTTCTATGTACATTTCTCCATCTCCATTTTTAAGCCATTCTTTATTAACATTGAATGTACTACAAATATCATCTATTAATCTATCACTAGGTATTACTTTAGATTTATCTGATAGAAACTTAGATATATAAGATGGGTCAACTTTTATCTTGTTTGCAAACTCAACTTGTTTTATTTTTTCATTTTCTATTAAGATTTTAATTCTCTTGCCTATATCGCACATTAATATCACCTCTGTATTGACCTTTTTACAATCTCATTCAAAGACGCTATGTATGTAGCATCTAATTTAGAAATGTTAATTATTAGCTCTTTTAAATTTTCATCCTTTGAACTAGCTATCTTATAGAATACTTCGCCTAAAGTTGAATAAATATCATCTTCTACAGAAACATACATATCACCTGTACCATTTATAAGCCATTCCTTATTAATATTAAATACACTACATAAATGATTAATAAGTAAAGGTTTGGGTTCAACCCTATCATACTCTATATTACTTATAACATCTTTACTGACGCTTAGTTTTTCCCCAAAAGCTGGTTGAGATAAATTAGCATCTTTCCTTATCTTTCTAATTCTTGTGCTTATAGTTTCATCAGACAATTATAATACCTCCCACTATTTAAATTAGACCTTTTACAATCTCATTTAAATTATTTATATATGTATCATTTAATTTAGAAATATTTATAATCAATTCTTTTAAATTTTCATTTTTAGATACAGTTATATTAGCAAAAACTTCTCCTAAAACAATATCACATTCTTGTTCAATAAACTTCCTCCCCTCACCAGTTTCTAACCACACTTGATTAACACTAAAAACCTCACACATATGAGTAATAAATACTGTTTTAACTTCTACTCTATTATTTTCTATATTACTTATAACATCTCTACTCACACCAAGCTTTTCTCCGAATTTTTGTTGTGATAAATTTATATCTTCCCTTATTTCTTTTATTCTTTTATTTGTATCTATATCAATCATAATACGCTCCTTAAATTTTAATAGCATCTTTTATATCTCTTATTGCTCTATCTATATTTATATTATTTATATATCTAAGTTTATTATTTTCGTTTAGATTTTCTATAATTTTGTAATACATTGCATGTCCTACATAATTAGTATTTATAAAAACATACTCATAACTATTCAATATATTTACATCAAAATTAATTGTTTCTGCTGATATAAATTCAAAGTTAATTAATTTATCTTTCATTTTTAAAATCCAATTTGGATGTCCTCCAAAAATTATCGCTTTTATGTTTTTCAAATCTCTTTCATCAGTGGGAATATTTTCAATATATTCCTGTTGTTTGCTAAACATAAAATTTCTTAATTGAACCAATTCTTCTTTGGATGTAATTTGTGCTTTGATTTCATTTTCTAATCTAAGTTTGTCTTTTTGCAATAATTCCAATTCTAATTTTATGTTTTTATTTTCTTCTCTTAATAAAGAATTTTCTTTTTTTAAAGTAATTAATTCAATATCTTTTTCTTCTATAGATTCTTTTAATTCTTCATCAAAATTATTAAAGAAAAATTGCTTTGCTTTTTTATATTCTCTAGCCCAGTAGCGTAAATCAATTGCTGGAATTATAAATCTAAATAAATCCTCATAATTTATGCTATTTTCATCTTCTATATTATCTTGTAAATTACAATATGCTAGAATTAATTCTTGTATTTGCTTAGATTTAAATATATCTTTTCCAACAATAGAAATTAATGTTATCCCTTCTAAATTAGATATATAATCTAGTCCCAATATCTGTTTCTCTAAAAAGGTTAAATTATTTCCTTCATATCCTTTTGTAGCATCTATATTCAAAACATAAGAACTTGGTATATATTCTTTTAAGTACAGTGATTTTAGCTTTAATTCAATTTTACTAAGTATCTTTTTATACTTTTTATCTAAATTGTCTATAGATAATACTTCTCTACTATAACTATCATTTCGTAAAAATAATCCATCAATTATTTTTTTATATATAATATCTGAGCTATCAACTTCTTTTTCTAATGCTCCACATAAAGAAATTGCTACTAACATATTGCCATTTAATTCATCATCGCTAAAATCATTAACTTTACTCAATAGTTTTTTAAGAAAATTACTTGCTTTAAAAATTTGTATAGAATTTACATAATTATATGCAACTTTATAACCAAATTTATATATTTCAAATATAGTCTCATTTTCTTGACTTGATAATATGCCTAATGCTTTTTTGAAATAATATTCTTGAATTATACTTCCCTCACCAGCAATCTTTGAATTGTAAAAAACACTCTCTTTGGCTAAATCCATGTATTTTAATTTATCTTTACTATAATACTTATCTATAATACTATAACACTTCTTGTTAATTGATAATGCTTCCGCTAAAAATGGTATTAGATTTAATTCCTGCTCCATTTTAAAATCCTCATTTCTTTACTTAAATTAAAAGATACATATACTTGAAATAATGTATCTTTTAATTTAGATTATATCATCTTTCATAAACCTATTAATATCTTAGTTTCTTATTGTTTTTAAATCTTCACTTACTTTATATTGAGTCAAACATTCTATACTAAAATCTTCTAATTCTTCAACAAAATAATTTGCTCCAAATTCTCCAAACTCTCCTATAAATAAATCTTCTTCATTCAATAAATATTCTATAGGATTATTTATTTCTTTATTAGAATATAAAATGTACTCTATTTGGTATTCGTTTGGTGTAACTACATGTCTATTATGATTTATTAAATATATATACTTGTACTTTTCAGTTTCTTTGATTTCTTTTACCCATTTATCAAAATTATTAAATATATCTAAATTTAAGTTAAAAGGAAATTCAAAGTTATCTAATTCATTTTCAACACATTCCTCAACTTTACATATAATATTTACCCCAAAGTTTTTACCAACTAAGCAATATTCTCCTTTCCCAGTCCAATTTATGTCTAAATCCTCAATATCTAAATCTTCATCATTTAAATATTCTTGGATTTTATTTTCCAATTCCTCTTTAGTATTAGCATTCACAAAATAATCATAATTTTCCTCATTAATATAGTTTAAAAATTTTTTCATTTTATTCCCTCCTGTATATATTGATTTTTATTTGTTTTTTCAATTTTAAAACCTCTTAATTTACCATCTTTTATAATAAAACAAAATCCCTTTTTTGATAACATATTAGCATCTTCTAAACTTATATTATATATATCTTTTATATAGCGTATCATATTGTCACCTCATTATCAAAATAAGTGCCAACACAATTACTTAAATCAATTTTACTATCTAATGTTAAATACCAATCACCCATACAAGAAGGATAAAAGTAATATTTATTATCCTGTTTTATATAAACAATTGAACTTCCATCACTTAAAAATACTTTAATGTTTCCATTGTTATTCAACTTATTAATCACATACACATCCTTTGAGTGACTTATATTGTTTGACAGCTCTTTGTAAGTTGCAACTGCTCTATCTAAATCTTTTTTATTATCAAAACTATAGTTCCAATCACCTAAAGATTTAGGATAGAAATTATAAACTTGCTCTTTAGTATCATATAAAACTACACTTTCATCTTCTAAAACTTCAATAACTCTGTCTGTAGTTTCTACATAAAAATTATCTAATTCGGCAGCCTTAACTTTTGTTGCTCCTGCAACTCCAACAAGAATTAAACCCAATACTATTCCCATAACTATATTTTTAAATTTCATTTTTATATCCTCCTAGTTTATAATTATGACCTCGTACAAGCCTCTATAAGCTGTTTAAAAATCATCTTAATGTATTTATACCTTTTGATTTTTATAATCTTTAAAACCCTTTTATCAAATCACTATCATTATCATTTGAATTATAATAATATAGCTATAACAATAGCGATTTGATAACTCATATATCATATTAAAAATATAATTTTAAATACTCCTATTTATATAATCTTCCAAATATTTAATTATAGTATCTTCATATTCATAAATGTCTTTTATATCGTAATCCTTCCAATCTCCATCTTTGGCACTATCCATACTAATATATTTATAATCACCATTTGTTTTTACATATATATTAGTGTTATTATACAAATCAATAAGAACACTATTGCTTGTTTCTCCATTCCATGTTTTTTCTAAACAAAGATATTCATTTATATTTACATAATCTTCTTCTAACATTATTTTCTTAATTAACTCAATTATTATATTTAATTTACTTTTAGATTCCTTCATCTTTGACCCTCCTAATTTATATTAAAATCATTCTTTTATACACTTCAATGCTCCATTTGTCTTTAAGTATTATAAATAATTTTCCATCTTACATTTTAATAATTTAATTTTAATCTTATCTAATATTTTAAAGATTGTTTTTTCTGCTCCAGTCGTAGTTATCTGATTTATATTTTTTGTTGCAATAAAATTATTTTCAAAACAAGTTGGTATTTTTATGTCTAAGTATTCACTAATAATAAATATATCTAGTATATATAATTCCATACATTCATTACCATTAGCCCACTCTATAGCATTTCTCATAACATCTTCTATTTTCACATTCTTCTATAGTCATTTTGTAAACCTCCAATTTGTATTTAAATGTTGTTATTTCATATTTCTTTCTATCTGAAACGCTACCAATCCATATGCCTCAGCTTGTCCTTTTGCTATTTCATCCTCGTTTCTATATGCATATCTCTCGTATTCAAACTCTAATTGTTTAAAATATTTAACTATTTCATTTTTTGTTTTAGTGGTTCTTTCCAGTTCAAACGCTGCCATCTCCCATGCTTCAACTTGCCCCTTTGCTACTTCATTATTATTTATATCTGCGTCTTTCTTATAACTAGATGCTATTATTCTAAAGTATTCAATTGTTTCCTCTTTTGTTCTATATGTTCTTTTCATTTTTACGCCCTCCTAATTTTATATTAAAATTAATATTTTAAGTACTTGTATTTTCATATGTAACAATTCTTTATATAGTTTAATAGTTTTTCTTCTACATCTATATCAAAGACAGTTTTACACCCTACTATATTTTTTAAATCATTTAAAGTAAACATTATTAAATGTGTATTATTTAAATCCAATCCATTTACAGTGTTTAAATTATATGTATCTAAATAATGAGATAAACCACAACCAAAACTATAATTTGCTAATCCATATTTATATCTAAATGGTGCTATATGCTCTACTCCTTTGCATAACTTTAGTGTGACATCTTCAATGTTATTATTATCTATTAAAAAAAATCTAGTTTTTATTATTTTTATATTTCTTAAGCAATTACCTATACAACCAATTAAATATTTATCCATTTCAAATCCTCCATTTATATTAAAAGTTGAATTTTATTTAGTTTATCTTATCAATAATTTTGATTAATTAAATAGTCTATAGTTCTTCTAAAACCATTTTGTGCTTTTAATCTATAAATTCTTTCAAAATCATTTTGTATATCTTCAAATATATTAATATATTTTATATACTTATAAATTATGTCAATAGAAACAATTTCATAAAATAACTCATTTTCTATTATATATTTTACGCTATATAGATTATACTCTTTTACATTTTCAAAGAACATTTTAATTACATCTGACAAGTTATTATCCTCTTTTATACGTTTTATCATTTTTATTCTTTGTGTATTTCTTTGTAGTGTATTCCCATCAAATTTTTTTGATGATTTTATTATACTCATTTCCAACACCTCCTAATTATTCCAACTATAAATATCTTCCATACTTTCTATTCCATCTATCATTGCATGTATCTCGTTAAATTTATCAATAGGTATATCCTCCCACTTCTCAACATTGTATATTGAGAATAGTCTTGCAACTACAGTTCTATAGTCGTAGTTATAAGCATTTATATTATATCCTTTTAATTCTGACAATCTTATTTTTAGTAACGTTGATAATGTTCTTATATTTTTAGATTTTAATCCCACCATATCTTTCATTTCTTGGAATTGTCTATCTTGTTTTTCATATTTCATATCTAATTTAGTTTCTATCTGATTAAATCTAGTGTCTATCTTTTTATCATTTTCGATTGATAATTGTTCAAATCCTGCCAACATACCATTTAACATTACTGGCATTAATACGTCTTTTATGTTGTTAGGATTAATACTAAATGAACCATGTTTACGGATATTTGGTAATACCTCATCCACTACCCAATCTTGAAATTTTTCAGCCTTTTTCTTTTTAGATTTAAAAATTAATTTATATACTCCACTTTCTGTTAGAAAGTTTTCTCCTGCATTATTTAGTTTTCGGATGTCAGTTAAACTGATATCCGAATTAGTTAGCTTAATTACTTGCTTTTGGTTCATATTTCTCAAATTTTCATTTACATTTTTTATATCTAAACACTCTGCTACATGCTTTGGATTGAATAAAACCTTCCCATCAAGTTCAAATATTTCTACCTCTTTACCTTCAAATACCATTAAATTATTCATATTTTTCCTCCTATTATTTTAAGTTACTTATATTTTCTGAATATCTTATTAAAAAATTTTCTATATCATTAAAAACATATCTTAAAAAAGGTATTTTATATTCACAATCTATATTTACTAACTTATCTTTTTTTATATTAAATGTAAACTTATGCTTATATTCCTTGTTATTATATTTAAAACATATATCCCCAATTAAATTATTATCACAATCCTTCATTATCTCATTAAATTTAAATACTTTAGAATAGTTATTAGCCAGTAATATCTTTTTGCACTGCTCTGTCCATGCTTTTACATATGTATAATTATTTATTGTTAAAATGTTATATTGCAAAGAGTCAATTTTATTTTGTCTTAATAATAAAACTGTTTCCATCCATTTACATCCTTTACCTATACAAAACAATTCTTTTACACATTCCTTATTATCAGTGTTCTCTTCTTCGCTTTCAATTAATTTATTGTAATCTAATCTTAAATCAAATAAGGTATTGTATATTGCTGCGTCTGATATAGTCCAAACCTTCAAACTTACACTACTATATATTTCTTCGTCTTTTAAATCAATTTCATCTATATTATTTTTAATATAATCCTCTACCAATTCAAATATTATATTTTGTCTAGTATATTTTTTTACATTTCTTACAAGAACTTGAAAAACTGGATACCCTTTTATATCATAAAATACGATTATTTTATTCATTTTATTTTCCTCCTATAAATTAATTATTTTTTATTTAAAATTCTTTATATTGCATTTTATTTTTATTATCTAAATACATCATATTATTAATATTTTGTATTAATTGCTGTCTCAATTCTTCTCCTTTTAAAGCCCAATCTAATCCGATTAAGTTTCCTAGTCTAGTACTTAAAGAATTATAAGTTCCTGCTTCTCCTATTATTTTACCTTCTAAAAGGTCACATATATTTATTAAATCTGTTGCCGTCATATATTCAGAATAATTTATCATGTTATTACCTCCTTATAATTTATTAGCTTGTTTCAATAATTCTAATTGATTGCTGTTTCCACATTTTAAAATAATACTTTCTGTAGTACTCCAATAGCTACTATCTAAATCCTTTTTAAACAATGATTTTATCTTAATTATTAATTTTTTCATGATTTATTCCCCTTTCAATTTTTTATTGGAAGTGGCGTTTTTAAAGAACGCCCTAAAACTTTTTATTTAAGAAACTATAGCTAAATAATTTGATGCTATACAAATATTCTCATAACGTAAGTCAGTTCCATATAGCTCATAATTAAAGTATCTTTCAAGTGTTTCTTGACCTAACTCTTCAATATCTCCTAATCGTTCAATATAATTCTCTGCAAATTCAATATCTGTCATATTTTCATAATATTCTATATCTTCTTCGTATAAATTTTCAATAATCATATCTCTATCAAAACGTAAATCTCTTGAAAATGCTTCTATGTCAAAGTAGTAAGCAATATTTTCTATACAAGATAAATCACCACAACATATTTCTTCTATGTAACTACGTCCTAAATTTTCATCATCCAATAGTGACCTGTCATCAAGTTGTATAAAAGTATAATTACCTGATAATCTGCAAATATCCCCTTCAAGCATGTCATAAAAATCAATGTATCCACATCCAAGTAAAGCCTTTAATTGTTCAATCTCATATTCTTCTAACTCTTCAAGCTCTTTTGCTAATTCATTTAGTTGCTCTATATTGCTATGTTCACTTATTTCTAACCCTTCTATATCTGTTTCAAAATCTGTTATGAAATACTCCTCATATTCTTCATTTATCCCTATTCTATCTAATATTTCTTCTAATTCTTCCTCGTTTACTGGAAGTTCAGCCCATTCCCCTATTAGTTCACCTTCGTTATATTTCCCTAAATTAGTTATGTATATATTTAGCATTTTATATCCTCCCTTTTTTATATTATTCTATGACCGTTTGGTCATATATTTATTTAAAGCTTTCCCTTTTCTTAATTTAATTATAATTCACAAAGACCATATTGTCAAGTCTATTCGGTCATATATTCTTGTAAAAATTTTTATTATTTTTCTAATAAAGTATTTGCATCAATGTCCAAAAAAGTTATTAATCGTTCAAATTCAGATATTGAAAATTCACGTTCTCCTTTTTCTTTTCTTACATAAGAACGCAATGAAATGTTTATACCTCTTGCAACGTCTTCCTGAGAGTATTTTTTTTCTTCTCTTATTTCTCTTAATAGATATAATTTCACTTTGTCTCCTCCAATATTATTATTCTATAATAATACCATACTAAGAGCTTGTAGAAAAGACACTCAATAATTCAAGTGTCTTTTTATGTATTACTATTTAATTGATTTTAACTTTGCTATTTCATTCCAATTTTTAGATGTAGCCATTTCTACAAAGTTCATGTCATTTTTTAAAGTGTCTATTTTTTCTCCAACTTCTGTTATGCCTTCCATGTTTCTAGCAACTTGATTATAAGTTAAGTCTAGTTTCTTTTTAATTTCTTCTTGACCTTCTTTTAAATCACTAAGTTGATTTTCAATCCCATCAAAACGACCATCCATACTATCTAGTCTATTTTCGATTCTGTCAAATCTAGTATCCATTTTTTGTAATAATTCTAATATTTTTTCATCCATGCCGTTCACACTCCTATTTTATTATTATATCATAATTTAAGTGTTGTATTCTAACACTTACTAAAATAATCTAATAAATAGTTTAAATTATACTAGTAAATATTAGATAGTTTATAACCATGTAGGTGTCAAGCAGTACAAACTATAATTTTAATGCTCAATCTTTAGTACTTTTTATAACGCAGTACCTCACAACTGCTATGTCATATTAAATTGTATTGAGTGCCATTATAGAAGCAACTAAGTTGATACCTCAATTTTTTGTAGGCTTTAATTGGAAACCTTTATTAATTTTATTTACTTAATGTTGGGAACACCTCACCAACTGGTATGACTAATTCATTTTTGTAGTTAAAAAATGAAGAAAAAACTATGTGTAATATTTGTGTTGTGTGCCTTTCACCATTCACACCATTTAAAAGGTCAACTTAAAGGTAGTAATTTTTTAATAGTAGTTTAATATTTTTTAATAGAACCCTTTAAGATATTAGCTTTAGAGTTTTAAGAAGGTTCTTTGCCTGTTACTTCATTTGAGAGGTGGCTTTGTGTTTTCTTGTTCTCCTTTGCTATGATTTAATTATACGACGTTTAACGCAGTTTGTCAATAGTTTTAATAATAAAATCACGAATAACGCAATTAAAACATTATATAACTGCGTCTTATGCAATATAATACTCTTTATTTTAAAATATATGATATGATATAATTAAATAAAGAGGTGAGAAAATGAATAGATTAAAAGAATTGAGAAAAGAAAAAGGAATGACAGCTAAACAATTAGCAGATATATTGAAAACAACCGATTCAACAATCATCAGATGGGAAAATTCAAAACAGAACATAAGCATAGATATATTAAAAGAGCTATCTAATATATATAATGTAAGTATAGATTATATACTATGTCTTACAGATTTAAAAGAGAATGTACAACTTGAAGAAGAAGAAGTCAAACTATTAGATAATTATAGAGAGTTAGACACTAAAAGTAAAACAATAGTACAAGAACAAATAAATACATTAAAAAAATTACTGTAAGCTAGACATATATATTCTAGCTTATTTTTTATATTCGATTTTAAAACAAAGGTATAAACATAAGGCAATCACATTACAATACGCTTAAAATGGCATATAATAGCTTGTATAATATATTATATTGTGTAGAATGTATTATAATATAACCATATCAAAAAAATCCGACAACCTGCATACTTATATAGATATATATATCAATATGCGAGTCATCGGAAAAATTAAAAATATAAAAGTACTTAACAAAATGTCAAGTACTTTTTATGTATTATTGTAATTTTATTTTTATTTCTTCTAATTGTTCCATATTTCTAGCGACTTGGTCGGTTGCTCCATTTAGCTTTCTATTAATCTTAATTACTCTAGTTTCTATTGCATTTAACTTAATGTCAACCACATCAAAGTTATCTTTAATAGAAGTCATTTCCTCTGCTGTTGAAATAGATTGATTATATAGTATATCTTGTTTCTTTTCAATACTGTCAAGCCTATTTTCTATACTATCAAATCGCTTGTCCATGTTATCAAGTCTGTTGTTAGTTTCAACCTGTCCAATTTTTAAATCATTGATGTCCTGTTTCATTTCAGTAATATTACTATCCATTTTCTGTAATAATTCTAGTATCTTTTCATCCATCACGACCACGCTCCTTTTATTATTATAACATAATAGTTAATGTTATATACAGCTAATTGTCGTATTCTAATCAACTTGTGTCATTATAAGTTTTCATTTGTCACACTTCCTTTTGATTTTATTTAATTGATGATTTAATAATACATTACTTTCCAATTTTTGTCAATACGTTCTATTATATTTATATATTTTATTTAGTTATTGTCCTTGTAAAAATATTGCTTATCATATTGATATCACTAGCTTATGAGTACATAATTGTGTGAATTATTTTTTATATCTACTATAGTATGCGAATTTGATTAATGATTAAGAAATGTAGTGATTATGTGATAGATGCTAATAATGTAATGATAATATTAAGCTAATAATGTAAGAGTTCTGTTTCTATAAACTTTTTTATTTAATAATGAACACAAAAAAAATAATAACTCATGCTATCATCTTTAAAATAACATAAATTATTATTTCTAATAAAAAGTAAGATTTAGTACCTTTTTATTCGTTTTTAACAAAGTAATTTCTTTTCTTAACATACATTAATAACGTCGTATAATAAGATGATTATGCGACGTTAACACCGAAATACAGCAAAAAGGGGGCTATTTTCATACTTTGATATCAATTGATAATCATTATCAAGTTATAGTCCTTTTTCTTCTACATCCCATTTTTAATTTACCCTTTAAAATAAGCACTCATACAAAATTAAACTCCTAAATCAAATTTTTAAACATACACTCATTAATAATCTCAAACCGTCTCCGAGTACTATAAAATAGAATTGATTCACTACTCTCTTTTCATTATTTATGATAAAAAAATAGCCTCATCTATGCTTTAAACCTATATTATAAGGCTAAAACATCAACAGGGGGTGTATGTTTTATTTTAATTTATATAAACTGTATAAAATATATATTATATACTATAAATTAACTATAATTGTTATAAAATAAATTTAAATAGTGTATGTTTTAAATTTGAATATCTCAAAATCCTATAGACAAAATTTTAATTCTATCAAGTTATCATTTTTTACTTAAAATTCAATATAATTCAAACAAAATATACTTCATGCAATTTATTCAAGATTAAAACATATAAATATGCCTATTTTATAGAAAAATATATAGTAATTTATATAATTTTTCATATCAATTTTCGTAGACACTATACTCCAGAAAATCAATCTAAAGTGATAAATTTTATAAAATAATTTTCAAATTTAAGTAGTGTATGTATGGTTTTTATAAAAATTATTAATATTTAATATGCAATTGCCTATAAATTGTATTAAAATTTATAATTAAATATAAAACAAATTGTAATATAACTATCTTTACGATTGTAGTATATATTTTATTACAATTATAGTTTAATCGTATATATAATTTATATTAAATTTGCATTGTAATTATATACCAATTGAAATATAATTAAACTAAATGAGCTATAAAAGGAGGGGATTTTTATAAAAAAGGATACTTATAATTTACAGATACCTATTCCAATAGAATTAGCTGATAAATTAAAATCACTAGCCGAAAAGGATGAAAGAAGTTTAAGATTGTATTGTAAAAGAGTACTACAATTACATGCAGATGAAATTTATAATAATAATATTGATATTGACGAAGCTAATGCTAATAATCAAAATGAAACAGCTAAAAAAAGAAAAGTAGGAGCTTTAAAACCACAAAAATAATTTAGGGGGATTTACTTATGAAAAAAGAAAAAGTAAAAGTTGCAGTAGACTTAGGTAATAGTATGCTTAATTCAGCAGCATATATTGAAAAAGAATTAATTTTAAAAAAGTTACCAAATAAACTTCAATTTGAAAAAACAATATCACCAAAAGCACGTGTTATGAAAAAAGATGGTAAGGTAATCTATCTAGGTGTAGGAGATTTAAATAATAATGTTCTTAAACATACTAGAAAAAATTTATTAGAACAAGTTTTAGTCATGATACATGAAATATTTCCTGATGAGGATAATCTTTCTGTGGAATTGATAACTGGATTACCACCAACTCAAATGTTTAATGAAAAATATTTAAAATTATTTCAAGATATTTTTATTCAACCTGGAGAAATAAAAATTACTATTGATGGAAAACAAAAGACTTTTGAAATACTTAATGTTGATGTTAAAGCAGAAGGATATTCAGGATTTATTTCACTTGTAGACAAGATTACTACTAAACAGAATATTCTAGGAATAGATGTTGGAGGCAGTACTACAGATTTATGTAATTATGAATATGATTACGAGGATGATATGTACTATCCTAATATAACAGACACTATAGAAAAAGGAATCATAGATTTTGAAACAGCAATAGCAAATAAATTTAATAGTAAAAATGGTGCAGATATAAAAATAAGTCAAATAGATGTAATATTAAGAAATGATATTGATGTTATAGAGTATGAGGGTTCTAAATACAAATTAGATGATTATATTGATGCCATGTACCCTATTATTGATGATATGATTAATAAAATTACTAATAAATTTGGTCAGCTGGATGGATATTATGTTGTTGGCATTGGAGGGGGTTATAAAACATTTAATAAATATGCCAGTCAATTTATAAGTAAACAACTAGAAGTGGACGATGATTCTCGTTTCTATGCAAATGTAATTGGATACCTTGAACAGTAATGCTAAAAATATTTAATGAGAGCCATTTTAAGATAGTTACATGCCCGTCCATGATTAATTATTCATATTCAGAAATAAAATCGCTTAAAATAGATTTTAAAGGTCACTAATTTAGTGACCTTTTCTTATTTCTTTTGTTGTTTTTTTATTATCTCTCTCATCTTACTTGCACCTGATGCAATTTCTTTTTCAGACATAGAATATATTTCTAATTCAGTAAATCCATTTTCTTTTAGGACTTGTATATCTTTTTCTTTTTGTGTTATAATATTATTATCATTAATTGAATTTAAAGTTTTTCGTTTCGAGTCATCTGTTGAAGTAGCAGCTTCATCAGGTGACTTTTTACTTTTCTTCTTTTTACTTTTCGTCTTCATGTAGCTCTCTGCATTTTCTCGAATTTTTGACTTAGACATTGCAATTTCATACACGTTATTTCCATATAAATTATTTTCATTTTGGATTCTATAAACCTTAATAAATCCATTTTCCTTTAAGACTTCAACATATTTTATAAAAGCATTTTTACTTATGTTCAACTCTCCATAGATTGTTTCCATCCTTGGATGACAGTATTTTTTATTACCTGCAAAACTAGCCAGATAAGCGTAAATAGCTTTTGAGTAAATAGGTATGTCCTTATTTCTCATAAGAAATTTTGGAGATATACCATAGCCATCTGAAAGAATACTATCTTCTTCTAGTCTAACATCTAAAACCTCACCATCTTTAATTTTTATTATATTATTCATAAGTTACTCCTAGTGCAATTTGTATTCATATACAAATATTCCATTTTCAAATTTTTTATTAACTTCAAGATAACCCCTGTCTTTCAATTCGTTCCATGCCATTCTAAACGAATATGCTCCCAAATCTAAATAGTTCATTAAAAATTGTTTAGAGAAGTAAGGTTCGTTTTTAAATGCTGAGATAGTTCCATAAAGACCTTTAGCTTTTAAGCTAATACTTTTACTTTTGAATATATCTTCTTTTACCATAGTCTAATTTTTACACCCTCCTATTTTTTTATTTTAAACTTATTATAATTTATAATTCCCATTTTTTCAAGGTAATTTTTCCCTTTACATAAACAAATAAATACAAAAACAAATATATTAAAGACTGTTTATATTAATATACCATCTCATGGTACGCCCATAGCGTGGGATATCGAAAAATTCGATGTACCACGAGATGGTATATCGAAAGAATCGCTATATTTCAACGTTTTTTCGATTTTTGCCCCGATATACCACGAGATGGTACATCGAAAAATTAAAGTATCTGAAATAATTTAAAAATTATATAGTTATGCACAGTCAAAAACACAAATTGTTAATAAAATTGAAACTTATCAACATATTATCAACAACTTACTAACAACTTACTAACAACTTATCAACAGGAAATAAAACTAAATAAAATACTAAATTGACAAAAATAATATAAAATGTTAATATATAATTATAGATAAAATTAAGATAAACTATTAAATTAATAGGAGGAAATTTATATATGAAAAATAGTTAACAACTAAATAAAATTAAAATAACAAGATTAAAATGGAGGTTAAAATATGAAGAAAATTAAAGAATACAAAAAGATGAAAGGACTAGAAGATGGTAAACAAAAATATAAAAATATTAAGAGAGGATTATAGTGAATTTTTAGATGACTGGAATATAATTGGGAAAAGAAATATATATAAATGTCCAGAATGTCAATATCATGGTAATAAATGTGATAGACATAACAATGATGAGGGGGTGGCTTATGGCTTTAGTAAATGGCAGTTTCAAAGGGAAAATAGATAATAAAAATATTTGGGATTATATGTGTAAATTGGATTCTAAATTAGAAACATTAGAAGAAAGAAAAGAGTTTATTAATGAGTTGTTAAATTTAAAAGATATAAAAGGTCTTAAATTCAGCGATGATAAATTCTGGCAAGAAATATTTGATAGAGGAATATGTAAAACTAATTTAAACACAACAGATGTATTATGGTCAAATACTAATATAAGTCATTTTTTAGAAAAAGTAGGTACATATTTATTAGCAAAAGATAACAAAAACAAAGAAAAGGAAAATGTAAAAATATATACATCTTTAACAGAATTCAAAAGAATGATTCAGCAAGAAAAAAAGATACGAAAACATGGAGAAGTAGTAGAATACGAGAATGGAAACAGTGAATATTCAAAAGGCAAACCAATAAGAATATTAAAAAATCAAAAAAATTTCAAATTAGCTCCAGACATAAAAATAACTAAAAAAGATAGAGTAAAGTATCCAGAAATAGAAAATTATTATAAGTATAAGCAGTATTTGTTTAATTTAAAAAACAATAAAGAGCTTAGAGAAAAGTTAGCAAAAGATAAAAATATAAATAATAAAGAACTCAAAATTACAAAAGGTGGTGATGTTTATAAGTTTGCATTGAGACAAATGGCTATGGTTACAGATGATATGTTACAAGTAAAATTACAAAAAGATAAAAATATAATATGGAAAGCTCCATTAAAAGATAGTGGTAATAATATTATTATGGATTGTGATTTAATAGATTTGTTTGACCCAGTACATGTAAAAGCATTATTACAAATTCCTTACAATGAAAACTTAATAGATGAGATAGCATTAAGTAAGCAAGATATATTAAATAAAATAGAATTAACTGATACACAAAAAATTATATTGTCATCATGGGAGAAGGGAGTTACTCAAAATGAAATAGCCAAGCAATTAGGTATAGCACAAAAAAATGTAAATTTACATATTGATAGAATAGTAAATAAATTTATAGACAAATATACTGAAATATATGAAGATGAATATTATTATGTTTATTTAGTAAAAGGAAAATATAAAAAATGTAGTAAGTGTGGAGAAATCAAGCTAATACAAAGGTTTGATAAGAATGGGAAAAAAGGACATAAATCAATTTGCAAAACCTGTAGACAAGATGGTGTCCAAAACAGGGTATAAAATCGGCTGAAAAGTATATTAATATATGTAGGGGTAATTAATATTTCTACAAAAAATAAAATATATAATAAAAGTCGAGGAGAGATTGAAAATGAGAAAAAATGAATATGTAAAATTATTTCAAGAGAAACTAAAGGAAGAAGGATTAGAACTAAAACAAAAAGAAGTAGATGTAGTATTAGATGCATTTAAAGAACTAGTTGTAGATATATTTAAATCAGGTGAAGACGCTACTATAGGTGGATTTCTAAAAATAGGAAGAAAAGAAATAGAAGCATGTGAAAAAACACATACTTTACCAGGAAAAGAAGGAGAAAAATATATTATACCAGCCAGTACTAAACCAACAGTTAAATTTATAAATTCTTTTGTAAAAGAACATATGATATTAAAATAGTTAACAACTAAATAAAATATAAATATAAAATGGATAAGTCTTAATTGGACTTATCATTGTGGAGATATAGGAGATTGTTAATGGTTCGATTCCATTAATCTCCATCTTTTAAGCAAAAAGAAAGCACATGTCGTGAGATAGCAGTAAGTCTTTCTTTTTCTTTTTATTAAGAAAGAGAGGATGATATCATAGAAGAAATAAATATAAAAGAAGTAAGCAAGATAATATGTGTTAGTGAAAATACGTTATATAAAGATTTTAAAAAATATGCTTCTAAATTAGAAGAAAATAATATTTTTTATGATGGAAAAGGTAAAAAAAGAAAGTTTTATAGAAAAGAAATAAAAGACAGTGAATATATAGCATATGATATTTTTAAACAAATTGCTTATAATGTCTGGAAATTTGATAGTAAAGTAGATATAAATAAATTATTATATTACATGGCTGTGATTCTAACTATGCAAGATATAAAGGGGAATATGAGTATATTATCATCAAATCAAATTGCAAATATAGTAGGAGTGGACAAAAATACCATATCAAGATATAAAAATAAATTAATTAAAAATAATATCTTTATGCCCTCTAATCTATCTAAAACAGTTACATATGCTACATTTAAAGATATAGATGTCTTAAGTATTAAAAGTGAATTAATACCACATAAAGAAAATTGTAAAAATAGAGTAAATCAAGATAAAGAATTAGATAATTTTAGATATCAGGTTAGACTGGTAGCAGATAAAAATATAAACTTTAAAAGAAAAGAAAATATCATAGTTGATAATAGTTTGTATGAAGATTATCTAAATGCATGTAGAATTATAGCAAATACACCATTTTTAAAAGATAAAGAAAATTATAATAGAGTAGTAAATATGGTGAAACATAATAAACATGAATTAAATGTAACTCAGAAAGATAAATACATAGCATTCAATGAATTTGCAAGAGAAATAGGATTAGTTAAGTTATATCAAGTACATAAGACAGAATATAGAACTAATGTTATGAAAAATAAAGAGTTATTAGATATAATTGTTAAAGCTTTTAGGTATAGAAATAATAATAGTAATATTAATAATAAACTAGTAAAATACAACTCATATTAATTTTTCCGATAACTCGCATACTTATATAAATATATATATCAATATGCAGGTCATCGGATTTTTTTTGAAAGAAATATTTTAAAGGTGTATGTTATGAATTTACAATACTTTGAAAAGGATAAATATTATGTTTATAAACATTACATTATAGATCATGATGGTAAAGAGAATGTCTTTTATATTGGAAAAGGAATTGGAGACAGAATTTATAATCAAATCAGAAATGAAAAATGGTATGATATAGTAAAAAACAATAACTATAATTATAATGTTGATATTATTAAGTATTTTGAAAATGAAAAAGATGCATTAGATTATGAGGTAAAATTGCAATTATATTATTGGAGCAATGGACAATGTAAAGGTTGTGCTGATATAGATGCAGCAATAGGCAAAGAAAAAATAAAGAAACAAAATAAATTATTAGAAGAAGGACTGGTTATACAAGATGACTATTTAAATAAATGGTTATTTAAATATGAATTGGAAAATATCATCAATACATATGAGTTAAAAGATAATAAAAGAAGAGTAATGTCTGCTAATAAATTCATTAATTATTTAAAAGAATGTAATTATAGAATTGAAAAAATTAGAAAAAGAACAAAAAAGAAACAAGAAACATTATATAAAATATGTAATAAGTAGGATTTTATAATTATAATTTTAATCACAAAGCTTTAGTCGAAGTGATAGCAAGGAACGTAAGTGACGCGGTAGCTATAACTAACGCCTTCACTTCGTTCAGTTGTTATCCTCAGCTAAAGCTTCGGATTTACTATTTGAATTTAATACATATGGGTTAAAAGCCCCTTCATATGGTGAAATATGATAGCAAACATAGAATATGCTAAAAGTTAATACAATTAGCAGAGATAGCTCATTTTGAGAAGCTCTGGTGGCTAATAATAGGTATCTTACAATATAAGATGATGATGCCACTAAAATATTAAACTACAACGTGAAATTTGTGGGATAATTACTCACCATTTCAGAACTGGAAGAAAGCACATGTCGTGAGATAGCAGTAAGTCTTTCTTCCTTTTAAATAAATACTAAAAGGGAGATTTGATAAAATGAATGGTGAAAAACTTATAGAAAATAAAGAATTAAGAGATAGAAATATAGATAGAGTAGATGTATTGGAACATGTGAAAGAGATATTAACTTTAGCAAATACAGATTTTAGTACAGTAGAACTTGTTTCTGAGTATTATGAAGTTAAAGAATCTACAATTCAAGAATGTATAAGATTAAACAAAGAGGAGCTAAAGAATGATGGACTAAAGAAATATAAGAAAAATGAGATAATTTCTATATTTGAACGAAATCCAATTAATTTGGAAAACGTAAAAAATGAAAGGACAAAATCAATAGTAACATTTAAAAATAATGAAAGTGTATCTATAAATAATACAGGATTAATATTAATACCAAAAAGAGCAATTCTCAGAATAGGTATGTTACTTAGAGATTCAGAAGTTGCTAAAGAAGTTAGAACTAGACTACTAGATATTGTACATGATGCAGAAGAACAAACTGAAATTGTAATAGAAGAAATTAGAACTGAACAAAATATAAAAGAAGATATGATTGAAGCGATAATTTCTGGCGACCATAATAAATTATCTGTATTACAGACTGAGTTAATAGGGTTGAAGAATAAAAGAATATCTCATTTAGAAGATGTTATAACTAATTCAGTCACTATAACAGAAAGTAAAGCTATTATTAATAAATGTGTTAGAACAATAGCAGTTAAAAAATTTAATTGTATGTTTGGTAAAGCATGGGATGAATTTTATAGATTCATTAACTATAAACTTGGCATTAATGTTAGAAATCGAAAAGGTAAAGGATTAGCTAGATTTTCAGATGAAGAAATCTTAAAGATGGAAAAGATAGCTAAAAGCTGGTTAGAGGAAAATGATATAGATTTTAAATTGGTAATATAATTTAAATTTGTTTTCAAAAGGGATATAGCTCAGGTGGTTAGAGCATTCGGTTTATACCCGAAAGGTCATAGGTTCGACTCCTATTATTCCTACCAAATATGGAGAGGTACTCAAGTGGTAAAGAGGATAGTTTGCTAAACTATTAGTTCAATTAATTTGATACGAGGGTTCAAATCCCTTCCTCTCTTCCAATAAAAAGAGTTTGTTATTTTAAAATAATATTTTAATTAAAAGGGAGATGTTTTTATGGTTAAATATAATGTTCATAAAGCTTTAGCAGAAAAGAAGTTATTAGAAGATAAGATAGATAGATGCATTAGTAATTTTAAAATTGTAGGTACTAAAAAAGGTTCTGATAAAAATGTATATGAAACAAAAACAAGTGTAGAAGATTTTAATGTAGAAGTTTCAAGTAAATACCAGCAAATAGAAGATTTAATATATAATTATAATGCATTAGATAAAGCAATTAATATCTCTAATGCTATAACAAATGTTCAAATTGCTAATAAAAATTATACGGTTTTAGAAGCAATAAAAAGAAAGAATAGTATAGAATTAGATAAATCCTTGTTGAGACAAATGGTTAGTAACTATGATTGTATGATGTCTGAAGTAAATCGTAGAAATGAAGAAGTACAAAGAAATACAGATAAAATGTTTGAGGAAAAAGAAAAAAGTAAAGATGGAGCAGAACTTATTTCATTTTATAAAAAACAACAGGAATGGTCTTTAGTAGACCCTTTAAAAGTAAGAGAGAAAATAGAAAAGTTAAGGAATGAAATAGAAGAATTTGAAAAGGAAGTTGATTTTGCATTGAGTACATCAAATGCACTTACAATTATAGATGTAGATTTAAAATAGTCCTTAATTGGACTATTTTTTAATTTGCAGGTTAGGCGAATAACATAAATTATAAGTTCCCATTGATTTTGGGTTAAAAATCAAACTGCTTATATAAAAGTGATGGGTACATACAAACGAAACGATTGTACTGTATAAAAGAGAATAATGGATATAAAGCTTAAAGTTAAAAATTCAAATGTGAAATCTCAAGTATAAAAGATTAAATTATTAAAATATCAAAAATAAAATAAAAAAGTTATATAAAATCCTTGATAAATGCGAAATGCGTTAACTTATATTAGCTATTGTTAGCTACAAGGCTGCCTAATTTGCAAACAAATATATTCCCAGTAGAGTTATATAATATAAAAATAAAGGAGAAAATATATGAAAAATAATAAAGGAACAATTTTAGAAAAATGTGAAGTAATAAAACAAGAAGATGGTACTTATAAATTTATAGAGCATACAAAAAATGGTGATAATGAAGTGTTATCTAGTGATGTTTTTGACCAGTATATTGGAAAAACAGATTTAAATATAACGATAAGATTAAGTGAAACAATAGTCCAATAAATTAACATTAGACTATTTATTTTTTACTTAATATATTGATAATGATATTTATGTGAAAAATAGGGAGATATTGAATATGGAAGACATATTGAAGAAAAAAGAAGATGAGTCACTGGTTGACTATAGGTTTAGAATACGATTAGCAAAAGCTAATAAAGAAATAGATTTGGATTGGGGAGAGATAGTTGAACTATTAGGATTAGAATGTTCGCCAGACCACTGTAGGAAAGTTTCATATGGCTTGAAAGAGGCTTTTGATTATCTTAATTCTAAGATACAGGATAATTCTACTCAAGAAGAGATTGATAAAATAAATGAGAAAATATTAGAGTTGAAAAAGATGAAAGTACAGTTATCTGATGAAAGGTCGTTAGTAAATAAGAAAATAAGAGAATATTCAAGGATAGATAATATAATTGATTTATTTAATAATAAAATAGATGATATATCGCTTCATAAGCCATTTCTAAGTGATTCTAGTTACAAAAGCTATGAATCTTCAAATCAAGAGGCTATTATACTAATTTCAGATATACATTATGGATTAGAGACTATTAATGCTTTTAATAGATATAATTCAGAAATATTCAAGATAAGGATACAATATTTAAAAGATAAAATTATTGAATATAGTAAGTTACATAAGGTTAAGAGAGTACATGTAATGTTACTTGGAGATTTGATTTCTGGACATATACATAATTCTATAAGATTAGAAAATAGAGAAAATATAGTTGAACAAATTATAGAGGTGTCTGAAATACTTAGTGAATTTATATATGAGTTGTCTAAAAAAATTAATGAGATTATTGTTTATTCAGTAGGAGGGAATCATGATAGAGTTCTTCCAAAGAAAGATGAAAACTTAGATAAAGATAATTTTACACTATTGATAGATGAATATATAAAGCTAAGAATTAAAAATTTAGACAATGTAATATTTCAAGAGAATATATATGATAATGACATAATAGTTGCTAAAATATGTGGAAATACATGTTTTGCAGTACATGGAGATAAAGATAAAATGTCTACAGCAATTCCTAAATTAACATCTCTTATAAAATCAATTCCTGATTATATTTTCATGGCTCATCTACACAATTGTAAAGAAGATAGTTATGGAGAAAGTGAAATTATTGTAAATGGAAGTTTTTCTGGAACAGATACATATGCTAAGAATCTAAGATTAAGTTCATATACAATGCAAAAATTAATGATATTTAATGATGATGGAAGATTATGTACTTATAATATTAAGCTTAAATAGAGCTAATTATTAAAGGACTAATACAATAATATTCCATCATTATGATATGGTATTAGTCCTTTAATGGGCTAAATTCAATCTCCCTTCTGAGGTCGGTTTCATACTGACCTCTCTTTTTTCATCTCAAAAGGAGAGTGATAAGTTGGCTAGAAAAGGTAAAATCAAATGTTCTTGTTGTGGAGAAGAAAAGTCAGCAGCAAGAGATTTTTATAGTAGCTCTAGTAAATTACATAAGAGCTTGAGTACTTTTCCTATGTGCAAAAATTGTGTTGAAGAATTGTATGATGAATTAGTTTACAAGTATGCTGGGGATAAAAAAATAGCAGCAAAGAGACTATTTGTAATGTTAGATGTTTATTATGATGAAGACTTATATAATGCATGTATTAACAAGGAAAACAAAGGAAAATCTAAATGGTTAGGCGAGTACATGAAAACTAAAGCAAATGCTAGATATGTGAGTAAATCAAGTCTTGATAATATTAATTCAAAAAATCCAGTTGAAGATGATATTGATTCTGATTTTAAATTAAATGAAATAAAAATAAATAATGATATGGTTGAAAGATGGGGAGCAGGACTAAGAAAAGAAGACTATATGTTTTTAGAAAATAAATTTAATGAGTTTTCTATGGCATATCAATGTAAAAGACCTGCTGAAAAGATGTTATTAGAACAAATCTCTAAATGTTTACTAAAGAGTGATGAAGCTCTAAGAAATGGTGATGCTACAGGGTTTGAAAAAATGAATACCTTAATATCAAAGCTTATGAATGATGCAAATATAAAACCTATTCAAGAAGCAAGTTTAGCAGAAAATGAAACTATTACATGGGGTACATGGATTGATAAAATAGAAAATTACAGACCTATAGGAGAGCCTTCAGAACAATTTAAAGATGTAGATAAAATAAAAACATATATTAATAAGTGGTTTATAGGACAAATGAGAAAAGTATTTGATTTAGCTAGTGAGGATAATCCAAATGATGACCAAGACTAGAAAGCTAAATAATAACGAAATTAACTCAGATAAAAATAAAGCTCTTGAAGAAGGAATAATTGAATGGACTAAGTTCTATAGAGAAAATCCACATAGATTTTGTATTGATTATTTTGGTCTTAATTTATATTTAGTTCAAATTATTCTTATATATATGTTTGATGAATGTAATTATGCGATGCTTATATGTGCCAGAGGGTTTGCAAAGAGCTGGATTGCTGCTGTATATGCATGTTGTAGAGCTGTTTTATATCCAAATTCTAAAATTGGTATAGCTGCACTTACTAAATCACAAGCAGAACTTATTATAAGAGAAAAGATAGAAAAAGAATTAGTAAAACAATCTCCTATGTTAGCTAGAGAGATAAAAAAAATAGAATATAATAACAAATTTTCTAAAGTAACATTTCATAATGGAAGCACTATAGAAGCTATAGTATCAAATGAGCAATCAAGAGGTTTCCGTTTCAATATTCTTATTGTAGATGAGTTTAGATTGGTAAAAAAAGAAATACAAGATAGAATTCTTAAACCATTTTTAAATGTAAGTAGAAATCTAAAGTTTAAAAAAGATGGAAAATATGAAGATTACCCTCCAGAGCCTAATAAAGAATTATATTTAAGTAGTGCATGGTTTAGGATGCATGAAGCATATGACAAATTTAAATTGTATGTAAAAGATATGATAGATGGTAGAGATAAATTTGTACTTAATTGTAATTATAAACTTTCTCTTCATCATGGAATATTAGATAAAGAGAGAGCAGATGAAATGAAAAGAGAAATGGATGCCGTTTCTTGGATTATGGAGATGGAATCACTTTTCTTTGGAGAAAATGAAGATGCTATATTTAAATCATCTTATGTGAATCCATGTAGAACATTAAAAAATCCATTTTATCCTCCAACAGATTTAGAAGTATTATCATCTAAAAATGGAAAAGTTAAGTGTAATTTACAGAAAAGAAAAGGTGAACTAAGAATAATTTCTGCTGACATTGCTGTTGCAGAAGGTGACAATAATGATAACTCAGTGTATACATGTTGGAGATTATTGCCTGAAAAAGATTATTATGAAAGAATGGTTGTTCATATAGAATCTCATAATGGTATGAAGCCAGACAAACAAGCAATAAGATTAAAACAATTATTCTTTGATTTTGAAGCAGATTTCTTAGTTATAGATACTCAAGGGGTAGGCCAAAGTGTTTTATCTGATTTACTTAGGGTTAATTATGATGATGCTAGAAATAAAGAATATAATGCATTTTCTCATGCTAATACAAATCATTTACACAATAATTTTGTTTCAAAAGAGAATTATCCAGTTATATTTGAGATTAAGGCATATGGACAAATAAATCATGATTGTATAATTGGCTTACTTGATGTATTTCTAAAAAATAGAATAAAGTTACCTATAAATGATGTAGAAGCTAATGACATGTTAAGTAGTACATCTGGATATGCAAAGAAAAATTATACAGACCAAGCGAGAATGATATTACCATACAAACAAACTACATTACTTGTAAACGAATTAATAAACTTAGAAACTGTTAAAAATGATGGTCAAAAGTGGCTTAAGGTCAAAGAAAAGGGAAAAGCAAGGAAAGATAGATATTCTTCCTTAGCATATGGAAATTATCTAGCAAATTTACTAGATGGAGAATTAAAAAAGAGAAATAGTAAGAACAGTGGACAAATAATTTCATTCTGGTCAGGAGGTGGAAACCATAATAGAACTCAAAGGAGATAAAAAAGATTATACTTTAGACCAAATAAAGTACTTAAATGAACAATTAAGACAAAGAAATTATGCAATGATAGAAAATACTATAAATCTATCAAATGAAATGTATAAGATAAGAAATATAAGTAGAGACCAAGTAAGAAAAGCTATGACAGACCCTTACAAAAATGTAGAATTACTACAAAAGGTAAGTCTTTTACTTAAAGAAACATCTGGTACATATAAAAGAATTCTAAATATGATTTCAACCATGAATACATTTGACCATTATATTATACCAATAAATATTTCTAAATTTAAAGATAAAAATGATTATGTCGACTCTTTTTTTAAATCAGCTGCACTTCTAAAAAAATATCAACTTAAACATATTTGTCCTTGGATAACTGAAAAAGTGTTAGAACAAGGAGAAATATATCTATATAAAATTGAAGATTCAAAATGCATAATGATGCAACAAATACCAGCCTCTTATTGTACAATAACATCCAAAGTAAATGGAGTATTAAGGTATGGAATTGATTTAAGAAAAATAAATAGGAAGACTTTATCGGCATTTCCAGTAGAAGTTCAAGAAGCATATAAAAAATTGAATGATGGAAGATTAAAAAAAGAAGACTTAATAGAAAATAAGTATTATGAATTAAGTGATAATGCTGTGGCATTTAATATAGACGTTGATTCGACAAAAGGAATACCATTTTTTAGCTTTTTATTTGATGATATCCTGGAACTTGAAGATATGAAAGATTTAAAGGGTTCTAATGCTATCATTGAAAGTATTAAGTTAATACATGGGAAAGTTCCTTATGGTAAAGATGGTGAGCCACTAGTTGCTTTTGATTTATTAAGTGCTTACTACCATGATATAAAATCAAACTTACCAGCTGGTACGTCTGTAGCAGTTACTCCACTAGATATGGAAGGAATTAATCTAAGTGATGGAAAATCAAAGATTAATGATTATGTTAAAGAAGCAAAAGAATTTATATTTGATAATGCTGGAATTAATACAGCTCTTTTTAACTCAGATAAAATAAATACAGAATCAATTGCAGATGGTGTCATAGCAGATAGTTTAATACCAATGAGGATTCAAAATGAAATAGAGACATGGATAAATTATGAACTAAATGAAAAGAACTCATCAAAAGCATTTCAACTTTACTTTGTCGGTACAACTTATTTTAACCAATCTAAAATATCACAACAACTTAGAGAAAATATAAATAGTGTGGGAGATAGTAGGCTAGTATATTTAGCTAGTACTGGAAAAGAACCAATTGAAATTGCTAATTTATATAAGGCAGAACAATTAATGGAGATAGATGATTTGTTGCCAGTTAAACAGGCTTCATATACATTTTCAAATAATGATGCTGGAAGACCTACTAATGAAGACAAAGGTGATGGTGGGACAAATGGAAATAAAACAGATAGAAAAGATGAAAACAAATAATAAAAGGTTTATTATTGCATTTACAAGTGATAAAAAAGACGAATTAATGAAAAAAGGATTTGCTTTTATTAACAAAAATAAATGTGGAGAAGAATCATTTTATTTATTTGAAAATAAACCTACTGAAATACTTAATTTTAGTAAGGAAGATTTTAAAGATATAGGTTTTAGCGATGTAATGTTTATTTAAGGAGGTGAGAAGTTGAAAGTAGTTAGTATTCCATGTAGATTTGAGACATTTTCTAATGAAGAAGATGATAGAAAATTAAATGTGAAATTAAAGATTTTACATGAAGGTAAAAATTTAAATAAAACTAAGTTTGATTTATCGACTATAAATAATGCAGAATCAACTTTATCAGATATACCAATACTTGGATATATAAAATATGATAATGAAGAAAATGCGATAGATTTTGACGAGCATAACATGATAACTAAAGTTGTAAAGGATGAAGATGGTTATTCTATAGAGTATAAATTCTTAGAAAGACCGCTTGGTGTGATTCCAAATAATACTGAAATAACTTACACAGAAGAAGATGGAAAGACATATCTGAACTGTACAGGACTTATTTGGAAGCATTATTCTAATTCAGCATATCAATTATTGACAGAGTCAAAGTCAAAAAGTGTAAGTATGGAAATAGCAGTTGAAGATGGAGAAGTTGATAAAGCAGATGGATATTATAATATTAAAAAATTTAGTTTTTTAGGAATTACTATTTTAGGAGACGATGTTGCTCCTGGAATCGAAGGGGCATCTATAAGTTCATATAGTAATTTTTCAAAATATAAAAAAGCAATTTATGATATTTGTAAAGAAATGTATTCGTTTAAAGGAAAGGAGGAAAATGTATTGGATAAAAAGAAAAACTATGGACTATCAACAGAAAATATAAAAATTTCTATTAATAGTCAATTAAAAAATAAGATGGTTGAGGTTGAAGACCCTTACTGGGGAGGTAAATACACAACTAGAGAATATTATTTAAGAACTATTCTCCCTGAAGAAAAAATAGCTATATTAGAAGATAATATAAATTATTGTAACTATTATGGTGTACCATATTCTATAGATGGAGATGATGTTGTTTTAGATTATGAAAACAGAAAATCATATATAGAAGAATGGAGAGAGAAAAAAGAAGGAGAAGTTATAGAAACTTTTTCTAAAGAAGATACTTTAAAAGAATTAGTCCTTGAAAAGTTTAATGAAAAAGAGATTGAAATAAAAAATCTGACTGAAGAGTTGGAAAGTTTAAGAAAATTTAAGGCTGACAAAGAAATGGAAGAATATAAAGTAGAAGTTTCTAGTGTTATCTCAGAATTTAATTCTTTAACAGAAGAGGAAATTAAGACTTTTAAAGAATCTGCTATAAATAAAGAGATATCTTTAGAGGACTTAAGAAAAGAGTTAAGTTTACTTGATTATGCTAAGTTAAAAGAAAACACGAAGAAATTTAATTCAGATAAGGGACTTATAGTTGAAGAAGCAAAAATAAATTATTCATCTACATTAGAAGATGAAAATAAAAATACAAAATCATATGAACAAATATTAAGAAAACACTCAAATAAGTAGTGTTTATTTTTATGAAAAAAAATAAAAAAGGAGATATAAAAATGGCAGATAAAGCGATATTAAATTGTGATATAGATAAATACCCAGATGTTGTAACAGCAAAAAATGGAAGTGATGTACTAGAAAATGGTGCTATAGTTGCATTAGGTGGTTTAGTCGATTCAGAACTAGGAAACGATTGTTATAAAATAGAAAAATTAACAGAAGGATGTAGATTTGGAATTTTAGACAGTGTTGCACTTCAATATGATGAAAGATTAGATGAAAGAGATTATGAATTAAAAGCAAGTGAAATAGATAGAGTTAGATTACCTCATAAGGGATTATGTATGACTTTAGCTAAAAAACATTTTGATGGTGTAGTAGCTCTTGGTGATGAATTAGAACTTAAGGCGGATACATATAAATTGACAAAAAAAACTACAGGTTCAGTAGTTGCAAGAGTTGAGGAATTGTATAACTTTAATGGACAAGAGTCTGTATATGTATCTTTTATGTAATAACAAATAGATGAACTGGAAACAGTTCTTTTTTTATGCAAAAAATGACTAATGAAAGGTGGAAAAAAGATGGCTATAGATATAATAGCATTAAAAGATTTATCAAATGATATATTAAATGGAAAAGTAAAAAATTATGCTCAATGTGAAGATGCATTAAGAAAAGAAATAATAGATATATGCGGAGGTAAATGGGGACAATATACGTTCTTTGAAAATAAATATAAGATATTCCAAATATTATCTGAAACAATAACTGATAAAGTAAATAGATTAACTGAAGAGGCATTTTCAGATTTTTGTGATGTAGAAAACTTTGATTTAGGTAATAAAAAAGAATTTACAGTCAAAAATACTGATTTATTAAGGATTGCAAATATAGCTGAAGGTAAAAATAGTACAAGAAGACAAAGATTATTAGAGAAAAAAGTTCCTACATCTGCATTTAAATTAGCAATTGCTATATATGAAGAATTTGATAGATTTATAACTGGAAGAATAGACTGGTCTGAAATGGTAGATAGAGTATCTTCTACATTCCAACATCATATAGCAGAGGCAATAGCATCTACTATGGAAGGAGCTTATACATCTGTACATACTAATTTAAAAACTAGTGCTGCTTATTCAGATAGAGACTTAAAGAAAATAGTTAACAAGGTCAAAGGTGCTACTGGACAATCTGTAGCTATATATGGAACTCCAGAGGCAGTAGGAAATATAGAAGGTGTTGGAGCTGACTTAGATAAAGATGACAAGAGAAACTTTGGATATGTTAAAAACTTTAGTGGAACACCTGTAATAGAATTACCTAATTATTATGATGTTGAGAGAGATAAATGGGCATTAAGCAATAATATTTTATATGTTATACCAAATGATGAGAAGATAATTAAATTAGGTTTTGAAGGTGACACATTGATAATAGAAAATACTGATGGAACAGTTAGAGATGACCAACAAATAGAAATGTTCATGTCAAGAAAAATGCATCTAGGAGTTGTTGTGGCATCTAAATTTGGCATGTATAAGATACAATAACATTATAATTAGAAGGGAGATTAAAAATGGCTGGAAAAGCAAAAAAAGAAGTTTCAAATGAAATTGAACAAATTAATGAAAATAAAATATTGCAAAAGAAGAGTTCAAAAAAAACATATAAACAATTGAGAAGTGAATTAAGGAAGCTTAAAGATGAAATAGAAGTTGAGATAATGAACTTAGATACAGGTACTGTTCTTTATAGAGATAGAGATGAAAGACTAATATTTGAAATGAATAAAGCTGGAGAAAAAACATTTATATTATTGTCTGATTTATATGAGATATCAAATAAACATAGAGGGTATTTTGAAAACTATCTTATAACTATAATTGATGTTGATAGTGATGATTATACTGTTGAAGATATATTAGAATATTTAAACTTAAAGGATATGTATGAGTATTTAGATGAATATGATTTAGACTATATAAATCATATATTATTAAAATTAGATAATGATAAGTTTGTTAATCTAGTAGAAAAAGCTAATTATGGTTTGATAGAGTGCTTAGGTTCAAGGGTAATCGAATTATACAAAAAAGGTAAATTTGATTCTCACTATAAAGAACATTTAATAGCTACTAGACTAGGTTTACAAAGCTTATTTGAGGACTAGGGTGGTGTTATACATCACCTATTTTGTTGAAAGAGTGGTGATGATATGGCTACACCAGTAAAAGATATATATAAACAATTTCTTTCTTTAATAAATGATGAGGAGATGTTGTTACTTGAAGAAGAAATAATTGAGGAAATGATGTATTCATATCTTCAAAAGGCTACATTTGATTTTTACGAATGTAGAAAAGATTTGTCTATAATAGGACAAGAAGAGTCTTGTATTACAATTCCAATTGGCCAATCAGAATTTATTATTGAATATAATAATAAATTTGCAGAAATAAAGCTAATAGGAAAATATACAGATAAAGAGTATGAAATCAATAAAGATTATAATATAAAGTATAAAGAGGAAGACTGTACGATAACCTTTGAAACAGAAACAGAGGAAGAAATCTTATTTAAGAGTAAATATCTAGGAGAAATAATTTCAGACCTTGATTTAGATGAAATAATTATATTAGCTTATGGAATGATGATTTGGTGGCTTCAACCTAAGATTCTTAGAGAAGAAAATTTAAAGCAGATGCTAACTGATTCAGACTATAATACTAAGTCTGGTGCTAATATGTTAGCAAAACTTTGTTCATTAGAAATTCAGATTAGAGAGCAACTTGCCAAATATAAGACAAGGTATTCATATAAAGGGTTTAAAGGTTGGGATAAAATTGAGTAGTTATATTAATAATTTTAAAAAAAGAATTGGACTTGGTTGTTCAACTCCTAAAGAAAAAAGAATATTACAACTTAGATTAAGTTTTAAGAAATACCTAAAAGAAACACCAACCTGTATTGAAGTACCAATAACTGATATAGATGAAATTTGTATAACAGAAGATACTAAAAGAGCTATAGTTGCAATTAATGATATAACTAATAATGATAAAAGAGCTTTAGATGAAAAAAATCTATTAGTTGAATCTGATTTAGATGTAGATGTGGGTTGTTATCTTTTCTATGATAATTGTTATTGGTTAACTATATTTAAGGAACATAAAGAAATGGATACATATAAACATTTTATAATAAAAAGATGCAATCAATTCTTTAATTATAAATATAAAGGTCAGATGTATAAAATCCCTATAGCTGTTGAAAATTTAACCTTATATTCTGATGGTATGGCAGATAATAAATATACTTCTATCTCAGATACAAAAAGACAGCTTTATTTTGGAAGTAATCCTGTCACTAAAACTATAGATATTGACACTAGAATAATGTTAACTGGTAAAACTGCATTTAGAGTTACTAGTATTAATGACTTTGAGTATAATGGCAGAGAAACGGGGGCAGATGGTCTTATTAAAGCTATTTGTTTACAAGATGCATTGATTTCAAAAGATGATACAATAAATAATATTGCTTGGAATGATTTATCTGAAAATGATAATATAATTATTCCTTTTAGTAAAATTATGGGGGACGGATTTATTAATCTAGGTGAAGAAAATGAATACAGAATAGACCATTCCCAAGGAGTTGAATGGCTCTTAGACAAGCAATATAGGTATTGTAATATAATTAATCAAGATGAGAAAAAATGTGTCATACAGGCTAATACATTGGCTAAATATTCTGGCTTTGAAGCCTTGCTATTGGCTAAAGATAAAGATACAAATAAAACAATAGATACTAAAAAAATAACACTAAGGGGGTAGATATATGGGTTTATATGGCTTTCCCTAACAAGATGATAAGTAATATAGGAGCAACTCTAATGTCAAATCAAGACTTCGCTAAATTTATGATTTATAATGATGAATCCCAAAAAGATATTTTATCCATGCCTGATATAAAAAATCCTGTTAAAGAACTTAGAAACAAAAAAGTATTTCTAAATAGAAGAGTAGAAAAAGTATTAAAAGAAGCAGATATTTCAGTTTTTATAATAATGTCAGAGTATAGGCCATGCTTTGAAGGAAGTAGGACAATTAAAAAAACAAAGATAGAAATTGGTGTTGTTTGTCATGATGAATGCCAAAGTACAGCAAATGGCTTAAGAGATGTTGCATTAGTATGTTGTATAGTTGATATTGTAACTCAAAATGAGGAAATAGCTGGTATAGGTAAGATTAAGTTAGAAAATGTATATCAAATGTATAATTTAAATACGGATTATAACGGATTTGTTATAACTGTATCAGCTGAAAGTTTTGGTGATATGTAATGTTGGAAAATTATTATATTACAGGATTACCAATTAAACTAAGTGAAATATTAGGAACTGTATATCAACCTACTATTGAAGAGCTAATTAAATTTGATATGGCTAATTTAGAGATAGTCAATCCATTTTTAGTACTTGAAAAGAGCTATTCTCAGCTATGTAACGAGGAATCATTTGAATTGAAATGTAAATATGATGCTATACCTATCTTAGATTTGATGATGTTAACATCAAGAAAAGATTCTTCTGAAAAAATTGAGTTACTTAGTGATAAGATAAAAAAATCTTTATCTATATTATATAAAACTGATATTAAAAATATTGAATATATGAATAATATTAAAACGGGAATTTTAATTAAATTTGATGATAAAAAGAAAAATGCTTTTATAAGTAGAGAGGATTTTGGACTAGTATCAGATTTAATTTTAGAAATGTTTTATATTGATAAAAAGAATTTATTTAAAGATGAGGAAGATAAGTGGATTGAAAATACTGGCTCTGAAAGAGAAAAACAGTTAATTGCACATTTTAAAGAGAAGGAAAGAAAGAAAAGAGAAAAAGAAGCATACCATTTATGTGATTATATAAATATAGTTCAAAATATAGATGGATATATATCAATGGATGTGATTTTAAAAATGACTTATTGGCAATTAATTAATGCTTATAAGACTAAGATACAATTTAAAAATTATGATGAAAGTTTAGGCTTTGCATGGTCATTTAAATATCAAACCGATATGGATAAAATGAAGCATTGGTCTAAAGAGATAAAAATACCACTTAGCACTGTTAAATAGCAGTGCTATTTTTTATGCAAAAAAAATGAGAGGATGATTTTATAATATGAAAAGATTTGCAGTGAAAGATGCAGGTAATGTAATAGTAAAAGATAAAGTAACAGGAGAAGTATTGTTTTATTCACAGGATTTAAATGCTTTTAACTTTAAGCTGGATTCAGAATCAGTTTATGCAAAAGCTAAAGGTGCAAATACAATAGCTTTTGATGGAGCAATAACAGCAAGTTTAACAATGGAACAAGAAGTAATACAAATGGCACAATTAGCGATGTTATTATCTTCTGATATAGATGAAAAAACTGCAAAGGTTGGGAAAAGAAAAGTATTAACATCTGATAGTACTAAGAAAGTTACTTTAGAAAATATAAAGCCAGTTGCAAATAGCATATCTGTATATAGTATAGAAAGTGATGGAATATCTATAATTAAGAAATTACAATTCACTTCATCAGTTACAGGAGCTAATACAGAAATAACAATATCTACTGCCGATTTTAATGCAGGAGATAAGGTAGCAGTATTCTATTTAGAAGAAATACCAAAAGCAAAAGTTGTAAAAATAAAAGAAGAATCTACTGCACCAAATTACGTTGTAGAAGCTGAGGTAATGGTTAAAACTGTGGATGGTGAATATATGGTTTTATACATGAGTGTTCCAAATGCAAAAGCACAAAGAAGTATAGAGTTAAATCTTACTGCTGAGAACCCATCTGGATTTAATATGACATTAGATGTTTTACCAGATGAAAATAAAGAGTATGCTACATTCACATTTATAGGAGATGAAAATCTTAATCCTGCTAGAATGGCTTCAATGCTAGGTGTTGAATTAGAAGATGAGAAAGATACTAAACCTAAGAAATAGTAAAATGCCCTACTCTTAATTGAGTAGGGGTTATTTTTTTACGTTTAAATGTGGTTTTAATCGGATTTGAACTTAAAAAAAATGAAAGAAGGTGATAAATTGGTATTTTTAGATGATAAGTTTTTATTTGATAATATCTCAAGTGAATCCATGAACATTAAATTAGTTACTTTAGGTGATGATGAAATACTAAATGAATATGGATTACCCTACGAAGAAGCAATTAAATCTGATAGTAGTTTTAATAAGAATCCTTGTTACTCAGAGGATGAAACTACTATTGAACCTATAACACTACAATTCTGTTTGTGTAGTGAACATGGAGAGGCTTATGAATGGGATGATTATACATTAGAAAATATTTGTAATTGGTTTTGGCAGAGGGAGTTTAAACCTTTTATTAGTTATGACAATATAGAAGAAATTTATTATTTTAAAGCAAAGAAAATAATAAAAAAATATACAAAAGATAAAAAAGGTGTGCTAGAAATAGAGTTTCAACCATATATAAATTATGCTTATAAGAACTTTCAAAAGGTAATAACTGTTAAAGATACAAGGGAAATTAAACTAAATAATGTGTCTAATGTAGATGAAGAATATGCTCCAGTAATCGATATTGAATGTCTAAAAGAAGGAGATATAACAATTAGAAACTCCACTATCAGCGATAATGAAGAAGACAATTTAGTTATAAGTGGATTAGGATTAAATGAAAAAATAACAATAGATAATTTGTATTACACTGTTTTAAATAGTAATGGTGAGAATAGATTCAATATTGTTAATAGAAAGTGGATTAGGTTAAGAAGAGGTGTAAATATATTGAAGTTTACTGGAAACTGTAAAGTTTCTATTAAGTGTAAATATCCAATAATAAAATAAGGGAGAGATAGATATGAATAAAATACAAGTAGATAAATTAATACAAGATAAAGTTAGGGCTATAATACCAATTGTAGATGAGAATGGTAAAGAGGAATATATAGAAGTTAGAAATCCTGATAAGAAAACTAAGGAAGATATATTAAATAAAATATGGGTTGGTATGGAGAATCCTGATTTAGCATTGTCTCAAGAAGAGATTCTTAAAATGTTGATTGATAAATTGACTAATATAGAATTAAATATTGAAATAGAAAATTTAATAAATAGTGAAGTATCTAGTGAATTAGAAACTGTGATGTATTATATAGGTCAAATAGAAAATGAATTAACTGCATCTTTATTAATGAATACTGAGGTTAAGTTAGGTCAGATGAAGAATGAGATATTGCAGGACAGAGTTTTAAAAGAGACTGAAGAAATTGAAAAAATGAATAATATTAAAGAAAAGGTAGTGAATTAGATGGTATTTAAATCATTAGATGAATTGGTTGCTTATACAAAAAATAAGATTGCTGCATCTATGCCTGAAGTTGGAAAAGAAATGAAAGAGATAGTAAAAGAAGAAGTAAACAAACAAGTTTATTCTGATTATGCTCCATCACTTTATGATAGAACTTATGAATTACTTAATGCAATAGATGTGTCTGAAATAACATCAGATTCTGTAGCTACAGAAATTAAAGATAGTGGGAGCTGGTTTGATATATATAGCAAAGCACATGCTTTTCCAATGGAGCGATTTGAAAATGGAGGTGTGTGGGGACATGGAAGTACTAAATATAATCCTGCATTTAGACCTAGAACAAATATAATGGAGGAAAGTAATTCTAAGGCACAAGAAAGAGTTCCTAAATGTTTTAAATCAACTATGAATGGATTGGGAGTACCAGTAGAATAGTTAAAATTCATATGCACATTTTCTTAAAATAAATAAAATTTAAAAATATATTGTAAAATATGAAAAAGTATGATACTATTTAAAAATAGAGAATTAATATGCTAATCATATTTTTAATGTATAAATTATTTTGTTGACGCCAACAACTAAATAAAATATAAAATAATTATTAATAATATGAAAAGTATTGGTTAAATTTTATAAAAAGTGAGATGTGTATATGGAAAATGAAAAAAGAAATGAAGTATTTTCAAATGAAGAGCTAGGGGTAAATGTTAGAACTATAAGTTATGAAGATGGAAGTATAGGTATTAATGCTGAAGATACAGCGATTGGATTTGGTTGGTGCAAGGTAGAGAAAAAAGGTGAAAAAGAATATAAGTCAGTAAGATGGAAAAGAATGAATGAATTTTCTAAGGAGTTTGGTTTCGACCACAAGTGGTCGAAAGATGATTACATACCAGAATCACTTTTTTACATGTTAGGAATGAAAGCTAAAAATGAAGCAGCATTAAAATTTCAAAAATGGTTAGCAATAGATGTAATTCCAACTATTCGTAAGCATGGAGCTTATATGACTGATACAAAGATAGAAGAAATACTATCTAATCCAGATACAATTATAAAACTGGCTACAGAACTAAAAGAAAAGAGAGAGAAAATCAAACAATTAGAAACAGAAGTTGTCCATAAAGAAGATGTAATAATTGGACTTGTAGAAGATATAAGTTTAGCAGAGAAAAGACAGAGAATTAATCAAATAGTTAAATACAAGGCAGAACCTAAAAATTTCAGTAAGAGATGGAATTTGTTATATGACGAATTTGAGAAAAAATATCATTTGGATTTGAAGAGAAGAATTAATAATTGTGATATCAAACCTAAAATTAAGAATAAGATAGACTATATAGATAGAGAAATGAGTATGATTCCTCAATTGTATGAGATAGCATGTAAGCTGTTTGAAAATGATGTGGAAGAGTTAAAGAATGAATGGATTTCTGTTATAGAAGAAAAAGTTTGTTAAACTAAATAAAATTAAAAATATTTATTTTTAACAACTGTTAAAGGGGTGTGAAACACGAGGCTATTGATGTAGGAACATAAGAAGAGATTAATAATTACATAATGAGGCATTGCTAAGGGGTTAGCATGTAGTTATTAATATCATTCTAATCTCTTTGGCAAAAATAAAATTTAAAGGGAGATTGCAATATGAATAATTTAATGGTATTTGAAGGTAAGGAAGTTGAAGTATTTGAGTTTGATGGTAAAATTTTATTCAATCCTAAACATGTGGCAGAGTGTTTAGAGATTTCAGATGTTAACAGCAGTATTAGAAAATTTAATGATAATCAGGTAGTTAAACTGACTAATTCAGATATGCACAATATGCATATCCGAAAATTAAATAATGCAGGAGAGAAATTTCTTACAGAAAGTGGAGTATATAAGTTAATATTTAAATCAAGAAAAGAAGAGGCTGAAAGATTTCAAGACTGGGTAACTGATGAAGTGTTACCAACTATCCGTAAAACAGGTACATACAATATGAATCAAAATTATCTATTAGAAATGATACAAGGTGGTATTATGGGAGGATTTAAATCTGTAGCACAGTATGTAGATGATAGGTTTAATGGAATTGAAGAAAGTAATAATCGAAAAATTAATGAGATAGAAAGTCTAATTGGACTTAGAGCTAAGAATGTAACTATGTTATCAAAATTATTGAAACTAAAATTATCTTATATTAGAGGATGTAATGTTAAGGCAAATGATTGTGATTATAAAACCATAATGACTAAAATATTCTTTAGATACAATGTAAATAAATGGGAGGATATACCAGCATCTAAATTTAATGAAGTTTATGAAATAATTAATAATTTAGAAAACATTGATGATGTATATACATGGAAAAATTAGAAAATATCTATAGTTCGGGATTTAATTAAGAATACTAAGTAATCGCCACTGTTGGCGATTTTGGAAATATGACATAAATATAATAAGATTAGTAACTCTTATAGATTTTTAAATAAAATAAGAGCTACTAATCTTATTATATTTGTAGAATATAGAATATTATATATAAATTTATAAAAAACAAATAAAATGATAAAAAACAAAAATAAATAACATATTATTACATATTTTTCCATTTTAATTATTTTGAAAAAGTGTTAGAATTTGTATAACAAATAATAATTCCGGAAAGACTTGTTTGAACTTTATAGCAATATTGGAGGTATTATTATGTTTAAAATAATTATATGTGAAGATGAAGAAATTCAAAGAAAAATAATGTTTGAATATATAGAGATTTTCTTTAAAAAAGATATTGAATATGAAATTATTTGTTTTAATAATGGAGAAGAATTAATAAATAATTATATTAAAGCAGATATAATTTTTATGGACATAGGACTTAAAGGTATAAATGGCTTAGAAACAGCAAAAGAAATAAGAAAAATAGATAAGGATGTTGTTATAATATTTGCAACAGCTTTCGTATCGTATGCTACAGAAGGTTATGATGTTAGAGCTTTTAGTTATTTACTAAAACCTATAACATATAATTCTTTTGAAAAGATAATGTTAAAATATTTCATTGAGAAGTCTGAAGAAAAGAAATTAATAGAATTTAAAATAAAAGATGAAACAAAAGTAATAAAATTAGAAGAGATAATATGTATAGAAAGTTTAGGTAAATATGTAAAGATTCATACTAAGACTGAAAGTTTTTTTACTGCAATTAAAATCAAAAGGATTGAAGAGAAGCTTTCTAGTAAAATATTCTTTCGATGTCATAAAAGCTTTTTAATAAATTTATTAGAAGTTAGAAATTACAATAGGAAAGAAGTTATTTTAGGTGATAGAAAGATAAAAGCTACAATTTCTTATAGAAAATATAATAATTTTAAAAAGAGTCTCACTTCTTTTCTATGTGATAGATTTTGAATAAAATAAATTATTTATAATTATAAAATGAATAAAATTATTCTTGAAATTGCGTTTATACCGTTTTCCTATGCGTTCATTCCTTTTCACTTGATTTTCTACTGAAAAGAAATTATTATATAATTAAAAGATACGTATCCTATTTAAAAGAGAAACTTATCAAAAATAAATTATTAAAGATAAGTTTCGAGATTATTTAGTATTTTTAAGTACATTTTATAGGGGGATGACGTATATGGAAAATTTTAAAAAAGATTTTGTGAAAAGTATGGGTATAATTAAATCATCTGAAATATTTCAAGGAAATATATTAGAGAAGAATGAGCAAAGACTTGAGATGATTGAATATACGAAGCGAGATATTAATTTACTGACTAAAATTAAACATCTTTTTGAAAATATAAATGAATGTAATTTACAAGATGCACAATACATAATAGAAAATGAATTGTTTTATGAAAGAGTTTCAATTCATACAATAAATAAATATATAAATAAATTTGGTGATATAAATGATTTTAAATATGCATATAGATTGAAAGCAAAAAACGGGTTTAGGAGGACTATGGATTATTTAGTTAGAAAAAAGCATTAAGATAATTAAATTTGTATATATTAGAGGCAATCTAAATTGATTGTCTTTTTTTATTAAATAATTTATGTTGCAGTTATTTAAATGATGACAGAGATATGACAAGGATAATTATAAGCATAAATATTTTGTTTTACATTAAGGAGGTGTGAATATGGAGTTAATATTTAAATTTAAGGATGTTCATGAATGTGTAGATTTTACTAAGGAGTTTAATCGTATTTATGCAAATAAAGAAAACTTCAAAAATAGATTGTTATTCAATAAAGTCAATATTCCAAAACATTTAATATATAATTATGATGATGATATTTGGACTGGAGATATAATTAAAATGGCTAATCAGGCAAAGAAAAATGATTATAGCTTCTTTATGTTCATTGATATAATTTATTTTGTAGATGATGAATGTATAAGTTATAAGATAGGTTTTAGAGATTAAATTGTAAAATTTATAAGACGTTTATTATTATATTAATATAGATAAGGCGAGTGGCCATAGTACACCTTTAAGGTGTGGAGATAGAATAAACCTTTTATTATTATAAGATAATAGAAGGTTTATTCTATTGTAATATAAATATCAAGATGTATTAATAAATATTAAAGATAATCAATTTGGATTGTTTTTTAAATTGAATCATTTATGTTGTAGTTATTTCAATGATGACATGCGTATAACAAGTATAAGATACTTGGAAATATTGAAAGACATATAATACTAGATATTATTAAAAGTAATAAATAGTCGTTGCTATTGGCGACTTTGAGAAGTATAATTTTCTTTTATTAATTATGGAGGTGACAATATGAGTCAACATAAAATAAAACCAATTCAGGCAACACCTGAATTATCAGGTAAAGACGCTGAATTATTTATAAGGCAGGTATTCAGTAAGCCAAGTCAAAAGGAAATAGAAAGAAATGAAAGACTTTTAAATATTATAACTTCATGTAGGACTCTCTAAGGTTTTGTAAAAATGACTGCTTGTGTTTATACCTTAATTGCTTAGAATCGAACATAAGAGGTTGATTTTTATGGTTGAAAGTATTAGAATTCCAACAAGTGTTCCTGAGAGGAACATTTTGTTTGGTGTTTAGCTACTATAAGAGCTTATTTTGATGTTGAGTGGTAACTACTTTTAGTATGATAGGATTGAGGAGCTACTACTTGAGGGTAGATGATTTACTGGAATGGTTTATCATGTGAATTAAATTCCGTAGCTCCTAACTAGCCTTAAATTTAAGAGTTACCTATTTATAAAAAATGATAGATAATGAGATTTAATCTGTAGTCAAAGATGTAGTAGAAAAGTTAGGATATAAAGACACATCTGATGCTTTGAAAAGACATATTGATAGTGAAGATAAAAGGGTGGGTGAAATACCCAACCCTTATGGATTTCAAAAAATGATAATTGTTAATGAAAAGGTGTTCATTTTGTTCGCACTAAAGCAAAAGAGTATATATTATATACATTATTGATATGTTATTCTGGTACTATTTCTAATGTTATTCTATATCTAACATTTTTTTCTATTTCTTCCCAAATGATATGGTCGCCAGGAGCGATTATATTATCAGCCATGAATATTCTTATATTTTTTCTATCTTTTAATCTTCTAATTTTATGATTAACATTTGTAACTACTTCCACATTATCCATTTCAACAATTATATCCCTTTCATCAGGGGGACATAAGTTTTTATTTATAACATCCGTCATTGTTAAATAAGAATTATTATAAGCACCTTCAGTAACCAATATTCTGGCTATTTTCCTTTCATCCTTATTGTAAATTAAATCTTGTAAATCTGTACATTCTTGACGTATAAGTTCTAAAGAAATTTTCATTTGCTGTAATTTAGATAGTATTTTATTTAAATTTGATATTTCATCAGCATCCTTACATTCTGTAGCTTTTTTTAATCTATCCCAAACTTCATTTTCAAGTTGAATTAATTGTTCTTCCATAGTAACACTCCTTTATAATATACGATAATATTAGTTTATCAAAAATAATTAACAAAGTAAAATAACTTTAAAAAAATATCGATAATATGATTGACTTAAAATCGCGATTATCGTATAATCGTATTAAGGATATAGAAAAGGCTACTCTCCCCACCAAGTTTGAATAGCCTATCATGGTATATAAATTCATACTAACTATATTATATACCATTCCTTATTAAAATACAAATAAAAGGGAGGTATTAATTATGGGGATAATTAATAAAGAAAATGTAAATGAAATAATTAGTTTTGAAGAGTCCGAATTAAGTAAGAAGTTTGAAGGTATGGATGTAGAAATAATTGAATTGAATGGGGAACTATTATTTGAATTATATTCTACTGGAAGAGCATTAGGTTACTTTAGATGGAATGAGAAACATACAAGTTGTTCACCAAGAAAAGATAGAATAGATAAAATCATTGAAAATGCTGAAATATCAATAGGCGTCCACGATGGACGCCCCTACTTAACAGAATCACAATTATATGATTTTATGTTAGAAGCTAAAACTGAAAAATGTAAACCATTTAAAAAATGGGTGACAAATGAAGTATTACCAAGTATAAGAAAAACTGGTTCATATGATATAAACAACTTAGAAGAAAGAGTAGCTCCAATGATATTTAATGGTATACTTGCTGGGATTAAACAAGTTGCAATAGAAAATGATAAGAAGATAGATACTAGATTTAACCAAATAGAAAGTAAATTAGATAAGAAATATGAAAAACAAGATAGACAGTTCCAAGAAATGAAAAATATGATAGGATTCAAAGCTAAGAACACAAGAATGTTGTCAAAGTTGCTAAAGATAAAATTGTCAGAATTAAAAGGATATAATGTAAATGCTTATAACTATGATTATAGAACTGTAGTGACAAGATTATTTTCAATATATAATGTAACTAAGTGGGAAGATATACCAGTTACTAAATTCAATGAGGTTCATGCCATGATAGATGGAATAGAGAGTATGGATGATGTATATACTTGGAATCATTAGGATGGTGACTGTTTATGTGTATAATTAAAACAGTTTACAAATTCGATGGGAATACATTGCAGCGAAATGCAAAAAGAGTTCAGATGATAAGGGATATAAAGGACAGTAGTAATTTGACGATTATAATTAAAAGATTTTTAGATAATGTAAAAAATTACAATTTGAAAAATGTGAGATACATAATAGAAAATGAATTATTCTTTGAAAGGATTTCTGTTGATATGATATGTAGATATATGGATATATTGAATAGATATGAAAATATAGAATGTATATTTGAAGAAGTTTATATATTAAAAGCACAAAATGGTTTTAGAAGAACTATAGACTATTTGGTTAGACAAACATATTGATGGATAAGTTAAAAAATATTAAGGCAGCTTATATAGCTGTCTTTTTTATAATAGAGCAAAAGTGTGTGAAGATTCTTTAATAATTATATTTCAAGGTATAAAGACGGAAGAATTTCAAATATTCAGGGAGACTACTTTGAGTGTGATAGGATTGAGGAGCTATTACTATGCAAAGGGGGCTTTTGATGAATAGAAATCATATAAATCTTTAAAAATTTAATTCTCAATATAACAGATTTATGGAAATATATGGTATTATATATAAGATATTGATATATTTTGATTTGTCATTATCTACATAGATAGAAAGTAGGGGGTTAAATTGTTTAAAAGAATGACAAAAACATTAGGTTTCACTCCAATGGATGGAGAGGATAATGTATGGATTAAACATTTTGATAATGAAAATTATGCAATAAAAATTGATTTCAAAACAAATACTATTGATTATGGTAAAAAAATTACTGTTTCAGACAAAACCACTTCTAATTTTTCCAAGAATGAAAACTTTGTTGTTTTAGAGTGTGTTGTAAGATTACTTAAAAAAGGTTATAATCCATCAAGAATAATACTTGAAAACAAATGGTTGGTCGGAAAAAAAGAAAAAGGAAAATTAGATATTTTAATTAAAGATGAGTATGATAAACCTTATTTAATGATAGAATGCAAAACCTATGGAAAAGAATTTAATAAAGAAGTTAACAAAATGAAAAAAGATGGTGGTCAGCTTTTTTCTTATTTTATTCAAAATAAAAATACTAAATACTTATGTTTATACACTTCAATAATCAAAAATGATGAAGTGAAATATGAAAATAAAATAGTGAAGGTAGAAAATTCATGGAGGTATTTAGGTGATATAAAGGAAATACATGCACATTGGAATAAATCTTTTAAAGATAATGGTATATTTGAAAAATGGGTTAAACCATATGATATTGTTCCTCAATCATTAGTTAGAGGCAATTTGAAAGGATTAACAAGTGATGATAGTAATCATATATATTATCAATTTTTAGAAATATTAAGACATAATAATGTATCAGATAAACCAAACGCGTTTAATAAAATATTAAATTTATTTATTTGTAAAATAATCGATGAAGACAAATTAGAATCTGAAGTTGTAGATTTTCAATGGTTAGAAAGTGATACTTTTGAATCTCTTCAGTTAAGACTCAATGATCTATACAGAATTGGAATGAAAAGATTTTTGGGGATAGAGGTTACTGACTATAGTGAAAATGAATTAGATTCTGTAATGATTGGTATATTTAATGATGAATCTAGGGAAAACCTAAGAAAAATGTTTTCTCAACTGAGATTGCAAAAAAATTCTGAGTTTTCTTTTAAAGAGGTTTATAATGAACAATCTTTTGAAGAAAATGCAATAGTTGTAAAAGAAATTGTTGAATTACTTCAACCATATCAATTTAGATATGGGCATAAACAACAATTTCTAGGTAATTTTTTTGAATTGTTGTTAAATACAAGTATAAAGCAGGAAGTAGGTCAGTATTTTACTCCTGTGCCAATTGCAAAATTTATTATAACATCACTTCCAATAGAAGAGGTTATATGTAGAAAAGTTGCTACAGATGAGCAGAATGTATTACCATATACTATAGATTTCGCTTCAGGTAGTGGACATTTTTTAACTGAATTTATGGATGAATTGCAATTAATTATTAACTCATATGATACAAATAATATGAGACCTACACTTAAAATCACATTTAATTCATGGAAAAATAATGAATTCAGTTGGGCAAATGAGTACATATATGGAATAGATGCAGATTATAGGCTTGTAAAAACTTCAAAAGTAAGTTCATTTTTAAATGGAGATGGAGAGGCCAATATAATTCAAGCAAATGGATTAGATAATTTTTCAAGTTCAATTAATTATGTAGGTAAATTAAAAAATGTATGTAAAGATAATTCTATGGATAATAAATCTTATGATATATTAATTGCCAATCCACCCTATGGTGTTAAAGCATTTAAAAATGGCATAAAGGATGGGGAAAAGTCTTTTGATTTATATAAAAATTTAACTGACTTCAGCTCAGAAATTGAATGTTTGTTTATTGAGAGAGCGAAGCAGTTATTGAATGAAAAAGGAATTGCAGGGATAATATTACCAAATAGTTTTTTAACAAATACCAATCCAAAAACTTATCCAGAAACACGAGCTATTTTATTAAAATATTTTAAAATAATTGGAATAGTTGAACTTGGGAAAAATACATTTATGGCAACAAATACAAGTACAATTATATTATTTTTAGAAAAGAGGAATGATGATGATTACAGAAAGGCTGAGTCAGCGATTGAAGAATTTATTAAAAAAAGAACTGATTTTACAGTTTTATCTCAAGAAAAAATATTTAGTAAATATGTAGAGTATACATATCATGAATTATCATTTAAAGATTATATTACTTTATTAGGAAAAAATCCAAATATATTTGTTAAAAAATCAGAAATGTATAATAATTACTTTAACGAATTTAGAAATTGTTTATTATATAAAGATTTATTAAAAGATAAAAATTATAAGAATAGTTCAAATAAAGATATGATTGTTGAGGAAAAATTTATTAATTATTGTATAAATTCTGAAAAAGAAAAAATATTATACTTTATTTTGACAACATGCCAAAAAACAATTGTTGTATCTGCTAAAGAAGGGAAACTAGAAAAGAAATTTTTAGGATATGAATTTTCAAATAGGAAAAATTCTGAAGGAATAAAATATATTGAAAATGAAGATGGCTCACTTAATACACTTTTATATGATGAAAATGCTAAAAACAGCAGAGCTAGTAGTAAAATCAATTATTATATTTATAAAAATTTTTTAAATGAAATAATTGATATAGATGAAAGTTTGTCTGAGTATGTTGAAATACATAATCTTGTAGACCTAATAGATTTTAGTGAAGCCAAATTTAATAAAATAATCAAAACTACCCCTAAAATAGAATTCAAATCAAAGTTTGAAAAAAAAGAACTAGCTGAGATAGCTCCACTTACGCGTGGAGTAGTATATGATAAGGATAAAGATTTATCCATTGAAAAAACTAATAACATTGTATTAACAGCGGATAATATTTCATTAAATGGTCAACTTGAAATAAAAAAAGAAATTTTTTTGAAAGATACTTTCAATGTTCAAAAAAGTACTAAGTTAAAAAAAGATGATATTCTTATATCCTTATCCAGTGGTAGTAAAAAACATATTGGTAAAGTTGCATTTATTGAAGAAGATATGAACTATCATGCAGGTGGGTTCTTAGGAATTCTAAGACCTGATAATAACAAAGTGAATCCATACTATTTGTATGCATTATTAAGTAGCAAAAAAGGTAAAGAAGTGATTCAAAGTTTAGCTTTTGGTTCTAATATTTTTAATATTACCAATTCAATTGAAAGAATAAAAATTCCTTTACCTCAAATAAGTGAACAAAATAAAATTGGTGAAGATATAAGTAATGCAGTTAATATGATTAAATATTATCAAAATGAATTAAATAATATACATGGTAAGTTATTAAATGATGATTTTTATAGATATAAAAAAATAAAATTAAAAGAAATAAAACTAAATATATTTAGAGGTAAATCAGCTAAATATGGGGATTCAAACATTCAAATAATAAAATCAGGCCAAGCTAGAGGATATAATAAATTTGATTTTAAAGAAAAATATTTTGTAAGTAAAAATTTCATTAATGATAATAGAAATCTTCAAAAAGGAGACTTGTTGTTAAATTCTACTGGTGTTGGTACTGCTGGACGTGTAACATTATTCAATTTAGATGGTAACTACGTTGCTGATAGTCATATAACGATAATAAGACTTAACAAAAAATTAGTAAATACTAAGTATATTATGTATTCATTGGCACATTTTGGATTTAAAAATATAGAAAATATTGCTAGAGGTCAAAGCGGTCAAATTGAATTGACTTATGATATGATTGATTCATTGGAGGTATCATATCCCCAAATTGAAATTCAGAATAAAATTGTAAATCAAATTGAAGCATTAGAAGAACAGATGGCTTCAATTGAAGATAATATACAAAAACAATATGAGATTATAGAAGAGACCATCAATTTAAATTTGAATTAAAGAAATATAAATATGTTAAGATTTGCAAATTAAATAAACTATACATAGATTACATAGAAGAAGCTATTGATAAAAATTTGAAATGATTTTGTGGAAATAGAAGTTTTGGCTTCTATTTCCTTTTTTAGTATAAATTTTCCTTTAGACTTGATATAATTAATGTATCAGAATATAGGGGGGATATTATGTATGCATTAATATTTATTTTAGTTGTTGTTGGCATATTTGCAGCGTCAGTTTTTATATCGAATGTAATAAATGATGCGAAAGAAAAAGAAGCTAGATTAGAGAGAATAGCAGAAAGAAATAGAGAAAAAACAAAGGTGGAAAAGGCTATACAAAAAAATATTTCAATGGCTAAATGTCAAGCTTTTGGTAATTCAAACAGTGATAGTGTGATATTAAGTAATAATGGTAAAATATCTATTATTCATGCTGGATTTAAGACAGCAGTTAAAAAAAATATAGAAGATTTAGTAAGCATTAAGTTTAACATGCAAGTTAGTGAAAAAAATCAGATGAGAATAATATCAATAGTTCCTACATATGATAAATATACTTTTGTAGAAAAGATATATTTAACTTTGATATTTGAACTTAATACTTATGAAGTATTTTATATTCCACAATATAAAAATATAAATAATGCAGATATTCAAGAAAAAATAAAAGAAATGGAAAGATTTAAATTAGTTGTAGAGAATGAAGCAGCTAAATTTAAAAATGCTAAAATAGAAAGCAATAATGATATAAAAAAAGATGATGATATATCAAAAATTTCAAATTCATTAAAAGAATTACAGAGTTTGAAAGACCAAGAGATATTAACAGAAGAAGAATTTAATGAAAAGAAAAAAGTATTATTAGAGAAAATTAAATAAAAATATTAAGACAGTTAATATACTGTCTTTTTTTATGCTTTAAAAAAGGAGTTGGTTGAATGGCAGAAGAATTTAAAATTAAGACCAGTATAGAACTTGATGATAAAAAAGCTAGGAAACAATTAGCATCACTGAAGACATCTGCAAAAGAAAATAATATAAAGTTAAATGTGGAGATGAATACATCCTCATTAAATAATTTAAAGCAATTAGAGAACACATTAAAACAAATTAATAAACTTAGTAGGGAAACCCAAAATGGATTATTTGGTGGAAAAGGTAATTCAAATGGGAATATAAACAAATTAACTTCTCAATACGATAACTTTAAGAAAAAAATAGAGTCTACTCAAAGACAATTAAAGAAATTTACTCAGACAAATATCTTAGACAATAAGCAAATAGGAGAAATTAACAAATTATCAGGAGAATTGAAAAGATTATCTAATATTAAATTAGGTGGTCTAAATTCAAAAGCTTTATCAGATTTATCAAATGTTCAGTCTAAGTTGGCTAATATGAAAATACCAGATATGAATACAAAAATGGCTTCTCAATTTAAAACTCTTCAAAATGAAGCTGGTAAATTAGCCAATAAAATAGAAACATTGGGTAAGTCTGGATATGCAGATACATCTAAACTACAAGCTTTATCAAATTCATTAAAGTCAATTCAAAATTTGAATCTTAAAAATCTAACTTCTAATCAAATACAATCAGAAATACAAAAACTAGAACAATTAAAAAATAAAGTTAAAGAAGTAGAAAATGCTACTAAAAATACTAAATTAGATGCTAAGTTCAATATGAATCTTTCAAAAGTAATTTCAGATTTAAATAGGCTTAGACAAAAATGTTTAGAATTGGGTCAATCAACTGCTGGAATTGATAAACTAGAAAAAGAATTAATGCAATTAAATGGTATGCCTCTAGGTCAAAAAGTAAAGGAATTAGATTCAATAAAAAGCAGATTAAGCAATATGAAATCTAATTTCACAGGATTAGGAACTAGTGTAAAAGCAACAAGTGGATTTTTTAGTGACCTATATAATTCGATGAGAACTTATACTTTAGGTAATATGATAGGTATGTCTATTACAAATGGTGTAAGAAATATTAAAACAACTATTGTTGAATTAGATAGTGCTTTAAGAGATATGATGAAAGTAGCACCTAATAATTTTGAAGGAACAAGTGAGCAATTAAAGAATGTAAAAAATGAAGCAATCTCAATAGGGAAAGATACGGCTAGAGCATCAGAAGATATAATTCAGGGGGCATCTAAAGCTCTACAAACTGGTGTAAAATCAGTATCAGACAGTTTGAAGATAGCTAAACAATCAGCAGTTTTTGCAAATGTTGGTGAATAAATTGCCGTCTTAATTCAACAATCATAGAAGAATTAGGATTATTAATGGGAAAGAAACGGGAAAGCTTTAAAATGCTAATCCGAGTGGAAGGCTAATTTTAAAAGATTGGTCACACGCAACGCATAGAGATTGAAACTAGAAATAGAATATAATATCTCCAAGAGTTCCCATTTACTTTATGATTTAATTATAAGTAAAAAAGATATGCTAAGCTGAGTTAGAATTAACTAACTGATGAAAATGAGGGAAACCTCCAGAGTCAAGGATAAAAAACCTTGAGCTAATAACAATTGGATTTAGACCAAGAAACTGCTGATAAGTACTTAACTAGTGTTATGTCTGCTTATGGTGGAATGACAAAAGCATTAAAACCAATTAAAGATACTAGAGTTCAAATCAAAGGAATGAGTAAAGATTATGATAATCTTACAAAATTTCTTGATTTATCGAACTATGCAGGTTAACAAAATAGCCCCTTTGTACAGTAATGTACAACTGAACTCAGAATATGCTGGAAACTCCTTAGAGCCTTAATTAGTAGATGTATTTGGAAACTTATATATCATCTGAAAACATTAAGGATTGGACAATCAGCAGAGATAGACCTAAGTTCAAAAAAAGAATATGGTAAGCTCTCAACGACTACCAATGAGCATCCTAAATGGATGATGGTATAGTCTATTCCCTTTTAAATATCGAGAAATTGAGGGTATAAAAGAATAATTTTGCAATAACAACTGGCGATTAACTTTAGTCGCACTATATAGTAATATATAGTTAAAAACTCCTTTAACTGCTGGAAACTCCTTAGAGCCAACTAGACTACAACATAATTGGAAACGATAAATGTGAATGTTTAAAAATTAGTTGGATTGGACAATCAGCATCCAAGCTCCGTATAGGAGAAGGTTCAACGACTATTATGTAGATTCAAGTGAATCGAAATGGGGAGCATCCTTATAGGATGAAGATATAGTCTCGTCTTTATAGAGATATAAAGAAGTTCATAAGAGAACTGCATAGAAGTAACGAATCTATGTGAAGATATCGGTAGGAGCTGCATTACAAAGAAGTGCGAGTATGCTGTCATCAGCAGGTGTTTCAATGGAAGACTCTGTTGCCTTGATAGTTGGAGGAAATGAATCTGTACAAAATGCTGAAAAAGTAGGTACAGCACTCAAAACAATTGGTATAAACATGAGTGGTATCAAAGCTTCAGCAGATTCAGGAAAAATCAGCCTTAACAAAACTGCTAAAACATTACAAGAAACAGCAAAAATAAATGTGTTGGATAAACAAACTGGCCAAGTAAGAGATATGATGTCAATTTTAGATGAGTTGGCAGAAAAGTGGCATAGTGTTGGAGAAGATGCTTTAACTAAAAATCAAAAAAGTGGTATTGCCGAAGCGATTAATTTTAGTCGCCTTATATAGTAATATATAATGATAAACTCCTTTAATTGCTGGAAACTCCCGTTAGGCTTTTAGTACCAAAGTGTGAAAAACTAAAAGATAGGGATAATCAGCAACCAAGACTCAAGAGAGTAAGGTTCAACGACTAGGTTATAAACCGTACACTATAAGCTATTGATAGTGGAAATGGGGAGCATCCTTATAGGATGAAGATATAGTCTCATCTATATGGAAACATATAGCAGTTCGTAAGAGAACGAGTTAAGTATAGCGAACTTAATTGAAGATTTTGTTCAGGTAAAAACCACATCAATACATTCATGGCTATCATGGATAATTGGAATCAGGTAAAAATAAATTGCCGTCTTAATTCAACTACCATAGAAGAATTAAGAGTATTAACAGAGAGAAAATCTGGAAAGCTAAGTTTATTTTAATAAATACGCTAATCAGAGGTGAAGGTAAGTTTTAAAAGGCTTTCCATCCGCAACGCATAGAGATTGAAACTAGAAATAGAATATAATATCTCCAAGAGGCTCTGTGGCTTTATGGTCTTTGTTATGAGTACAAAAGATATGCTAGACTGGACTTGAAATGACAAGTCGATGAAAATGAGGGAAACCTCCAGAGCAGTAGATAAAAAGCTACTGGTTAATAACAATCGAAAAAAATTCCAAAGTGCATGGTTAGATGGGGATGTATTTGGCTCTGCTGAAAAAGAGAATGAGAGATTCATAAATTCAGCAGAAGGTAAAATTATAAAATTAAAAGAAAGTCTTAAACAATTAGTTACAGACACTATATCTACAGATATGTTTAAGACTAGTTTAGATGGATTATCTGGTATTGCTGGAATTTTAAATGGTATAACTAAAGCGGCTGACAAAATGCATATTTCACTCCCATTAGCAATAGGTACTTTATCATCTTTGTTTATGACAATTAAAGCATTAGGTACTGGCAAACCAATCACGAATCTATGGGGTGCTGGAATAAGTGCATTTCAAAATAATAGAAAATCTGTTAAATTTAAAGACTTTGAAAGAGCTACAAAATTTACTAATCAATATACAAGTGCTATAAATAAAAATACTAATGCTTCAAAAAACAATGCTAAATCAAATGCTATTGTCAATAAAACAATAAATAGTCAAAATGGCATTGTAGGAAAGTACACATCGACAACCAACAGTTTAAAAAAGGCAACAGCTAAAGAAATAAAAATAAATGAAGACAGAACAAAGTCATATGAAAAATATAATCAAAAATTAAAAGTTGTTTCTAAAAGTAGAAAAGATACAATAAGTGATGGGCTTGGTAATATTGGTAAGGCATTTGCAGGGAGTAGCATTGTAAATTTTGGTAAAGGTATAGCAACTACAGTTGGAAATTCTTTAGTTTTAACTGCTGCATTTGCAGGAATAAGTTTGTTGGCAAGAGAGTTAGAAAATTATGCAAATAGAGAAGAGAATGCATATCAAGCTAGAAAGAAAAATATACAAGCTTCAAAACAACAAATTAATTCTTATGAGAGCCAAAAAGTTCAATTACAAGCACTTGCAGAAGAATATGATAATTTATCTAAAAAAGAAAATAAGTCTAAAGAAGATAATAATAGATTAAATGAACTAAAACAACAGATTGCAAAAATAAAACCAGATGCAGTTATAGGAACAGATGAAAATGGTATACCTATTTTAAAAGGTCAGGTTACTGATTTAATTGCTGAAATAGATAGAGCTATTAATGCAAAAGAAAGATTGATGTCCTATGATAAACATGATAATGCGAAAACTGCTGCTAAAAAATTAAATTCTCCAAGTAAAGATGTAAATAAAACTTTAGAAGAAAGAATGAGAGAAAGTGAAACTGGTAAGCTTGTAAAAATAGAAGAAGATTATACAGCAGAAGTTGAAAAGAATAAAAAAAGACAAGAAAAAGCAATCGAGAAATATAATAATTCAACTGGTAGAGCAAGAGATAAAGCCAGAAATGAATTAATGTCAGCTAAAGCAGAAGAAGAAAAAATATATTTCAAATATGATGAAATGTATAGAAATCAAGTAGATAAAATTCAAGGGTATTCAAAAGAAATAGGAGATGGAATATTTTCTAACATTAAGAATAAAACTCTTTATAGTGGATTAGAAGGCAATGATAAGTCTAATTTTGCTGGACTTGAAAGTTTATTTGATTTTAGTGAAGTTACACCAGATACTCTAGTAGACACAGAACAGGCAGTCAACAAATTGCTTACTGCTGTTAGAAGTGGGAAAGTTGATGTAGGAGATTTATCTAAAACTCTTAAGGATGCAAATGAAGAATTTGCTAGAACACAAGATATAGAAAAATATAATCAAACAATAGATAAAACAGCTAAGAGTATAGCTAAAGCAACTAACACAGATGCTAATATATGGGAAAATTTATTTGGGCAAGTAAATCCAAATGGAATTAAAGATATGACATCTATAAATACATTATTAGCTAAGTTTGGTAAAACAAAACTAGATTTAGCAAATGGTGATAAACTTGCAATGCAACTCCAAAATCAATTTGATAGTATTCAGAATATATTAGATACAACAACAATAACTGGAGATGTAAAAGTTGATGCAAATATATTAACTGACATTAAGAATACTAAAGAAGTTCCTAGTCAAGTTAAAGGCATGATAGATGCTCTATTAGGAACAGGGGCAAGTTCTACTGATGTATTAAAATTCACTATGGATGTATTAATGGAATTACAGACTGGTGACCCAGATATAACTAAACTTCAAAATGATTTAGATAACAAGTTTGGAAAAGGTAAGTTTACTATAACCCCAGAAATACTTTTAAGTAATGATTCAGGTCAAGCTAATGCAGAACAAATAATAAGTAACTTAAAGCAAAGATATGAGGAACTTCCAGAAGAAGTAACCACAGTCATAAAAGCCAATCCAACTACAACATTAGAAGAAGCTGATTCAGTAAAAAGAATTTATGATAAATTTCCAAAAGAAGTAAAAACTATCATAAAAGAAGAAGGAGCAGACGAAGGTGGTAGAAAAATATTAGATTTAACATCTAAGTATGCCGAAGTACCTTCTGAACTCAAAACTAAATTAGAAGCTGATGGAGTTGGACTAGAAAAAGCTGTTGAAGTATCAGAGATATATAAGAAAGTACCTGCGGAACTTAAAACATATTTTATAGCAGAAGCGGGAGAGGCTTTGTATAATTCTGTTAATTTAAAAGATGCCTTAGAACATATACCTGATGAGAAAATTACAGAAATATATTTGAAACAAAATGAGGGGAAATTAGGGGTTCAAGATTTAATAGCGTCATTGGATAAAATTCCTTTAGATAAGGATATAAGAATAAATATATACAAAGCCTTATCTGATGGAGATATAGATGCTTTAGGCAAAGCTATTGAAAGTTTACCACCAGATAAAAGAGTAGAAATAATTGCTGAAATAGAAAAAGCTAAAGATGATATTGAGACTATTAGTTCTTCTGAAATAGCAAATAAAATTTTTACTATAGAGGTTAAAGACTTAGCATCAGATGCTATTGAATGGATTCAAAAAAAATTAAAAGAAATAAATGGTGATAAAGATAAGAAAGACCCTGTTAAAGAAGCTAAAGAATCTACTAAAAAGGTTTTAAAAGACAAACCGAATCCTAAAAGTGTTGCATTTTCAAGGGATAAAGAAGCAGAAAAGCTTGTAGATGATATATTAAATACACCTCCAACAAAACAAATTGAACTTAAGTTAAAGAAAAATGAAGAGCTTAGAAATACTTTAAATTCATTTAAACAACTTGAAGGAAGAAATGATGTAAAATTAAAATTAGAATCATCAGGTATTGAGACTGAACAAGTTAAAATTTTTGCTGATATAGTAAAAAATCTTCCAACAAATTCAACTTTTACTAATAAATTTATAACTGATAATGTTGATAGTTTAAAAAATCTAAAGGACTATGAAGCCGTACAAAAATGGCTTATGGATAATCCAACTATAGCTATGGATTATAGCATAAATTTAAATGGTTTAGATGATTTTGATAAAATGAAATCTATATATGATGGATTAGAAGACAAAAAAGATAAAAAAGTATTTGCCGAAGTTATAATTAAAAATCCAGAAAAGGCTGAAGCATTTCAAAAACTATATGATAATGTTCCAGAAGAAACAAAAAGTAAGGTTGTTAGCTTTGCTGTAGAAAATGCAGATGAGCTTGAGAGAGCTACAAAACTATATGAATCAACACCAGATGAACAAAAAAATCAAGTTCTTAATTTTATGTTAAATAATGAAGATAAGTTATATTTAATAGAACAACTTTATAATGATTTCCCTGAAAGCAAAGACATTATAGCTAATCTTATAGTAAATAATCCAGATGCATTAGATGAAGTTGAGAATTTAAATGCTTTAGACCTAGACAAAGACGTAAAAATAAATATAATAAAATCACTAACTAATGGAGATATTAATTCATTAATTGCTGAAATAGAAAAATTACCTCCTGAAAAACAAGTTGAGGTAATTGCAGCTATTGAAGGAGCTATTGAGGGCATAGATAGTGTTGATAAAAAAACAATAAAAGACAAGTGGGTTAAACTTAAAGCGAATAATTCTGCTGCTTTAGAAACAATTCGTCAAACTGAAAATAAAAAACTAAGTGATAAGAGTTTTACAATAACAGCACATCTTCGTACAGTAGGGACTCTAGGAGGAATTGCTTCTCAATTTGCAAATAATATATTAGGTGGATTAAAGAGTGATAGAAAGAGTGTGCAATCCATAAATTCTATAGAAACTCCACAAGCAATTCCAGCTAATCTATCAGCCCAACCTAGAACGTCAGAACCAGCACCAATAAGTGACGAAACTCCTGTAACAAAACCATCTCTATTCTCAAGAGCAGCATCAAGAGCCACATCTCCAGTCAAAACTCTTACGGAGAAATTCTCTCGTATAACTAAAACTCCTAAAATAGCATTAGATACAAAATCTATTGATGCAGCAGTAAAATATAGCATTGAGTTACTAAAAGAATTAGAAAATGCGATATCTAAAGTTACAGATAGAATATCTCTTTTAGATAAGAAAATGAAATATGCAAGTGGAAAAGATAAACTTAAATATCTTGAAGAACAAAACGCTTTATATAAAGAAGAACTAACATTGTTAGACCAAAAAGATAAGGCACTTAACACTCAAAAGAATAGACTAAAAGATAGACTTAAAAAAGATTATAAGTACACTTTTTCAGATGATGATAACTTAACTAGTTATGAAGAAAAATTAATATCATTAGAAAAAGAATTAGAGAAGTTAGATAAGCAATCAGAGAGCGACAAAGGTAGTAAAAAGAGTGAAGAACGTAAGAAGAAAATAGAAGAAGAAAAAAAGGTTGTTGAAGAATATTTAAAGATTGCTTTTACTGAGATACCGAAAGTTGCAGATGCTCAACAAGAAGTAACAAATTCTCTTATAGAATCAACTAGAGCAGCAGAGGAATTTAAAAAAGAATTAAAAGAGATTGCTAGGGAAGCTGCTTTAACTTCAGCTCAAAAACATGTCACTGAGATACAAAATGAAATAGACTTAATTGACATTCTTATGAAAAATGCTGAAGGTGATGAAAAGTTAGACTTAATTGAAAAGAAAAAAGAGTTATTGGCCAAACAAGCTAAAGAAATTAAAGATGTTATTAAAGTCTATGAAGATACTGCAAAAGAGTTAAGAGAAGGGTTATCAAAAGAAGGGTTTGAATTTTCTGCTGATGGTAAAAACATAACAAATTATGAGCAACAATTAGCGTTTCTAAAAAATAACAAAGATGCAGATAAATATAAAGAAATAGAAGAAAATGCTAAAAAATATTTAGATTTACTTCTTAAAGATTTACCTGATGCTAATAAACAAATTCAACAAAATAAAGAAGAAATAGAAGATTTAAATAAAGAGATTCAAGATGCTTATAAAGACCAGCTTAAAGAAGCTCAAAGCCTACAAGAAAAAATTAGAGACATGTATAAAAAAGAGCTTGAAGAGAGACTTAAAGAAATAGATAAAGAAACTAAAGCTAAAATTGATTCTCTTAAAAAGCAACAAGATGCTTACAATGATTCAAGAAAAGAAGCTAAATATAAAGATGATTATGAAGAACAACAAGATGTAATAAGTGATTTAGAAAAACAAATAGCAATAGCTGAAAGAGATAGCTCTTTAAGTGGTCAGAAGAAACTTAAAGATTTACAAAAACAATTAAAAGAAGAACAGAAGAAATTACAGGATTTAGTACAAGACCATGTGGACGACCAAGTCAATGATATGTATGATAAGGAGTCTGACAGACTACAAGAAGAAGCAGATAAATTAAAAGAAGAGTTAGAGAAAAAATACTCAGATGAAAATTTAGTTGATTTAATTAATGAAGCAATTTCAAGTGGTAAATTTGTAGGTCTTGATGGAGAGGTTAAGAAACTTCAAGATGCTATTATTGAATACATAAATAAATATGAAGATGGTATGTTGGCAATGGGTTCTGTCACTAAGCAGGAATGGCTTGATACGCTAAAAGAAGGTAAAGAGACATTAGAAGATATTAACTACATATTAGATGAATTAGGTTTAAGTAAACTTGCAATGCCTAATTATAATCCTCCTTCAAATTCTCGTTCAAGAAGTACATCTCCAATATCAGCAGTTAATTATAATTCACCATTTGTTGTTGTACAAGGGAATGTAACTAAAGATGTAATGCCTGAATTTGAAAAGAAGATGAGGAAAATGATTGAAGAAAATAACAAAAAAATTATTTCTAATACTAGGTCTTAACATATGTAATTGGTCTTTATTTATTATTCACTCATTTACTTACGTTTTATAATTTATAGTCAGATTTTTTTTGAAAATATATATTTATCTACTAAAAAATATTGTTTATAAAAAACGTATTTATGATATAATAGTAATATAAATGATATAAATTTATATCATAAAGACATAAAAAAAGAGACTACAACTATTTGTGCTAGGGTGTCTCTTCATAAATAAGCGAAGTGTTAATTAGAGGAAGAATCACCTGAATTGCCGTTCGGGTGATTCTTAATTTTTTGCAACGTTTTCTTAAACTCATCTATTTCTTTAAAGAGTCTATTTAAATTCTGAACCAACTTAATCAAACTAATAATTATAGTTGTAAGAAATGTTATTATCGTTAGCAAACAAATTAGATATTTCATAATATCATATCACCTCCCCTCTTGATTTGACATGGGAAGGCTTATGTATATGAAGATTCACCCTAATAGTTTTTTATGTAGTCTCTAAAAATATTATACCATAAATTACCAATATGTTAAATTTAATATTATATTGTCTACAATTGTAAAAGAATATTGTGTTCTAAGAAGTTATTCTATTAATAATATAGCTTTTTTATTTTTCAATGAAGATAATGACAACATTGACTATTTTGATAATATTGGAGTATAATAGTAATATAAATGATATAAATTTATATCATAGGGACATAAAAAAAGAGACTACAAACTATTTGCTGTAGGGTGTAGTTCTTAAAGTTAACAATAAAAAGAATAGATTTATGTATTACTTTCAGAATCACTAGACCCGCCAGTCTGGTGATTCTTTAGTTTTCTAATAGATGCTTTCAAGTTTAAGATTGCATCTATTAGCTTTGTCAAATGATTGATTATTCTTGTAATCATAATTATCATTATTAAAAACAAAACTAAGTACTCCATAGTCTCACCCCCTTTCTTACTGGGGATTTTAACTAAAGAGCCATCACCCTAATAGTCTAAACTGTAGTCTCTAAAAATATTATACCATAATTTTCCAATATGTTAAATTTAATATTATATTGACGACAGCAGTAGAATAAAGATATAATACAGGTAACAGAAAATTAAAATATTTTTACATAAAGAATTTCTACTTATCTAGGCCACCTTAAACAAGTGGCTATTTTTATACTCTGGTATATATTTAAGGAGGTGTTACAAATGATAAATAATATAGAAGATTGTAAGCTTCTTATTGAGACAGAAATAAGAATGAAAGGTATAGATGAAAAAGAACTAATATCTCAAAGCGAAATTCTGAAAGACCTAAATATTAATGAAAAAGACCTTGAAGATATTGAAGTGAATTTTGAATAATGAAATGATTTATAATATACCTATTTAAAACATGTATTAATTGATATCAGTAATAGTGATTTTTTATTTATTAACTGTAAACGAATCTGTTTTACAAAAAACGTATTTATGATATAATAAAAGTAAGGAATTTAATCTACTTAATACAAAGAGTGATTGTTCCTTAAAGTTAATTAAAAAATCAATTTATCTTTTGAAACCACTCTTATTGGCGTTTGAGTGTTTTTTTTGCTTTATCATATATGTAACAAGCTATTAAACTTGTTGCAATATTTAGATTAATAAAATATTTTAGCTCATCTTAATTGATGGGCTTTTCTAATACAAAGAAGGTGATAAAATATGCATTTTAATGTGAATCTTAAACAGATAAAATCTGATTACACATTAACCATTCACAAGATGAACAAATCATTTTTAGGTCAAATCCCAATCAACTTTTTAAATTCTATAAAGCGTGAGCTTGGTGGAGTAGATGAAATACAACTGACCATTCCAAAATATATTACAGATAGATTTTTATTTAATAAAATAATAAATCCCATTTTTGAAGAAGTAAAAGAAGAACGTCTTATTTGTCTTAATAATAAAGAATATTTTGTAGTTAAGAATGTTGTGACTACAGACGATAAATTAAAAGTAGTAACAGCTAAATCTAAAGAAGTTAAACTAGGAAAAATTGATGTGAATATTGAGGACTATGGATTACAGATGTTTACCAAAGATGAAGAAGCATCTATTATATCTCTTAATGATTATTTAAAACAAGAGACAGGCTGGAAACTTGGTTATGTGGATGATTCAATTGCTTATGAAACTGATAGTGAAGGTAATAAGAGAGAAAAAGTAAGATGGCAAGAGAGTATTAATTCTAATTGGTTAGATTATTTCAATAATGAACTAAAAGAACAATTTGAGTGTATAGCTGATTTTGACACTTATAATAATTTAGTTAATTTGTATCATATAGACAGTTTTGGAGATAACATTCAGTTATATTTATCTCATGATAACTACATAAAATCACTTGAAAGAACTACAAATAGTGATGATATAGTAACTAGACTGAAGCTTGAAGGTAGTGAAGATATGAATGTAATAGGAGCTACAGTTACAGGATATGATTACATTGAGAATTATTCTTATTTCTTAGACAATAAAGAAATGAGTGAAGAACTTAGTAGAGCTATAAAGAAATATCAAGAAATGAATGAAATAAGAGAGCCAATTTGGAGAGAATTAATAGATACAAAGCTTAAGAAACAAAGAGAACGTGATAGTAAAAGCAACGAATGGCAAATGGTAATAGAAATGATAAGTAAGAAAAAAGATATAAAAAAGACATATGATAATCCACAACATAAAGATGAAGTAAATTCAGCTAAAATAGCAGTAGAGATAAGTGAACTAGAAGATAAAAAAGTAATATTGGATGTTCAAATAAAACATTTAGAAGAAGAAATAGCTAAGTTAAATGAAAGTATAAAAGATATAAATATTCTTTGTAAGAGGGAGACTTCAACTGATGAGGATGGATATTTAATATTTAATGAGGTTCTATTAGATGAATTAAATGAGTTCCTCTACTATGACACTTATACAAATGATGCTTTTTTAAAAGTTGAAGATTTAATAGCAGAAGGTAAAAGGCAATTAAGTTTGAAATGTATTCCAACACGAGAATGGACTCTGGATGTTATAAACTTCTTAGATAGAATTATAGATATTAATTTTAGACAACATTGGAAGGGAGATTTAAGTCTGGGAGATATTATAGTGTTACATAGCAAAGAATCTAAAGAAGAAGAATTAGTATATTTTACATCTTTTACCCAGAATTTAAAAAATGGGAAATTGGATACTTTAGAATTAACTTTAAGTAATAAAAAAATAAAAGAAGATGACAAAAGAACTATAGCTGATTATTTGACTAAAGCTGAACATGCAACAAGAACATTGAACTCTAAAAGACATTTATTTATTCAGCAACAGAAGAAAAGAATTAACCTACCAGATGAATATATTCCTAAGAAAAATATACAAAAGGAGCTGATGTAAATTGATATTGGATAATTCACCAGCAGATTCATGGATTAGAATTACTGGAGTAATTGTTACTTACAATAACACACTTTACCAAGTAGTAGATAAAGAAACAAATAAAAAATATATATACTGGGATGCTGATAATCCAGGGACATTAAAAGTTTCTAATGTAAGATTACCAGAAGGAAATACACAATTTTTAGTAGTTGTAAATGATAATGGAAAGCATACAGAAGTTCCTACAAACTCATCAATATTCAATATATCTTTTGATGGTAATTCAAGAAAAAATACTGAAGAACAAATCTGGGGATTATATGAAACTGATGAAGAACACAATGAAAAGTTTGTAGTTATTGAAAAAGACATAGATGGGATACATCAGACAGTTTTAGAGGTACAAGAAGATGCATCTCATATAAAAGAAAATATGTCTCTTATAGACCAGAGAGCTGAAAATGTAAATATATTAGTAAAAGAAGTTACTAAAAATTTTGGTGGTTCACAAGAAAATATAACATTAAGAGAAAACATAAATAAGTCTATAATTAAGTTAAATGCAGATTTAGGTACATTTAGTTCTAATATGTCTAATTATTTTAATGATAATGAGATTACAGATGAAGAAAAAGAAAAGATTGATATTGAACTTAATTTATTAGATACAGACAAAGCAAGTTTATATACAGAGCTACAAAAACTTATTGATAGAACTACTGGAGTAGACTTAGTAGCAATAAACACTTCAAAAACAGCATTGGATGCAGCAAGTACCAATCTAAACTCTATAATCAATTCAGTTATTTCAGATAGTATAATTACACCTTCAGACAGAATTTTAGCTATAAATGCAAATGCTCAATATAACTTAAAGATAAATGAACTTAAAAATACAGTGGATAGAATTTATATAACAGGTATGGGTGGAAGTATATCAGAGGAATTTTCACAGATAAACGCTACAGCTAAAGAAATAAAATTAGAAGTAGCTAGAGTAGATGGTGTGACTAAAACTAATGCTGCTGAAATTAAATTAACCAAAGACGATATAACAATGATGGTTACAAGAAATGGAAGTGGTTCAATTGTAGGAATTAAACCTGATAAAATCGAATTTGGATTTAATGATATATCAAATTATGTAGAGATAAGCAGGAGTGGTCTAACAGTAAATCAAGGAGCTATAGCATGTGATATATTAACTACTCCACCTGGCCATGAACCAATAATCAGATTATTTGGAAGTAGCAGGTCTGGATTTGCAATAGATGCAAGAAGGTCTGATGGTTCTAGTCAAGCATCAGCTATAAGATTAAAATATAATAGTAATAATTATTTTTTTGTTGGAGATGGAGGTGCTGCTATATATGTAGATGCGTATGAGAATTATAAATTTGATTTAAATGAAGCAAAATTGGGAGCTAATAAAATAGAGGTTGGTTCTGATGGAAACACAAGAATGGACTTTTCACGTGGACATTTTAGGTTTTATACATCTGCTGACGAAAGGGCTGACAATGGTATTGTTATTTGGAGTGATGGAGCAATATCTTTCATGATTAGAGGAGATGAATGTCACAATTTTGGTAGAAATGGTTCAAAAGTCGGAGGAAGTATAGAAATAAATGGTACGAAATTTGGTATGTCTCCAGTTGATAGTCCTAAATTTCTAATTGAAGACGTTTTATTTGATGTAGAAGTTGAAGAAACTGGTACAATAATAAAATTAAATAATATCTTTGCTCAGAGTATATTAAATTTTGCAGTATTTAGTTCTAATGCTAATTGCAAGGTTGTTGAAAAAGGAAGTGACTATTTTAAAGTAGTTGGACATACAGGTAAATGTGATTTTAGAGTAATAGGGAAAAGAATAGGATATGAACATACATATTACAAAATAATGGGTGGTGAAGAACAACATGGCGATTGGAAAGAATAAGTTATTAGCAACAGGTCAACAAGTTTATTATTGGAGGATATCAACTGTAAATATATCCTATAGTAATAAAATGGCTCAGATTAAAGTATCAGGATATATTTCAGAGGAAGCAAGAAGAGAAGGTTTAGATGCTGTTGAATATGAAAATATATCTGTTTTAGAAGATAATTTTGATAACTATTTTGGAATTAATACACTAGATGCAAGAGGTAAAAACCCACTCGAATCAGGATATAACTATTTAAAAGAAAACATAGAAAAATTTAAAGATTCTTTGGATATATAAAGGAGGATAATAATTATGGAAGTAAACATGCAAAGAGCATATACAATAGCTTTAGAAGAAATAAGAGGATTGCAAAATGAATTAATACTTTATAAGGCACTAAATGGACAATTACAAGAAGAGATAAATGAGTTAAGAAAAGAAAAAGTAGAAACTAAACAAAATAAAGAACAATAGGATGTGATACTTTGAAAAATTATGAAATAAAGAATCATACCATAGAGGTCGACTTTAGTAATTATAGAATAAACAAAAGATTACTAGATTATTTTATTTATAATGAAAATGATGTCAAAACAGCTTATATTGAAGCAATATTGAAAAACAAAGATGAAATAATAGATTTATCTGAATATGATAGAGTTTTAGTTAGCATTACAAAATCAGACGGACAAAAAGTTAATGGTGAATGTGAAGTTGTAGATGCAGAAAATGGTGTTGTAGAGATAGAACTTAGCCGACAAGCACTTGCAAGTGTTGGTATAAATACATTCCAACTTTCTCTAGTAAAAGGAAATACTCTTATTAATACTACTAATCTTTATTATCGTGTTGAAGAAGGTATGATTAATGATGATGATTTGACCAGTACAGATGAGTATGGAGTTTTATTAGTCTTAATATCTCAAGCAGAAGAGATTATAAAAAATAATAAAGAGTTAACTAAAAGAGTTGAACAACTTGAAATAACTATACTTGGAAATGAAGAAGTTAGAGATAAAGCAGAGCAGATTAGGATTTATAATGAAGATATAAGAAACATACAAGAAGAAGAAAGAGAGTTTAATGAGTTAACACGTCAAAACCAAGAAGCCAATCGTGAAGAATCCATTCAAAATATGCAAATTCAAGTTGATGATAAACTTACTGATTGCCAATTACAATTAGATGAAATGATAGATGCTAAGTCTGAAGAAATAGACAATATAGTCGATGATAAAATGCTTGATGTTCAAGTTCAGACAGATAAGAAGTTTCAGGACTTAGATACTAGAGCTAATAATATTTTTGATTTGTATGATAAGACATTTGAAGATAAACTTACAGATAACCAAGAGCAAATTGATTACAAACTTGATGAAGTAAATCAAGCTATATCTGATATAGAAACTTGTATTGATGAAAGTACTACAAAATTAGATACAAAGATAAAAGAAGTAGATGACAAAATAGTTGAAGTAAATACTGCTAAAACTGATATGACAACAACTGTTAGTAATAAAATAACTGAATTTGAAAATAGGTTTGAAGAATTAGAAAGTCTTGATGCTAGAGGCGAATTAATACAAGCTAGAGAAAGTGTTGATGGAACTGTAAAGGATACTTTAAAGGATAGATTAACATATGACTTTGAGAAAGTTAACGAGAAAATAGCAGAAATGACTTCTGCTGCAACTAATGTAGCTTTTAGTAAATCTTATGTTGAATCTGATTGGGTTGCTGATGGAGAATATTTTAAACTTATAGTTAATCATAATTTAGTTACAGAAAATATATTTGTAGCAATATTAGATGAATCAACTAAGAAAAGTATGACTAATTCTTATACTATAGTAGATTCTAATACGATAGAAATATTTAATGAAAGTAACATAGATGTAAAAGTAACTGTTGTAAATGGTAATACAAATAAAGAAGTTATACAAGCTACAATAAATGATAATATAACAACACTAGATAGTACTTACTCTAGTGTTAAAATTGATGCAAAATTTGATGAGAGTCTAACTAAGATAAATGAAAATAAAAGTAATATAGCTACTAACTTAGAGAAAATAAATCTAATACAAAGCAAAGTTGGTTCGAGTGAATTAAGTACAGTATCTAAAAATATATTAGATGCAGTAAATGAATTAGATGCTAGTGTTAAAGTTTTGCAAGAGGGTGGAAATTTAGGTCAACAATTAGACAGTTTAAAAGCTAAGTATGATGCACTTTCTAATAAAGTCTTAGATATAGCAGTTTATTTGGAATTGGAATCTGGAAGTAAAGCAGATGAAGTAGGACACTGGTTTGATAGTTTATCTGATGATAAAGGGATATTATCTATTGATGGAGATTTAAAGCTAGATACAAAAAATAGGAAAATACAAGGTGCTACTGGTAGTGTTACATTTAACAGAATAACAATTCCATTTGATTGTATTAAGGTGAGATATATACATGAACTAGAAGATAATTATGTAGAGACTATTTCTGATACTGAAATAACTGCTGGGAATATTTCAATAGATTTAGATAAGTATTCATATGAAATTAAATAAATAGAGGTGAAAAACATTGAAAGAAAATAAATTGTTACAACGTGGTAGATACTTTAATAGTAACTATTTTTTTGAAGAATTTAGTACTGATTGGAATAAGTATGATTTTGTAAAATTATTTCCTTATGCAAATGGTATGTATGGATTAAAAGCTGATGGCAGTTTATGGATTTGTGGTTTAAATGGTTTTGGTGTAGGAAAAGCATATGATATATTAACTTCGTATAATAATGCAATGCTATATTCTATTAAAGAATTTACCAAAATTGATGTGGGTATTACAGATATAAAAAAAGTGGTAAGTAACACATATTCTACTTTGATATTAACCAATTCTGGCGAATTATATGGTGCTGGTATAAATTATAATGCTGAACTAGGAATGGGAGATAGAAATGTTAGAAATACATTTATAAAAATTCCAGTTACTGATGTTAAAGATGTTGAATGTTTTAGTGAAAAAATCTGTGTAATATTAAAAACTGATGGTACTGTATGGGGTGCAGGAAATCCAGAGGTTGGAAATGGAAATACAAGGGGAAATTTATTTGGTTTTGGAGATAATTATTCAATGAAACTCTCTTATACCAAATTACCTATAGAAGATGTAAAATACATAAAAATTGTTTGTTATAATTTATTTGTAATAAAAAATGATGATACTGTATGGACTACTGGATATAATGGTGATGGTCAATTAGGATTAGGACATAATACAAATGTAACAACATTTACAAAAATTGGAATAGATAATGTAAAAGAAATATGTGGTGGTTCAAATCATACTATAATATTAAAAAATGATGATACTGTATGGGGTACAGGACATAATGGTGATGGTCAATTAGGAACTGGAGATACTACAACTAGATTATCATTTACTTCAATTGCAACAAATGTTAAACAAGTAGTAGCTGGAAATATTAACACAATGATATTTAAATTAGATAATACTATATGGGGAACTGGCAATAAAAGCAATATAGGTATTAATAATAACAGTGGCATATCAAATGTCTTTATTAAAATAGAAGATTTATATAATATTAAATATATTTTAAGTAATAATGCTTACACATTTTATGCAATAACAAATGATAATAAAATATATTTTACAGGAAATAATAATATTTATAATATAGGATGTAAAGACTTTGTAAATGATACACGATTTATTACTTATTGTACATATAAAAATAGAGATTATATAGGATATAATAAGTCGATAAATGTTGGTAGAGATACATACTTATTAAAAGAAAATGGAGATTATTTAATTTACAATAAAGGAGATAAAATATATTGTGGAGATAATCATACATTTTTATTAAAAGGTAATGGGATATTATATGGTACAGGAAATAATTCAAGTGGTCAATTAGGATTAGGACATAATACAAATGTAACAACATTTACAAAAATTAAAGATAATGTAAAAGATGTGGCATGTGGTTCAAATCATACTATAATATTAAAAAATGATGATACTGTATGGGGTACAGGAAATAATTCAAGTGGTCAATTAGGATTAGGACATAATACAAATACTAATGTTTTTAAAAAAATAAATATAGATAATGTAAAAGATATATGTGGTGGTTCAAATCATACTATAATATTAAAAAATGATGATACTGTATGGGGTACAGGAAATAATTCAAGTGGTCAATTAGGATTAGGACATAATACAAATGTAACAACATTTACAAAAATTGGAATAGATAATGTAAAAGATGTGGCATGTGGTTCAAATCATACTATAATATTAAAAAATGATGATACTGTATGGGGTACAGGAAATAATACTAATGGTCAATTAGGAACTGGAAATAATAATGTGGTAAAAGAATTCACAAAAGTAGATATTAGTGATGTAAAACAAATAGACGCTGGGGGTAATAGTACATATATATTAAAAAATAATTCTGAATTATGGGTTGCTGGACTTAACACAAGTGGTCAATTAGGATTGGGCAATTTGACAAGTCCTATTAATACTTTCACACTTGCTCGTTCTTATGTACAATACATATGTAAATCTTCGCCTACTTCTTTACATAAATTAATACTTGATTGTACTGGTACAATATTAGCTACAGGAAATAATAATAAGAATCAAATATATAATAGTAGTTCTAATATTAATAGTTTTACAACCATACTTCCAAATAACATGCGTATAAGACATGCAGTATCTGGAGCAGAATATACTATTATGATAACAGATGGAAATGAAGTCTATATTAGAGGTAGTAACATAATTGGTCAATTAGGAATGGGGGATGGAACAGCATCATTTAATTCTACATCAGAAGCTTCATGGTCATGGATGATAAATAATAATGTAACCAATTTTACTAATAATTTTAAAGTTGTATGTAGTCAAGTTAATAGAACTTTTATACTAAAAAATAATGGAGATGTATATAGTACAGGATATAATGCTAATGGTGAATTAGGAACTGGAAATACTACAACTAGATTATCATTTACAAAAGTAAATATAAATAATGTTAAAGATATTTCTATAGGAACAGATGCTACTATAATATTAAAAACTGATGGTACTGTATGGGGTACAGGAATAACTGCAAATGGAGCTTTAGGTAATATTAGTGGTAGTAGAAATACATTTACAAAACTGGGAGATATTGGGCATAATATTGTTCAAGTAAGTGCTGGTAGTAGATATACACTAGTATTAACAGATACTGGAAATGTATATGGTTCAGGAGGTAATGCATCTGGTGAATTAGGAATGACATCTCCTAACAGTTTCAAAACTTTTACTAAATTACCTATAAATGATGTAAAATATATCAAAGCAAATAAATCAAGTTCTTTTGTAATAAAAAATGATAATACATTATGGGCTACAGGATATAATAATAATGGTGAATTAGGATTAGGACATAATGATGCAACAAAAAAATTTACAAAAGTAGATATAGAGAATGTTAAAGAGGTAATATGTGGTGTTGAGTTTACTGCAATATTAAAAACAGATAATACATTATGGGTTACTGGTAGAAACCATTTAGGACAATTATGTCTAGGCGATAATACTAGTAGAAATGTATTTACTAAAGTAAATAATATAGATAATATTAAGAAGGTACAATGTGGATATGGATGTATAGTAGTATTAAAAAATGATAATACTGTATGGGCACAAGGATATAATGCTAATGGTGAATTAGGAACTGGAAATACTACTAATTTAACAACATTTACAAAAATTAAAGATAATGTAAAAGATATATCATGTGGGACAAATTATACAATATTAACTCTCAATGATGGTGCTATATTAGGAGCAGGAAATAATACTAATGGTCAATTAGGATTAGGAGAATTAACTACTACAGCATCTCTTGCAAAATTATTTAATTATAATTTATTTGATTTTAATAAAATAAACAGTATTACAACAAATACTAACTTTAATTTAGTAAATAATCAATATTTAATCCCAGTAAAAGATACGCATCATATACACAATACTGAATCAGATTATGAATTAAACTATAATAAATTATTAGGAAGCAATAGTATACCTACTCATCCAGAAGCTTACAATGTGATAAAAATTCCTGTAGAAAATATTAAAGAATTTTGGATGTCAAAAACACATTCTCTAATTGTAAATACAAATGGAGAACTTTACGGTTGTGGTTCAAATTTATATAGACAACTATTAAATCCACCTACAACAACAGAATTATCATCTTTTACTAAATTGAATTTTGATAATATTAAACAAGCATCTGCTGGTACTGGATTCTCATATTTTGTAAAAAATGATGGTACTTTATATTCTGTAGGTTTAAATGGTTCATATCAATTAGGATTAGGACATAATAATGAAGTTACAGAACCTCAAAGAGTTCCTGGTATATCTAATGCTAAAAAGGTAATGTGTGACCATAACTTCACACTAGTATTATTAAATGATAATACGTTATGGGTACAAGGTCATAATAGAAATGGTAATTTAGGATTAGGAGCTAGTAAAGTAAATCAAACAATAATAAATTTTACTAAAGTAGCAGATAATGTTGATGATGTTGAAATAGGCTATGATTATATATTATTTAGAAAAACAGATAATACTGTTTACATAAGTGGTAAAATTAGAGACCATTATAAAATAGCTGGAAATGATACTACAATATTCAATAAAATAGAAATACCAGATTTTGTAAAGCCAGAAGATTTAACTTGGGTTAATCCTTTAAATGAAGAAACAACAGTAATGATATATAAAACTCATACAATGAATTCCACTATAGAAATTATGGAAAAAACTATATCTGGATTTAAGGTTAAAATAGATGATATTGGAAATCCAATTATAAAAATAGAGATGTATATAAATAATGAATTAATTACAACCATGACTCAATTCACCAATAAGATTGCTGCCTTTTCAATACCATTAGATAAAATAATACTTGGAACAAATAATGTTGTATTTAAAGGATATGATGATTATAACAATAATATGTATGCATCTGCAATTATAAATAAAGAAAATAATGCTATATGTGTTACCGAAGATTCAAACTTATTAATTAATAGAAAAAGATATACTGTCAAATCTATAACTGATACTGAAAATAAGATTACGGTCACTTTAGATAGAGAATTAGAAGGAAATATAAATGTAGGAGACATAATATATCAATTAATTAATAAATTGAAAGTTCAAATAAAAACTAATAACACTGGTATGCATAAAGATGCCAAATTATTAGAAATAAAAAAAGTTGACACAGGTTATCAAGAAATATATGAGTTTAAAGAAAATGGAATTAAAGAAGTAGAACCTAAAATTATTGTAAATGGAAATGAAGATACAGCAATAAAAAGACCATCTATGATATTCAGTATAGATGAGGAAACACTTTAAGAGGTGATTAAATGCTAAATATAAATGAAGAAAAAATTGAGAAGCTTAAACAGAAACAAAAAATAAATAATTTAAATACAAGTCAAAAAACGCAAGATGATGACATAACAGATTTAATGTTAGCAACTGCTGAAATATGCGAAATGGTATTAAGTAGTCAACAGACATCTACTATGTCATTAAAAAATATAAAATTAAATGAAGGAGGAAGTAGTATGGCAGCAATTTACGTAGGATTAATAGAGAGAGGTTTAAAAACAATTGACCAAGTACCTGTAAAATATCGAGAAGAAGTAAGAAAAATGTGTGAAGTACTAGAGATTTCATTATCATAGAACTGTAAGAGTTCTTTTTTTTATGTTCAAAATAGAGAGTTACTAACGTAGCTCTCTAAATAAAAAAGAAGGTGATAAATTGTTAAATGAAGATGTAGTAAAAAAATTAAAAAATGTACCTAATAACACTAATACAGAAATAGAAAAAGTTAATACAAATATAGAAACTGCTAAAACAGAGTTGAATACTAAGATTGACCAACTTATCGCAGGTAGGTTCAAATGTGGCATCTACTCAAA